CCCCGGCAACACCCCACTGTTCGATTCCGTTGGTGACCTGATCACCGAGTTCGAAGGAGCTGCCCGCTGGGCAGCTCCCGACACCGCATTCCTGGTGACGGCAATCACCGACGGCCAAGAATACGGGTCCCGCCGCTGGAACGCAAGCATGATCGCGCGCAAGATGCGCGAACTGCAAGCGACCGATCGTTGGACGTTTGTGTTCCGTGTTCCGCGAGGCTACGCTCGTGAACTCGCCCGCCTCGGCATCCCCGCTGACAACATCCTCGAATGGGATCAAACCGCCCGCGGTGTGGAAGTCGCAACCCGCGCTACCGAATCCGCATTCGACGGCTACTTCCAAGCTCGCGCGATGGGCGCAACTTCGACGAAGAAGTTCTACGCCGACTCCAACATGGCGAAGGTTGACCTGAAGACCGTCCAGGCGAATCTGGTCGACATCTCCAGCCTTGTCAACATCTGGATGACGTCTGCCAAGGAAACGATCGCTCCGTACTGTGAGCGCATGTCCGGCAAGCCGTTCATCAAGGGCGCCGCGTTCTACCAACTGGTTAAGACTGAATCTGACGTGCAAGACTACAAGAAGATCGTGATCCGTCACAAGGCGACGGGCGCAGTCTACGGTGGTGACGCTGCTCGTCAACTGCTCAGCCTGCCGCTGACCGGCACGTGCGGCCTGCGCGTCGGCGACAACGGCGACTACGATGTGTACGTGCAATCGACCTCGGTCAACCGCGTTCTGCCTCCTGGCACGACGCTGCTGTACTGGCCGACGCATACCCAGACTCATGTCGCACCCACCACGCCGGTCGCACCGACTCTGCATCCGAACCAACAAGCCGCAAAGAAGACTGTCGCCTCCGGCAAGACGACTCGCGGTGCTACGCACGGCCCGGCTGTTGCTCCGAAGGTGTCGGCCGATTTCGTGGCTGGTTACAAAGCCGGCTTCCAACAAGGCAAGGCAAAGCTGTCGATGACCGGCACAACTGGCACAACTGAGTACGCGCTCGGCTTCCGTGCCGGGTACAAGGACGGCCGCGGCAAGAAGAAGAACCTCTACAAGTAACCCACAACGGGTTTGTTGAGCGGGAAGATGTGTTCAGTTTACCTGAACACATCTTCCCTTTTTCAGGATTCGATATGGCAAATCGCAAAAAATACTACGCGTTACCGGACTACCAAACCGTAACGGAGAACATCGACACCTACCTCAAAGCTTGGCGTACGATGGCAGAACCCGTTGAGCAAGCCCTCGGAGTTACAATGACAGGTTTTGATCCTGCGGTTGTGTTCCAGAAGGGCAATCCACAATCAAGCAACGTCGCGTCTGTCCAACTCCCCGTTTGGTTTGTTCGCGACCTGTCCAACTCACTTCGTAAGGCAGCGCCCCTGTGACCCTCAAATCCCCACTGAATCGTAGACTGATCGCCACTTCAGCGTCCGACAGCTTTCGAGGCATGGGGGCAGCAGAAATAGGACTACCGTTGACACCTCATCCCGGGGCGTTTGCTGCTCAACGTCGACACCATCAACACGAGGGCGTCGACCTGTACGGCAGTGAAGATGAGCCTGTGTACGCAATGACGGACGGTGTTGTTGTTTCTGTGTACAAATTCACAGGCGAAAGCGTTGGAATGCCGTGGTGGAATGAGACGTCTGCTGTCGCCATTGAAGACGACACAGGAATCTGGGTATACGGTGAGCTTGAACCAGCAGAGCACCTTGTGCCTGGGTACCAGCTGCATCAAGGGCAGTACGTTGGATGCCTCAGGCCAGTACTCAAGAACGACAAAGGTCGTCCAACGACGATGCTTCACCTTGAGCGTTGGACAAAAGGGTCGAAACCATTCACACGTAATTGGCTGCTTGGCGAACCACAACCCACTGACATGCTTGACCCAACACCACTTCTACTTGAGATTAGGTAGGACATCATGGAACGTAAGACAGACGAACTAGGAAGTTACGTTGAGTTTTCTCACTTTGGTGATACTAAGGAACAGATCATCGCCAAACTAATTGAGCACCAAGAGCAACGGGCAGAGGAATACGAACAAGCTCGTGACCGCCGCGACGGCTAACCAAGGATCAACATGAAACCATACATTGGTGTAACCGACTTTACCAGTCGTGCTCAAGTGGAGCAAGCAAAGGCTCTGATTCCAACAGACGCCAACCGCCGTCTGCATGTTGGCGTGATGATGAGCTACAAGACGCTGAACCATATCCCAACAGCAACTGGCTGGGAAAGGATCTGGCCAAACCAAGCTCAACTTCGCAGCATTTTTGCTGACGATCCAGAAGTGTTTAACGTACTGCACTATGCTGATTACGATGATTTGACAGACCTCAGCCACCTTACTGCAGCTACGCTGATTGCTGGTCCGAATGTGCACGGTCTGCAGCTCGATATGAAGTGGCCGCTCCCGACAATGCTGACACAGTACAAAGCGATCAACGGCCACATCAAGTTGATCGTCCAAGTTGGCGCTACAGCAATGGCGGAGTCGACCGACTGGGAACGCGATCTCGCTGCATACGAAGGGATTGCCGACTATGTTCTACTCGATAGCGGAATGGGTCGAGGCAAAACGTTCAGCCCCGATCTAATGCTACACAACGTTGCTGTCGCACTGAAGTACTTTGACCAAAATCAAATCGCTGTTGCGGGTGGCCTCGGTCCAGAGACGTACCTAAATCTGAAGCCGATTGTTGAGCTGTATCCACAGATCAGCTGCGATGCACAAGGCCGCCTTCGCGACAGTGGTAGCGCCAAGGATCCACTAAACATGGACCTTGTTGCGAAGTACGTATCAGGTATTTGTTCACTACTGGAGTAATTGGTCAACTAAGGCTTTGGTTTGCTCTGATGTTAAGTTAAAACACTCTGTATCACCACCGATCTTCCTAGAAGGCGTATATGCGCAATGCATATACGCCTTCTTTATTTGCTGTTCAAGCTTGTAACATTCATACAAAGGCATACTACGTTCAATCAGCACTTGAACTGTATAACCACTATTTGAGCGGAACCGTTCATTGGTGGATCGTTTAGTGATTCCAACTTTGGTAAAAGACTCCTCTCCGCTGGCAAATTGCACACAATATATCGTACCAGGCAGATCCTTATACTCAGGATTACAGGCGAAAAAATGCTCAGTGTAACAACCTTGGTATCCACACGCTGGACATCCCTGTTTCATGTTAATGTGATTAGTAACACGTTGTTGAAACTCTCCGTGGGTCGGGCATTTAATTGTGATGTAGTCTTTAATGCTAGCGAAGGATAAGCCGGGATACGTATATTTCCCGTGGTGAATTTGCTTAGCCCGATCCAAAAATTGATCTTGCGTCAACCTCCGGTTAGCCACTCCTTCAGAATGTCTACATGAACTGCATCCCGCTCGTCTTGCTATGTGATTAGTTGGTAGTTGGAAGAAGGGTCCGTGGACATGGCATGTTATTTCAACCTTGGTTTTGTTGTTAACGTACGTTACTTTGGAATAGTCGTATCGGTCGCCGTGAACGGCAATAGCTCGCTCGATGAATAGTTCTGTTGTATGAGTGGTCCGCTGTCGCGAGCAAGTCTGGCATCCAGACTCGTATATTAAGTGAGTGTGAGGCGTTTGTTCGAAATAGCCGTGTTCCTTACACCCTATTACGACTGGCCGATCTATCCGTTTGTAGATAGTACGACTATAATCGTATCTATCGCCATGAATGGTCATGGCGCGTTTGATAAATTGTTCGGTGTCCATAAATATCTCCTGTGGTGGTATTTATGTTACCACCACAGGAGATATAAGATGAATACGTACCAGCAAACCTTGTATGCTGATCTGATACAGTTGTGCCAGAAGGAAGCGTTTAACTTTGTTGACCAACAGGTTGAAGGAACCACGTTCCGTATCTTCACGTATCGCCTCGCGTCGTACACAGACTTCCTAACGCTCTGGAATGTCGGGGACACATGTTCGAACTTGATGCGACCGGCAATCCGGTCGCATTGGTGGCGTTGCCGCCTCCAAAGTTCTTCAACAACGAAGAGAACCCATTGACGATGGGGTTGGATTTCTCTAACCCCCGGCAAATCATGTTGAAAATGGACGGTTCCCTCATCAACACATACATGATGAGTTGTGGTAAGCTACGGTTGAAATCAAAGGCATCCCTTGCTTCCGACCAAGCTGTAGCTGCAATGAGTCTCCTTGAGACAACTCCTGACTTCAAAGCAGAGCTGGAACAGCTTGTGTGCCAAGGATACACTGTATCAATGGAGTTCATCAGCCCCACAAATCGCATCGTAGTGGGCTATGCAACACCTGATTTGGTGGTGCTGGCAGTTCGCAACCACAACGATGGATCTTTCGTGTACAAAGATGACGATCTCCTAGCAAACTACCCGACCATTGTTAACAAATGGGTTAATCATGTTGAAACGACTAACCCTGTGCAGTTTGTTCAAAGCATCAAGGATGTTGAAGGAATTGAGGGCTACGTAATTCAACTGCGCACAGGTCAATTCGTCAAATGCAAGTCGATGTGGTACATGTCGCTTCACCATGCAAAGGATTCGATCAACAACCCCGTCGCCTGTTCGAAGCAGTCATCGACGAGGGCGTCGATGATCTCCGTTCGATGTTCGCCCATGACGAGCTCGCAATGAAGCAGATCGATGAGATGCAGACCAAGGTGATGGTGATGTACAACCACCTCGCCACTGTGTGTGAACAGTATCACGCTGATCACAAGCACGAAGATCGCAAGACGTACGCAATTGGCGCACAAGGTCTGGAACTGAACAAGATTCGGTTGCTGAGTCTGGTGATGAATATGTACCTCGGTAAGGATCCGGACTTCAAGGGCTGGTTGAAGGGCAAATACCGCGAATTGGGATTCCGAGATACTTCAATCTCTGACTGATTGGATGGCCCACTGCCGCTTGTAGAGGTTACCGGCACTGGCTGCAGCATACACACTGGATATCTTCCATCCACGTTGACGACACCAATCCTTAATGTCGTCAACGTGGATGATCTCTCCGGTATTTGCGTTAGTTAGAATCCACCTTCTTGCATTGGGGTTGTTCGATCCAACAGCATTACTTCCACAGTGTCGCATTCGACACTCAGTTAGGATTGTCTGAACATGAGGTGGCCGTGGAACACCTATTTTGCTATTGGCAATGTTTTGTCGATGTTGTTGTGAATATGTGCGACCCAGGTTAACCAAGCGTAGTTTTTGTCGCGTCTCTTCTGTTGGTACGTATCCATGCATACCGTCTCCGCCACGAGTCATGTTGTATCCTTTAGTGGGGTGATCTACGTAGAACGTTTGATATGAGGCAATCAGAGCGACTTCCATCTGCTTCGCCTCACCTGCTGTATTCACCGTCAGCAATTCTGTGCACGTGAAAGAATTTACTCCGTACTTCTTCATGGCTTTATGCACTAAACACTTTGGATGTGCCCCTCGAGCACATGTCTGGTGGCGGGCGAACCGCCTCTCAACTGTCGTCCCCGTAATGCCAACATACCGCTTACCGTTGATCAAATTCTCTATCAAATATACCCTGTACATATTTTCCACTCCCTAGTAGAAGGTATATATGCAAAACGATGTCAAGTACAAGGAGCTCGGCTTCAAGGACACGTCAGTGGAGAAGGCTGAATGAACATTGAGACGATGCAATGCGAGAATCCCAAGCTTCAACGCTTGCTTGACGTAATTGGGATTCTCGACCATTACAAGGTAACCGGTGTATTTGGCGATGACGGGTCGATTGTATTCATCCTAGCAAACGACGAGGTAGTACACCCCGCTCATGTTCACCTCCTGAATACTATGTACGGTACTTTCAACCAGACTGAACCATCCTCATGGGAGGTGCACCTTGACTGAATTTGTCAATCCATATGAGATGGTCGATGAGTCGTGGACAAACGAGCAGGATCCCGATGGCTCCTGCTCGCGAGCATCGGTGTTATCAGACGACGGGGTTCGAACAACGCACCGATTCGGACGGTAACCAACTGCCATACCGCCTCAGGGGAATTACGCGGACGATCATTCAGCATCGGTACAATCCTCTGTTTGGTGATGGTCGCACGTGCACATGCGGTCATTCATACTACCGTCACTTTGACAGTCATGAGAACAACACGCCCGTAGGTTGCAAGTATTGCGCTTGCTTCAAGTTCGTAGAAAAGAAAGACTAGTCAAACCAGCTGGGTCATAAATATCAGGCAACCCTCTCCCGAAGGAACCTGACAATGACAACAGAAGGCTACGTAATCGCGCGCAACCGTAAGACAAGCGACCAGTTTTTCACCTCCTCCAGCTCGTACGACCGCCCACGTTGGATTCCTGTATCCGAAGCGACCGTATATCTTAGTGCCGATCTCGCTCAGAAAGCGGCCGTTAAGCTCGGTATCAATGGTGCGTATGGCGCCGTTGTTCGTCCTCTAAAAGAGGCGATCAGCCTAGAGATGCCAGACGACAAGATGGATCAGATGCCTGCTCAAGGTGCAGAAAACCAGACTCCTGGTGTTGATGACGCAGCTGTTGGTGCTGAGCAAGACGCAGCACACGCAGATCCAGAGTCAGGCATGACAGCTGACGACCAAGAAGACCCATGCCCAGAATGCAAGCATTGCCCATGCACGTGCCACGATCACGAAGGTGATGACGAAGTTGACGGTGAGATCGCCGATCACTTTGATGGAGACGAAGAGCCTGATGACGAAGCTGGCGACGTAATTGATGACGTTGATGCAGCCGTCTCGAAGCAAGCTCCCAATGCACGTATGGAAGGCCTCGACACAACAGTGACGAAGATCACATACAAGCAAAACGCTGTCGACCAGGATGTTAGCCCCATTGATTCGGGTGCAGACGCTCCCGAAGGCAAGGTAGCCGTTCCTGCCGACATCAAGTCAGAACTTGCCGCAGCAATTGCCGACTTTGACAAACAAGCAAAAGCAAACAACGAAGTTGACGACGCGAAGGCAACATTTGCGATGACTGTACATTCGGCGCTGTCGCAGTTGAAAGCTGACCTTGATCTAGGCACATCTCTAGGCATGAAGCAAGCTCAGATCCACATGACAAGCTGGATGAGCCCAATTACCCAACACGTTCCTCTGAATGTCAAGAAGTTTGTCCAGCAAGGTGGCCGTAAGTCATCATTGAAGGATCTATTTGACACTAAGAAGACAGAAAAGAAGGTGATTGCAGAGTCGGAAGAGAACCTGCGAGCAGAACAACTACTCGCACAGCGTTTGGCTGCTGTCAAGAGGGCATAAGATGAAGTTCACAGAAATCACGTCGAGTATCACAGAATCAAAGCAAAGTAAGGCGAGTCGTGTTCAGAAGCTGCTTAACGAACGAGCAGCTCTGAGGAACGAATACCGCAAGGCTATTGAGGCTGGTGATACCGAGCGCGTTGATACTCTCAACGTCAAACTCAACCGTCTGACAGAGACGATCGAAGCTTTACAGGAGTCTGCATCTCCCAAAGTCGCAACTCGAGCATACATTGCTCAATTGAAGCGTGACCTAGCTGAATTGCATCAGAATCCGAGTAGTCAGGAGGGATACGATGCCCGAGACGAACTACTCGCCAAGATCAAGAAAGCAGAATCGGAACTTGCATCGATGACGGAATCGGGCGATACAGCGCTAGCCTATCAAGCAGCTCGTCAGCAAGCGGTTGAAATCTTGAAACGGTTGTCTGGCCAAGTTGATACTCTGACAGAACAACACGTCCGTCATGGGAATGACTGGGGCTACGTCAATGCGATGCGAGCAACAGTAGCCAAACTGCAGGAAATCAGCGACTCCTTTGGAGATTGATGTTACTGCACGAATTGCAAAATGCCACACCAAGAGCTGGCCGAGCGAATTGTCAAACGAGGCCAGCGTCAAACCATCAAGCCAGAGCCACTCGGCGATAGCCAACATGGCACTGTAATTTCGCAGCCACACTAACCCAATACCGTGCTGAATCGGATGCACTGTGACGGGTTCTACGAGGACATTCACCCAGGCAACATGATGGTCTGGCGCTCTCCGTACGGCTTCCAACTGGTGTTCACTGACCCGTTTACCTCACACCATTCCGCAGGCGAAGAATCGAGTAGTTGACTTTTTCGTCACTTCGCATATATACTACGACATCGCTGAACAATTCAGCATCCGAAAAAGATTGGCGAACCCAGTTGACATCTTCATAAATAGATGTACAGTTCACTAATCGACTGACATTAACGCTCTAAGCAACATCATGACCCATCAACTCCGACAATCCAGTTTGCAGCTCAGCCAACATTGGCTGGGGATGCTCTCCGTCCGTTCAGAGCTGTGTGGTGATTATAGCTTCGAACAACCCACGACCGCCCTTTGTGGAGAAACTCTAGCGTAAACCGCGAAAAGTTCAGATCAAACACAAAGGGCTCTTGAGAAATCAAGGGCCTTTTTTGTTTGCCTTGAGCAAAACAGTTAACGTCATCCAATTGGCTGAACCTCTGAACTGTCACGATCTTTAACAATTTGTGTTGTTCCGATAAGCCTAGTGCTTATCGGCAAACAAAAGTTCAATGGTGGCCATAGTGTAGTGGTCTGCATGAGATGCTGTGAACATCTCGGTACCGGTTCGATCCCGGTTGGACACCCCAAGTTGGGTTCAACGTAAATATATGTTGAACCCAACGGAGAACAGAATTGCCAGCAAAGATCAAGATATGCACGCAGTGTAAAGCTGAAAAGCCACTCACTGATTACCGGAAGGATAGAAGCAGATTAGACGGTCGAAACTCACATTGCAACGTGTGCGCTAGGGAGAAACAAAGTATTCGATATCAAGAAGTATATGCAGCGTCCCGATCGATTCGCGACAAAGCACTTCGTGATGCGAATAAACAGAGAATAGATGAATACAAATCAAGTGGCTGCGTTCTTTGTCATGAAGACGAAACCAGCTGTCTCGATTTCCATCACCTTGATGCAGATAAGAAAGAGTTTGGAATTGGCGGGAACACGCATCGCACTTGGTCGTATATTGAGCGCGAGCTTGCTAAGTGTGTTCTTGTTTGCAAAAACTGCCATACAAAGATACATGCTGGATTGATTGAACTACTTTTGCCAATAAGCATTGGAACTGCGTCAGGAACCGCAGGATAAACATAACGCCGGACCGCTAAGAGACAGTCGAGTAGCCTTCAGACTGTGGAGTGCGATAAAGGAATAATTCGTCTCGTGGTGTATCAGTGCACACAGTCCGCGAGGGGCTGAGGAGTTGATCGTTAAATTCGATCCGAGACGACAAATGGATGATTGGCAGAGTGGTCGATCGCGGGAGTTTGCTAAACTCCAGGGCCTTCACAGGCCCCACAGGTTCGAATCCTGTATCATCCGCAGATATATGCCTTCGTGCAGGGAATTGGTAGACCGAGCACGCTCAAAACGTGTTGACTCGAAAGGGTGTGGGTTCGAATCCCACCGAAGGTACAAACATCTCCGATAAGTGTTACGGTAGCACTTGACGTTTGGGGCGTTGGGCGCAGGTTCGATTCCTGCATCAGAGACAGAAGATGTGTGTAGTGTCTGGGTATATTGTCAGCCTGGCCAGACGGCTCGCCTTGGAAGTGAGAGGACGCAGGTTCGAATCCTGCTACCCAGACAGTACACATATCAATCTCTCCGTGGTGAAACTGGATATCACAGAAGACTACGAATCTTCAGTTCCGGGCTCGAGTCCTGGCGGAGGGACATAAACTGCTGCGTAGTTGACAGATACTTCAAAACTCAAATATGATACTACAAGATCAACTGTCGACGCCTTTGGCTCAGTTTACACGTATGCAGGGAAGAATAACAGAACATGATTATTGGGGTGAAATCGAAGTGGCACGAGATACATGGCTTTGAACCATGGTATTAGTAGGTTCGAGTCCTACCACCCTAGCATACAAGGAGACAGTTCAACTCCTTCCCTTTGCCAATCTCACCTTAGCTCAACTGGAAGAGCACCTGTCTGAAGAACAGGGTGTTGCAGGTTCAAGTCCTGCTGGGGGAGCAAAACATTACCGCGTTAGTATATGGGTTATCATTTCTGGCTGTCTACCAGAAGAAAGGGGTTCGAGTCCCCTACGCGGTGCACGTATGTTAGTTGACTGAAAACAGGTTATTCAGCTAACATGGAGTAATGGAGTATTAGACAGTTATGGATGCTGCCGAGGCTGTAACCCTCGTGTCATTGACCACCTAGGTTCGATTCCTAGATACTTCACCAAATGTTCGAAAATGTTGATACAGATATTCGTAAAAAGCAGGGCGACTTAGGTGTTGCGTGAGCTATCTATGAGTACGCCCGAAAAGGTTACGTAATACTTGCTCCACTAAGTGATAGCGAGAAGTACGATTTAGTCATAGATACGGGTTGTTCCTTGAAGAAAATCCAAGTGAAGACGTCACGCTGCAAGGTTAAAGATTACAAGAGACAGTCAGACCGTACTGGTTATCAAGTAAATTTGGCAACGCGTGGTGGCAATACAACTAAGAATACTATTCGAGCACGCATTGATAGTGATTACGATGAATTATTCGTTTTGTTGGAGACGGGTGACTGTTGGATGATTCCCACATCTGCTTTGGTAGATGCTCATCACACAATCAATCTAGGTTCTGCTAAACCAAATAAGTATGATCAGTACAAAGTAATATAAGTTTTGTTAGTAGTTGGCACTTGAGTACGCATCCGTGAGGATAGCTAATAATTGTACCCTTCAAGTCCAGTACAACGCGTTTGACGCTCAGCAAACGCAAATCTGGTGCCTGACCTGAGCAGTCAGGAAAGTCTCCGGTTGCGGCGGCCCTTTGTAAGGGAGGCCAGCGATCGAAGCCGAGTGCCAACTACTAACAAAATTCTAGGGGCGTCGTCTAGCCAAGTTAGGACAGCGGGGTTTGACACCGCAAACGGAGGCTCGATCCCTCTCGCCCCCACAGGTTGAGTAACTCAACATACGCACACAAGTGCGGTTTGTAAATTGCTCCCTGCTTGGATGGGCAATCCAATGCCGTTGATTCTTGATCATATCAATGGTATCAATAATGATCACCGTTTAGAAAATCTTCGATTCGTATGTAGTAATTGTGATTCACAGCTGCCAACATACAAATCGAAGAACAAAAAGGAGTGTAGGGTGCTTGGCGCACAACAAGCCTTGAAAACTTGCCTACTTGTGATGAACAGGTAACAGTTCGATTCTGTTACACTCCTCCAACTTTGTGCCCGTAGCATAACTTAAAGGTAATGCAGCTCGTGAAGAGAGCAGGATACGGGTTCGAACCCCGTGAGGTACACATAGCAAGAATTTGCTACAGCGGAAGCATGTAGCCGGAGTTGTAACACACTCCAACCAATGACGAGTTGGTATAGTGGTAGTGCTTCGGATTGCAAATCCGAGGAGACAGGTTCGATTCCTGTACTCGTCTCATGATACACAAAAGCACATGCCCTCCAGGCACATCACTGCACGCGATCAAGTACGTGTTCCTAAAGCCGGCTCGGTTAACCATCCGCAACGGTGAAGATCACACAGTGTACGGCTACGGAATCGGAGAACAGATTGAAGTACTCGAGCCGTCGATGCAGTATTTGGTTGCTGGCGGAGTGAAGCTTGAACAGATCCCGCTGGCTGATGGCCGGACAATTGTCCAGTATCCAAATGATTTGTGTGTGCAAAGAGTTTATGCCGCGTTAGACTAATGGTGAGGTCACCAGGCTTTCAACCTGGATGGATGGGATCGTGACCCATACGCGGCTCCAAATGATGAGGTAGCTCAGAGAAAGAGTACCTGTCTGCAAAGCAGGAAGTCGTAGGTTGAAGTCCTACCCTCATCTCAAAATCACAGAGTCCATGTGGGACGTTCCTTGCATCTTGGAGTGAGGCGAGGAAAGTAGGTTTAGGTGGGCACACTCCACAGCCTAGACTGAACTGTGATTCTTACGTGGTGAAGCTAAATGGTCAGGCAGCAGTTTCATAAGCTGTGTATAGTGGGTTCGATTCCCACCACCACGACGGAGGACTTGCCGGTTGGAAACGACCGCTGTATGTGGAAGATCATCCCGCGTCAGGGATGCCATGTATATCCAACAGACCTGTCGAAGCAAGATACAGCAGGTCCCTTAGGACGCCTGTGGGCTACAGACAGAGAACTCCAAATCCTCTAGTGCACAGTTCGACTCTGTGGCGTCCTGCCAATAGGTCATTAGTGTAACGGCAACATTACGGTCTCACATCATAAATACGCGATGGAGACATTATGATTACACTCTACATCAAAACACACAACGTAACAGGTCTTAAATATTTTGGCAAAACGGGATCCGCGGATCCATATAAGTACCATGGATCTGGGAAGTATTGGAAACGTCACATTGCAGTTCACGGATATGATGTCACTACGGAAATCATTGGGCAATTTGAGGATTTACAAGAATGTTCTCGAATCGCCTTGAAGTTCAGTGAAGACCATCAAATCGCAACTTCCGATTTGTGGGCTAACTTCAAGGCAGAGAATGGACTAGACGGCGGATTTGCTCACTTAAACGATGGATCAGAAGCGCATCGTACACGGTGTGTTAGAGCAGGTAAGCGATCACAGGAATTACATCCAGAAATTAAAGAGAACTTAGTCCCAACGACTGCCGCTACTGCCGCTCTGGGTACGGCAACAAAATTGAATAAATATGGGACGTCTTACTTTTCAGACATCGCTAAATATGAAAAAACAGCCGAACATAGACAAAAATTAGCCGAACAATCACGGGGTAATGGTGCAGGTAAAGCAAATAAAGGCTTAGTTCGATCTAAGATCGAATGCCCCCATTGTGGTAAACTAGGTGCAAATAATGTGATGAGCAGGTTTCACCTAAACAACTGCAAAAAACGTTCAACATAGGAATATAGCTCAATTGGCAGAGCGTTGGTCTCCAAAACCAAAGGTTGTAAGTTCGAGTCTGTGCGAACCTGCAAATTTAAGCCGCTTTGGTACAGCTGGTGCGTACAGGAGCTTGAAACCCTTCAGGTCACGGTTCGATTCCGTGAGGTGGCACATAGATAAATAGTAGTACAACACCGCCCAGGTGGACAAATCTGGTAAATATGCCGTAACCTGGTATAAATATGTTTACCATGAAATACACCGAAGCACTCCTTCAACCTCTCGTTGAACAAACAAACACGTACTCAGGGTTGGCTAGATTGTTGAACCTAGCACCCGTGGGAAGCACAGTAACATATCTAAGAAAACGATGTGAACTGTTAGGATTAAATGTAAGTCATTTTGTTGGCCAAGCTTCCAATAAAGGAAAACCCTCTTTCAACAAGAAATCGGTAGAAGAAATCTTGGTGTTAGGTAAACAGCTAGATCGCCGAGCTGAGCGGCATCAGCTGATGCGAGCTCCATTGGAGCTTGGTATAGAATACAAATGTGCCGAGTGCACCATCCATAATGTGTGGAATGGCAAGCCATTAACACTTCAAATTGATCATATCAACGGCCAATATTGGGATAACAGAATAGAAAATCTAAGGTTCCTGTGTCCTAACTGTCACACACAGACGGTTACGTGGGGAACGCAAAACATTGGGCGTGTGGCGTAGTAGGTAACCGTATTCGTCTCAAACACGAAGTCCTGAGGGTTCGAGTCCCTCCATGCCCACAACTTGTCGTTGTAGCTCAATGGTAGAGCGCGAAACTGACGCTTTCGGCGTGAAGTTCCCTTTCAAGGCGGAGATGGTGGCTCAATTCCACCCAACAACACAAACAATGCCCCCGTGGTAAATGCAAATTTGGCACAGCTACTACGTTTAGACCGTGGACTTTTGTCGGTTCGAATCCGACCGGGGGTACAAAACTAATCAACCCAACACCGACGGCAACTGAATATCGTGCCAGTTGATTCCAGCCTTAGTCATCTTACGGCGAAGCGTAGTCTGTTGTCGTCGAAGGCTAATACGCTCAGCAACCAATTGGTGCATAGTGCTGCTGATTCGAGCAGCAACGGGGTCAGCTTTATCGTAGTACAAGCCGCACTCACTGCAGCGAGCGGTAATCGAAGTTGCTAAGTTAGGCCTAGCAAAGAAGTGCTTACCGCGATTTAGCAATGAGCTAGCTTTCAGCATCAAGTGATGAACGTACTTAGACAGGTCAGCATCGGTCTGGGAGACAGCAAGGTACCGATCGACCAATCGGTTGTGATCAATTGGTGGAAGTTCATCAAACGGTGAGGCAATTTCGATCAGTAGCATGACGCGGTCCAAAGACAGTATTTATCGAGCGGCTAGTTGACGGGTAACACTTAACATAGGACAATCTGAAAACGGTGAAAATGAACACAAATATTTGGAAACTAGATCTGCTTGATGTCGCAGTCGACATGGAGTTGCCGAGTGAAGCCTTGTGTAGGAAATTAAGTGAACTAATCACTGACATTGAGGCGTTGTACCGACCTGAAGAACTTCACAAGGAGTGGGTTGAAGCGTTTGAAGCTGGCGTATATGACGACTAAATAGAGCATGGAAGGTTGTGTATCTGGTGATACAACTAACTTGGAAAGTTAGTCCGCTTGTGATGAACAGGCGACGGTTCGACTCCGTATCCTTCCTCTGATTTGTTGCGTAGTAAACAGTTACTTCAATTCTGGAAAAATTGAGTGGACGGTTCGATTCCGTTTTAATGGTGGGCCAACTTTGTTCTCTGTTTGCGACTTCATCTCAAATCAATATCGGAGTGTAGCGCAGTCTGGTAGCGCATCTGCTTTGGGAGCAGAGGGTCCAAGGTTCGAATCCTTGTACTCCGACAGTACGTGCTGAGGTAGCTCTTCAGCTAGGAGTTCAGAGCATTCCGAACGAACCGCTTAGCTGGCGGCAAAGCTCCGATCAGGTGTAAGGCCTGTCCATGCGGGTAAAGTGTTTACGGTTACACGTCAGTCTTCCAAACTGAAATACTAGGGTTCGAATCCCTGTACCCGCTCCAAAAAGAATTGTGTTTCGCGACACAAAAGGTAGACAGAACGCGCTCGAGAGCTAGTAAGTCTACATCGCTTGGCGCTAGACCGTTAATCTAGCGCCAAGAGCATACAGGTTGGTAGGCATATCAACTGCGAGTATGCACCTTCAGGGTAGGAGGCGTGTGGTAGCCGATGACGTCCGGAGCGTTGTAGTCCTGGTTCAACTCCAGGTACCCTGACAGTTTGTTGTTGCATAGTGTAGGATTTCTTCATACTCAAGCAGCGATTTGTGGGTTCGAGTCCCACCTAGTCGGAAACGGCTAGTAGCCAAATTGGTAAAGGCAGCCGCCTCAAAAAAGCAGCCTGCGCGCCCACATCTCAACAAACCATTGCCCCCGTAGTTTAGTGGCTAGAACGCTGCCCTTTCAAGGTGGAGAAGACGGATCGAAACCGTTCGGGGGTACATAACAATAAGGCCATATATGGACCAGAAGAAATGGGACTTACATTTCCTTGAGGAAGCGAAGCTGATCGCTCGCTTGTCGAAAGATCCTAGCACACAAACAGGTGCTGTGATTGTTGCTCCCGATGGGAAGCGAATTGTGTCGAAAGGCTACAACGGCTTCCCCAGCAAGATGAAAGACACACACGAGTATCTTCATGATCGCGACGAAAAGTATCGCCGGATCATTCATTGCGAAATGAATGCTGCAATGTTTGCACGAGAGCCACTTGCGGGGTGTACGCTGTACACATACCCTCTAACATCATGCGATCGATGCTTCGTCCACATGCTCCAGTACGGAATCACGCGCTTTGTCGGCCCGAGGGCGTCTGACGATATCCGCTCTCGCTGGGGTGACGCACTAGACTGGGTTAAGCGTGAAGCTGCTGCAGCAGGCGTCGAAATGGTTGAATACGATTTCGACTGAACAATTGTGAGATAGTGTAATGGTCAGCACGGTAAAAACACTCTAAGCGATTTTGACTCATCCTCATGGATGCTGCGTAGTGTCAGAGTTACTTCTCATTATCAGAGACTAGTGTAGGTTCGATTCCTGCTCTCACAACAATTTTAACCACGGGAATGTGGCAGAAGAATGCACATTCGGATGTAGGTTCATATCCTACCATTCCCTCAACATAAGGACATTAACATGTCTACTTTGAAACAAATGGTCTCTGACGGAAAGCAGGTGACGTTCAGTCACTTTCGCCGTAACGAACTTTGGTATACCACGGAATGTGGTTTCCAGTTCGCAGTTCCTGTATCTGACGTGGGTGACGCAACATTCAATAGCACAGAAAAAGCTATGCTTAATGATGCGATACATTCGCAAGCAGCTGGAAGCAAATGAGGCAGGCCGTCAAGGCTAAGATTATTGGGGTGTAGTATAACGGTTAGTACGATGGGCTCTGACCCCGTAGGACACGGTTCAACTCCGTGCGCCCTTGCAGAATAAACAACACATATTTGTTAACCCTACCTGGGAAGGTAGGAAACTAATGATGATTCACCTACAATGAGATTGACTCTCAACTAAGGGAACATCATGTCACTCCTCTCACGAATCAAAGCAGATCAACTGCAGGCCCGTAAGGCCAAAGACACCATCCAGGCGTCTCTTCTAACCACACTGATCGGTGAAGCTGAAGCTGTCGGTAAGAACGACGGCAACCGCGAGACCACGGATAGCGAAGTTGTGGCGATGATCAAGAAGTTCCTCAAGAACACCAACGAACTGCTTGCTGTCTTTCCGAAGCCGATCCCTGATCACGACCTCAAGCAGATTGCAGCCTGCAACGTTGCCTCTCAAGAAAAGCTGATTCTTGAGGCGTATCTGCCAACACAATACACCGGCACAGGTCTACAGTCAATCGTTGCTGCCTCAATCCAATTGGTTGGCGCATCGACAGCTAAGGACATGGGCAAGGTGATGAAGGATCTCAAGACGCGGTATGACGGCCAATACGACGGCAGTGAGGCAAGCAAGGTGATCAAGGAGCTGTTGCAATGACCACCATGACAATCCTCTGGATCATCCTCGGCCTGTTTACGAAGCACCCGATCGTTGACTTCCTGATGCAGGGACCGTTCCAGTACCGCAACAAGGGAACGTACGGCCATCCAGGTGGGATTCTTCACTCATTCAACCATCTGATCGGTACTCTGCTGGTGCTGGTGTATCCGTGCTCAATTGTCACTGCAGCGACGCTTGCCGCAGTTGATGGAGTGGTTCACTACCACATTGATTGGGCAAAAATGAGCCTCAATAAGAAGCTTGGCTGGGGTCCAACAACGCACGAACAATTCTGGTGGCTACTCGGCGTAGATCAGTACCTACACGCGATCACTTACATCAGCTTCGCTTTCTATTTGGCAAGCTGAGAAGCGCTGTGTATCATGGAGAAACGCCGCGCTTCTCAGCATCCTTCTCTGCCTTCTTTGCCTTCTGCAATCGATTATACGTCTTAACCTCCCACATTATAGCGGGAGCCATGTGCTGTTTCCATAGACGCACTAATTTGTCAAACGCAGGAATGTGCTCCTCAGGGAACAATTGCGTCGAGCGCCAGAAAGGACCATCTGGATATTCCAGCTTCGACCGAATCTCATCAACCTTCCGTACCGTGCGGTATCTCCAAATGTCTATGTCTTTAGATCCAGGAATTTGGATCTTCTGAGGCACTCTCTTCATTAACGCAGCGATTCTCAACGAGAGCGCCTCCTCAACTTGGCGTTCACGGTTGCGTGCATCATTCCATTCCCATTGCAGACGACTCATCTCCGTGGAGTATTGGCGAGCGGGGATCTCTGCAAATGGATCGTCCGTGGTTTCTGTGAGTTGTTGTAGTCGCATATTATGGGTGGAGTTTCTTCAGTAGTGCATCTTGTTGCGGCTCTGACAGAAGCGTCAGGTGTGTTGTTTGTATTTTTGTGCCATTGATGTACAGGTAATTTTGTCCGGTGCCGCCACCTCGGTCATACTTGTACCACACCACAGTATCGGTGGGGTTGACACCAATAAAGTTCAGACATGAAGTTGGTGTGTAGTTCGCCGCATACAATGTATCGATTTCCGGAATGCCATTACGCTTCAGCGCTGCATTGATCGTTAAGAATGTGTCCAGTGACGGTGTAGAGAACGGGAACTTGTAAGGATCACCCGCGTATCGCTGATTGGCAAATAAATGGTATGGGTTCTTCAGCTTAGACGTACCCGTATCAATTGTGACGGGCACTTTTCCTGGAGGAATCGTGTTACCTCCAGCAAAGTCAGGGGCCCATCCAGACTTTGCTGCTGCACCTTGTTTAGCTGCTTGTTTAGCTGCCTTTTGCTGCTTACGCAGAGCATTGCACCGATCGTGTAGGTCGTGATACAACGCCAATTCTGGCACTTGTTGGCGAACTAGGTTAACTACCCCTTCGATCCTCCGCTGTAAGTCGCCGGACAGTTTGCTGAAGGACGGATAAATCTGAGCGACCGATCCTCGGATCCAGAGGGGAAGATTCACGCTAGCAACCGAGATTAACAACAATGGAAAAAAGGCGGCACCACCGTATTTGTCGTTAATACGACGATTGATTCTTGTGATCATATCATTGATGACCCCAAGGTGTAGCTTTGTGTGGTGATTCAAAGCACGCTTGATTTCTTCCAGGCGGTGCAGGTCAGACGACGTCTCCCATCCTGTTGTGTCAGGTAGTTCTGTGTGAAATAGTGCTAAATCCGACCATTCGTCGCGATAAACACGACCGAACAAAGAACTGGGATCGCGAGGATCCTCCGCAAATGGATTGTTTGTCTCGATCAAGTACGTTAGGAAGTTCATGGAACATACGCCTTGAGAGCTTGATCTTGAGCAGCAGTTCCTGCACCAAAGAATTGACGAGCGTCAACTCGCTGACCACTCACGTACACGTTATGACGATATAGCGTGCCACTAGCGATCTTCTCCCACACAATTGAGTTACGACCGCCGGAATTACCACAACCACCGCCAATGATCGTGAAACTAGTGTTTGAGGTTCGGCCGTAGTTCTGTGAGAAATATGTGGTCGCAGATGCGTATGTTGTGTGAAGTTCGGGAATACTGTTGCGTTTGAGAGCAGCATTCAACTCATCAAACAGAGCGCCAGCCAATGTCGAGTACGGATACGTGTTCGCATCGCCAGCGTATCGTTCTATGTTGCTTTCAAAATACGCATTCTTCAACCGGCGGTGATACACATCAATTTCCTCAGGAACATCCGCTTCATCGATCGTATTGCCAAGGTCGAACGCCTCTTGCCTTGCAGATGCCTTAGTTTGCCTTTGCGCCATCGAAGCCTCGCTCTTACGTTGGTTGATTTCTTGTGTGTGATTCTGGTACGTAGTTCGCAGTTGATCTCGATGGACCTTAACATTGCTTAAGGCTCGGTATGCATTGCGGATGCGTGGATCCGCATCCTTTCGAACGGCGTAGTTGCCAAATTGATCGTATTGGTTCTCTTTCTCAGACGGGACACTCCACGAAGATAGTATCGTTCCCGCTGGAGGGACCAGTTGTTGGACAATAGCATTGGCTTTAGCCTCATAGTGATCATACGCCGCCTGAGCCTCAGCCGTCGCAACCCGCAGCTCTTCGTTGTACTTCTTCTCACTCTTGGCGCGAGGGAGTTCTTCAAACGGGTTTAACGCAGGTGTGCGTGCTTCAATGACGATCTGTGTGAGTTTCATGGTGTTGAGCCTTTGGATCCGATATTTATTGCTACGCGTTGCTAAGGCTCGGGTATTTGCTGTAGCGTATAAATATGGGACGAACCTCATGGGAGTCCTCAATGAAGCTGACTGAACTACCTACAGCACCACAAGCTACCACAATTCAAACGCCCGTCCAAGTTGACGAGAGCGTTGAGGCGGCTGCGCCTCAAGATCTGCCAGGAATGTACGGCATCGATCCCAAGTCTGCTGAAGGTGTGACAATGCTTAAGCGTCTGAAGCGGATGCAGAAGACGGATCCAGCTTTGTACGCTCGAATCATGAGCATGGATTGAGTGGAGGGATAAACTAGCGTCACATAAATACGCGTTCAACACCACCTTGTGTAGGACACGATTATGCGACTGTTAGATGTATCTAAGCTACTCGAAATGGCTGGCCCAGCCCAAACCTGCGGCAACTGCGGAGCTAGCCCAATCCACAAAACCCACAACTACAGCAAAGATGCAAATGGCGGCACCCGCTGGGCATGTCGCGGCGCAAACGTTCAAGCGTTCCAAGCTGCTGGCGGTAAGCCAACTCCCGATCCCGCTACTGGTCGGTATTTCTTTGTGCCCGCTACCGGCACTACACCTGCCGTAACCACTCCAGCTGCAGCACCCACAGCCGGTCCAGCATCATCCGCGACACCCGCAGCACCAAAAGCAGCAGTTCCTAAAGCAGCACCAAAGCCCGCTGCTACCCCTGCTCCGGCACCATCCAGTCCTGCTCGCCCCTTCCGTAAGCAGGCAGAAGAATGGCTAAAGAGTAAGAAGGTAGAAAACTTTACCTTTAACGCTGACGATTCCGTTGACGTTGATGATGACGTTACGTTCGCTGCACTCCGCTACACAACGCTGCCGATTAAGTTTGGCAAAGTTGCAGGCAACTTCTCTGTGGTTGGTAGCGCATTGACGTCATTCAAGAACTTCCCCGATCGCGTGGATGGTTCACTGTATGTGTCTGCCTCCCCAATCACCCACCTGGATGGCTGCACAACATCGATTGGTGAAGACTTCACGTTGAAAGACATGAAGGAATTGGAATCGATGGCTTCTGCGAAGCCTATTGAGGTTGGTGAAGACTTTAAGCTCAGCGCCCCACTGTTGAGCTCACTACCTGGCATCAACAAGTACATCAAGCGCGTTGGCGGCCGAGTCACCATTGAAATGGAACTCAAGAGTCATGCTCTAGGTTTGATGGCAATCCGTGGTGTAAAAGAAGTTCAATTACAATACCAAAACCGCGCAGTCTCAGACATCATGAACAAGCACTTGAAGTCGGAAGATCGCGACATCAATGCGGCTCAAGAAGAAATGATTGACGCAGGCTTCACAGCCCTCGCTAAGATGTAACCTTAATGATTCAGAGTTACCTAGCGTGTCGCAAGTAACTCTGAATCACAGCAGCATCTCTCCACATAAACGTCTTCAAGGTCATCAGTTGACTACCAATGTAGACGTACGTTACTATCGTACCACCGTGCTTGTCGCGCAAGATCAGGGCGTTCTTAGTTGTATTGCGGACCGCAAACACATACTCGCCCGTGTCTTTGAAGCTTGAGTATTGTTGGGTCAGGGTAGGCATGCCCTCAGCAACCAACAGCCTGTTTAACCTGTCAATACCAGCCTTAGCTTCTGTTGACATTAGACGTGTGTTAACCGATCCGTGGTATTGGCCGATTGAGCCACCCCAGTATGGGTTGGAGATATTTTGAGCCTTGATGCGTCCATTGAATATCGTTAAGGCTTTAGTCATTGTCGAATCAACGGGCTGCTGCGGGACAGCTGTTGAGGCTCGCGTTTGAGCAGAGGTGACCTTCTTGTCGATGATTTCCTGCTTGCGCTTCTTTTTCAATTCTGATAAGCGCTTACTCAACTCTGCCAATTGTGTTGACACGCGTGCGTACGCCTTACAGGCGCGGACGATAGTGGGATCTGGTTGGTTGCCACGCGCGCATACGTAAGACATGTACTGCGACAGGGGAAGTTTAACCAGGGGTGGTGTCAGCGTTGTCCACGACATCGCCAGTTGGTTTGGGTAGCGCTTCACCAAACGCTCTCGCATGTGCTGCTCTGCATGCGCTAGAGTTTGCCTCTCATCCTTAATCCGCGTGATGATTTTCTCCGTTTTGTTTGGAGTGTCATCCGGCAGTTCTGCGAACGGGTCGTTGGTTTCAATCAGGAATTGGAGTAGATTCATGGTCAGGAGGCTTAGTGTGAGCAGGTATTTATCAAACCTGGCGCTGGACCGCCGTTGGTGATAAATAGGAGATCAACTTGACTAACGGGATCTCGCATGGCCAATCAACAAACAATGAAACTGACCCAAAAAGTGCTTCGTCATATGGAAGCTATGGCGTCAGGCAATCAAGTCGGTAGCATCTTACTCGCAGGCGACCCAGGCATTGGTAAGACAACAATGATCTCTCTGCTTGCAGCGTTGCTCGGCATGAAGGCTGTGATCATTGAAATTCCGCACATCACTGAAGAACACTTGATCAACATCCCGTTCTTGGTGTTCAACTCTACGACCGGCGCAAAGACACACGGTTCCACAAACGTTGACACAAACGTTGACACAAGCAAGATGTCAATGGTTCTGGCTGACTCGAACCTGTTTACTGCACTACAAAGCGCAAAGGCACTGTCAGATGCAGAGTACTTGACATATATGTCAACAAAGGCTCCCCGTCACGTCCAGATGGTCTATCAACAGATGGGTGGCACTGCTGATAAGATTCCACCAGCGATTGCCCGTGCACGTAAGTCACACAGCACGATTTTGTTCCTCGACGAATACTACCGTATGACGTCCATGCGTATCCGCAACATCATGCGTGGTATCCTGAACGGTAACATCGGTATGCACAAGATTCCAAAAAATGTGTACATCATGTACGCATCTAACATGCGCGATCCGCATGCTGGTCTGGAGGAAATCCCATCGAATCACCAATTCAACGTTGTTGAATTCAAGCCGCCAACCAAAGACGAATGGTTCATCTATCTCGCATCCACGTATGAGCACCACTCTCATATCCGCCTGAACGAGACTGTGATCCGTAAGTTTCAGAAGATTCTAAAGGATGAAGACATCAGCTATGATGACGTCAACGTTGGCGTCCGCACATCACCGCGTCGTTGGGAACAACTGATCACGTACATCAACACGTCGATTCCCGTCAAAGATACGACAGAAGCTCGCGCTCTGCTGACAAACGTCAAGAACAACTTCATCCACTACCAAGAGGAAACGCACAGCAATCTCGCCGGCAAGGTGACGAAGGCAGTTGCGGAGCTAATCAAGGAAACGTCTGGTATTGACGTCAATGAAAAGGATACGCTAGAGCCACACGAATGGCGTACGGCTCTAGATCACGCAATCACTCAAATCATTCGTTCTGGTGGCGATCGGAAGCACATCCCCGTTGTTTCCGGCCCTCCAGGTATCGGTAAAGCTCAGCCACTGTATTCTAAAATCAAGACTCCAACGGGCTGGACCACGATGGGAGAGATCCGCGTTGGTGACGTATTAACTATGCCCAACGGAGATAAGGCACCTGTGAGTGCTGTATATCCTCAAGGGAGGAAAGAGATTTTCGAACTGACGTTTGCGGATGGTCGAAAGACGCATGCATGTGCTGAGCACCTATGGAACATTAAAAAAGACCGTGAAAATAACTGGCAAACCGTTGACACGCATGAAATAGAACGCCTACTGAACACAACGAATCGTTGGGTGTACGTGCAGCTACCCGACAATACTGCCCCCCCTGTTGATGTTCCAATGGATCCATACTTGTTGGGTGTACTGTTGGGCGATGGTTCAATGACATCCCACACAATTAGCCTATCAACTGCCGATACACAGATTCTTAGCAACGTAAATGATCTGCTGTCAGAAGGTTATAGTTTCAGGCACAGTAGCAACTACGATTATCGTCTGACTCGAGAGCGTGACTCGTATGAAATTGAACCTACGTGGAAGATGGCAGGAATGTATGAAAACGCGTATGTTCAAAAATTAAGTGCTCTTGGATTGCTCGGCAAGAGCAGCCTAGAGAAGTTTATTCCTAATGTATATAAGCAGGGATCGCGCGAACAAATTGAACAACTTCTGGCGGGATTAGTTGATACAGACGGATATGTGAACAAACAAGGCGCAATCTCTATCTCTACAAGCAGTCGTCAATTGGCTGAGGATATTCAATACATTGTTCGATCAATTGGTGGTATTGCGAAGATAGCGACAAAGTATCCAACTTACACTTATCAAGGTGAAAGGAAAATTGGCAGTGTGGCATACACTGTGTCAATTCGCTATCCAACACCTCGCGCATTATCTCACCTCGATCGTAAGCTTGCTCGAATCCCCAACCACTATCAGTATAGCGATTTGAACCTTCGCGTAGTGTCTATCGATTCAATCGGGGAGGACGAAGCACAGTGCATCATGGTTGATCACCCCGAACATCTGTATATCACAGATGACTTTATCGTGACACACAACACATCCCAAGCATGGGAAATCGCCGAAAAGCACAACCTTCGTTTGATTGAAATTGACGTCAGTGAGTTGTTTGCTGACGACGCTGTCGGTATGCCGCTGCCAGGCGAACGCAACGGCAATCAGATCAAGGTGCAATTCTCCGCTCCCAAATTGTATAAGCAAATCATGGACATGATTGAGCGTAAGGATAAGGCGTACATTGATGAATTGTCGCAAGACCCTGAGGCGGATGCTCAGGCTGAGATTGCCAAGTACAAAAAGCAACCATTTAAGTATCTGATTCTGCTTGACGAATTGAACCGCGTTGACCAGAAGACGTTCAACTCCCTTCGCCGCGTGATCTTGGAAAAGAACTTTGGTGGTAAGGATGAAGAAACGGGTGAGGAATACAAGCTGCCTAAGTCCGCAATTGTGATTGGTGCTATCAATCCACACGGTGCTGGTACGGAAACACTGACGCAACACTTCCGGGATGCAATTGACGTGATTCCTGCCAAGGGTTCGTGGGACGCGACAAAGTCGTGGCTGAAGGGTAAGAAGTTCGAGGGAATCACAGATGACGTCCGTACGGTCGTTGAACAGCTGATGAATGCATTCGCAGATAAGTTTGCCGACAAGAGTGAAACACACGGTAAGCACCAGCGTGCGTTCAACCTCGACATCAATGGCATGCCTCTGTACATCTCTCCTCGTGAGTACTCTGACATGCACGCAACTTTGATGCGTGAAATCAATGCACGATTCAAGTACCTACTGGATGACCCCGACATCAAGGAATCGCAGATGCGTCCTGAGTTGGATGAGGCTGTGTATGAAGCGTTTGAAGACTCGCTGAACATGGTGTTCTACAAGCAGAATGCTGACATGAAGGATGAATTCATGGCTAAGTTGCATTCATGGGTTACGCACCTGCCAGCAACAATGTATAATCAGTTGATCAAGAAGACAGCCTCAGGCATTCACGCTCTGTCTAACGTCATGAGCAAGTACTTGGATGGATCAACAGATCTAGCCAAGATGCCCGACGACGTCCACATCGTTAACGCAAACAACACAATTAACCATGCCCAGTTCATGGAAGAAATCAAGTCGGCACTAACGAACAAGATCGTTGATGACAGCACGGTTCAGAAGTACATTCTTGATGAAGTACACCCACGCGTTCGGTTGCAGGGTGACGAAATCATTGCCGATGGTCCTGACACCTCCTTGCTAACCAACTTCTTCATGTCGTTGCTATACACACTGCACTTGCACGAGTACGCACACGACCGTCTGGCAGTCGTTGGTAAGGCACTGTCAACAATGATGTCAGACACACGTAAGCGTCTGATCAAGGACGGCAAGATCACAGAAGATATTGCCGACGAAGCATCCACGTCTGTTGCTAACCTGCGCTCTGAATTGGTCGACGTAATTGAGGCTCTATAATGAAGTTCTATCGTATCGATGAAGCCCTGGAGCAGCGCCGCTTTGCTCCGGGCGCTGTGAAGTTTTCAAAGTCAGATTTCACAGATCCACACATCGTTGCCGTAATTCAAGCAATGGCACAGGCACCTGGCGTCACCCCACAGGCGATTGAGGCACAGGTCCAAGCTCGCCTGAACAAGCTGCATACGATGGCAGCCCGTGCTCCGTTTCTGTATCAAACAATCATCCAGAATGGTGTTGAAAATGAACTGTTTTCAATGTTCTGGAAGATGGACGTTCCAGTTAACGGCCCCAAGTTCCGCAGCCTAACGTTCCAGCGTCTGCAGCGTACAATTGCCGGTGAACATGATGAATTCTGGCCTCTGCGTAGTTTCATTGAGAAACGGCCACTAACAGCTAAGTGGGATCTCAATGAAATCCCACCCGGCCAACCAGGCGTAACGACCGCGGCAGCAACCCCAAGTGGTACGTTCATCTTCAACATTCCATTCATGCAGAAGTTGATGGACTACGCTCACCTGAAACAGGTGAAGCCAAAAGGCCGCAAATACGTATGCAATGGTGGTGACATCCCTGATGAATATGCGTACATCGAGTTCTTGATCATGCACGAACTGATGCACTACAGCAATGATGACTTCTATTACCAGAAGATCATTCCAAATGCTAACCCCCGAATCATCAACTGGGTTGGCGACTTCCGCTCAAATTACCTTTTGGTTAAAAGTGGATACGAACAGTTGCCTCTGGGACTTTTCAACGACGGAATCAATTATGACCGCCAAAAGTCATACGTTGAGATGTACAACATTGTCAAGGCGGAATTTGACAAGCTAAACGCCCAGGAACAAGAAGAGGTTGGTGACAAGCTTGATGAGATGGGTGACGACCATAAGCCTGGCCAGGAAGAAGGCGCTGAAAGCGACGTCCAACCCGGTGAGGGCGAAGGTGAGGGCGAAGGTGAGGGCGAAGGTGAGGGCGAAGGTGAGGGCGAAGGTGAGGGCGAAGGTGAGGGCGAAGGTGAGGGCGAAGGTGAAGGAGACGGTGCCGACCCATCCGCAAAGGGCAACAAGAAAGCCCCCACAGGCCGTCCAGGCACAATGACCCCAGAACAAATCGATGAGAACGCGCGCCGCATTGCCGGTCAGATGAAAGACGGCAAGGATAAGACCTCTCAAGAAGTTGAGAAAGAAACCAAGGCCAAGCGTGCTGGAGAAGGATCCGGAGAGAGCTCCGCAAACGGCGCGCCCGGTTCCGGTAATGGCGGTAGCCCGTTAGAGATTGACTATTCTAAGGTCAAGCCGTCGTTCGACTGGAAGACGCTCGTTAAGCGATTCCTTTCTACTGCAAAGCCGCAGATGGAAGATACGTATGCGAAACCGAACCGTCGAGCTGTTTCACAGCTCGACATCGCCCGGCAGCTCGGTGCGGGTGCAATGAAGCCAGGAGAGCGTGTTGGTGCAACAACTGACAGTAAACTGGGCTTCTTGTTTGACGCGTCTGGCTCAATGGCTGGCGTGATTTCAAAAGTGTTTGCAAACGCTGTCAACTTGTTGAAGACGCCACAGTTCAAGAATGCTACGTCGCTGGTGTTCCGCTTTAGTGGATCGTACTCAATGTACAAAGTAATGTTTGCTCAGAACAAGGCAGCAAAAATCGCCAGTGTCAAGGATAAAGTTGCAGCTTGGCCTCTAACGCCGCATGCGGCGTTTAACATGGCAGAGAGTGGTGGCACTGTATTCTCAAACGTGCTCGCTGGTAAGATCATTGAAGCATTGAAGGATAAGTGGAACATCATCTTTTTCTTGGATAGCGACATTTACACAGGCAACGAGAACCTGATCAACTTCCTGACTGTAATCAAAGCAGCACCAAACCAAGTGTTCGTTGTGTTCGACAGCGTTCAAACATATCAACAATTCCGCAAGATTAGTGGGATCACTACCCCAAATATCACCCATTTCAGTTGATCAAACGGTAGGGTAACTTGGATAGTGTTAGCATTGAAAAACAAGGAAGTATATGTGGCAATACTGCAACAAGCGTGCACACGATAGCATTTAACCCCAGACACCCACCCAAAAAGGTACCTCGAATGGCTGATGAAGCGAACGCCCCCGTGATCCGCGCGTTGTTCGGTATGGTACTCCTGATGGTGATATCAGTGGGTTACGTGCTGTACAGCTTGTCCTCCAGCTTTGTGCCCAAGTACATCAGCATCCCAATCGGGTGCATTCCAGCCACATGGCTGGCTTACACCCAGGTTCTCCGATGGTTCAGAAAGTGACATCATGACACCGGCAATTGGCTTCCTATACCAACACGTTGATGGTGGCTTATACCAAGTTACAGGACTTGGCAAAAGCACTGTTGACCAAACGGATCAGGTAGTGTATAAGCACCTGTTCCCATTTGAAGCAGCAACGTGGATTCGTCCTCTAGTGGAATGGACCGAACAACGGTTTCGGTTGATCTCCTCAAAAGAGTATGACCACATCACCGCTTCGACAACGCGAGAAAAGATGCAACAACGCATTGAACAACACAAGGCAGCCCGCAAAGCGCCCGTCAAGCATCAGTGTGAATGGTGCAGCGACACCAAGACGGTGTCTGACAATCTAGGTAACCACTACGATTGCATCTGCACTGTTTCGTAACTATCGGGCGTAGAGTAGGTATGAAGTGAGCTGTATACAGCTCACTTCACAGGTTCAATTCCTGTCACCCGAACAAATAAGGATTTGCCATGGACTGGCATCAAGGATCCGGCACGATCATCTACGATCCACATCGTGCTGGCATGAAACGAGACATCGACGGTTGGTGCATCATTGCCGCCGATCGTGAAATCACCCGCTACTACCGCTGGTGGTTGCAGAAGGAACGGCATATCTTGCTGGATCAACCGTCCTGGGATGCGCACATTTCCGTCGTTCGTGGCGAACTTCGTGCAACTCGCCATCAAAACTGGAAGCGTCGCGCAGCAATGAAGGTCAACTTCAAGTACCAGCACGGAGACGTGCAAACTACGAAGGATGCGGATCGTCCCGGAACGTTCTACTGGATTCGCGTTGACTGTCCTGCAGTTGATGAGATCCGGACGGAGCTTGGTCTTCCGACGTCTTGGAAATACCATCACATGACGATCGGTCGGACCCATTACGACTGTTGAAAGGTGAAAAGTCATCAGCTATTCTAGGTGTTAACTAGAAGAAGGATAGTTGATGACCAAATCCCGGATCAAGATTGTATTCCCTCCAGAAACGATCGCTCAGATTGAGCGTGATTACCCTGCTGACCAAGTTCAAAAGGTCATCGACGAACTGACTGCAGCAGCACAGCAATCACTCGACGAAGATACAGGGACTGTGTTTGATGAACTTCACGAAGAAGACCCCGAACTGCTGATTGCACTACAAGCGCAAATGAAGCGTCTCGGATATTCCACGTTGGATGAATGGTTCAACGCAGAGACAGAAAAACCTGTCTTGAACTGACATATATACATGACCATTGATCACAGCTATTACCGAACAGAACTTCACGTGTTGCAAAACGTTTGTCACGGTGACAACGAAAAGTTCCTGAACGCTGTTGCTACGATCATTGGCAACCTGACTGCTCAAAGAGATCGGTTTGCTACCGATCTCTGAATGGCAGAGCATGAGATTCGTATGTTGCGAACTTGGTATCTGTAGCCATTAAATGGCCAAACAGCGTCATACACCTACACATTCCTCATGTAAGCAATGAGGAAAGCTCAAGGTGTGGAATTATCACTCCACAAATACGTATTGCTCTAACGCATGTCAAGCAGATTGGAAGTGGCGGAACGTAACAATTTTGCAGATTGAAGCTGGAGAAAAGTCATACCATGCTGTCAACACTCTAAAGCGATACCTATGCGAAAAAGTTGGTGAAAAATGTGCTGTGTGTGGTCAACTTCCGGAGTGGCAAGGTAAACCCTTGGTATTGCAAGTTGATCATATAGATGGAAACAGTGATAATAACTTTCCTTCAAACATCAGGTTGATTTGTCCAAATTGTCACACTCAAACGGATACATTTGGTACTAAAGGTCAAGGATCTAGGTATCAGAAGGTCACTAAACGTAACGCATATATACGAGAATACCGAGGGAGCTTGGCGCAGCGGTAGCGCAACGCTCTTACACAGCGAAGGTCACAGGTTCGATCCCTGTAGCTCCTACATATTAGAGGAACAAAATGTCCAACAAGTTTGACACAATCGACAAGATCGTCAGCCATGTGATGTTCGGGTTCTCGCCTGATGACTTCGCTCACTTCCAAGGCATCACGCTCGAAGCGATCTGGCACAAGATTCGCGCTGAATGAAAGTTAACCAATACGGTCCACGTCGTGATGACGTAGATGTGTTTGTAGAGAACAGCACATATGCTCGTCATATATTGAAAGAGCGTATCATGAAGCAACAGTTGCTGCCTAACAAATGCGCAATCTGCTAAATGTCTCCCGCGTGGAATGGAAAACCACTGATTCTAATTCTAGATCATATCAATGGAGTCAACAATGATAATAGACTTGACAATCTTAGGTTAATCTGTCATAATTGTGACTCGCAATTGCCGACATACAAATCACGCAATCGCAAGAAGTAAACTGGAAAGTTGGCCGAGTGGTTTAAGGCAGCAGTCTTGAAAATTGCCGGGTGTAACAGCCCCGTGAGTTCGAATCTCACACTTTCCGCAAATACAGGATGGCCCGAACACCAACCAGGGAACACTTGAGACGCCTAGCGTCGTGGGTCTGCCGTAGAGTGTAAACGTCGTACTAGTCACCGATGTATGTGAGGTTGGAGTCCTCACTCCTGTATCAGATAACTGGAGAAAACATGTTTCCTGTACTCTTTCGTACAACGTGGCGCACATCAGGCTATGCGTTAGCCCAGACAGTCACAGAATTCGACACGTACGAACTGGCTGAAAATGCAATCAAGGCTCTTGATGCATACCAGTCAAATCTTCATAAGACAACGAGTCACGTCACTACGCTACCTCACACGGAAGCAATTCGTCTTTACCAATAACAGGAGAAACAAATTCCAATCTACACCTACAAATGCAGTCGCTGCAACACGACTGAAGACTACCTCGTCAAGATCAATGATCCAATTCCTCCGTGCAAGGAATGTGGCAACCCTGACCAAGAGAAGCAATTGTCAACAGGCACAGGATTCTGCCTGATGGGCTACGGTTGGGCCAAGAACGGAATGAACGCCAAAAAGGTTGGTGACAGGTGAAGACGCGCACAGAAGTGTGAGTTGCTCTTGTGGCAACGGAGTCTGGCGACGATCACGTGTGGAATGGTAAGCCGTTAACCCTTGAGTTAGATCACGTAAATAGTGATAATACTGACAACAGTTTACGGAATTTGAGAGTGTTATGTCCGCACTGTCATTCTCAGACTCCAACGTTTAGGCGTAAGAAATCCGCGCGAGTGGCGTAATTGGTAGCCGCATCTGACTTAAAATCAGCCGCCCCTTGGGCGTACGGGTTCGAGTCCCGTCTCGCGCACATAAATAGACGACTGCCCCGATGGCGGAATCGGCAGACGCAGCAGGTTTAGGTCCTGCCGCTCTTTGAGTGTGGGGGTTCGAGTCCCCCTCGGGGCACGGAGCCAGGTAACACTGGGCATAATGCACTTCGTCCTCGATAACAGGCGATCTAAGGTGCGGGAGATTGAGATGACAAAACAAAGCGTCTGCTATGTAACGCTATGTAACGCTGGGCAATGAATCTGCGAACAAGTTTATCGACATTAGCAGTGAGTTCGTACGTGCGTACGAATCTCCTGGTGGAGACGGGGTGGTGATCAAAGAGCCGACGTATCTGTCGGTCAGTGCAGACGGCCATAGAGTGTTTGACGCTTATGGTACTTGCTACTACAATCCCAGGGGATGGATTGTGCTGAAGTGGAATGCCCGTGATTGACACCCACATTTCGTCAAGTAAATACATGATGGCTCAGGCCATCTCAATGTCGCAGAAGCTGAAAAGGAACAGCGCTATCCTCCGAAGGTAGAGAATGTGGGTTCGATTCCCATCTGCGGCTCCAATGCGGGAGTAGCTCAGTAGTGCACAGAGGGCTTACACATTTCGGCCGTACAGTGTGTAAGATGTAAGTGCTGTCTAGGATCGAGTCGGTAATAAGGGCGTGTAGCTAACGCTTGGAAGATCGATGGGTGATCAGGCGGTAGAGCAGCCAGTTTCTAACTGGAAGGTCGTTGGTTCGATCCCAACTTCCCGTACCAATATATGAACGTCCAATACCAACTCGCAGAACTGCAGCCATCGGTTTTCCTGATCACGTCAGATAATCGGTACGATCTGGCACAACTATTTGCTTGTGTGCAGGAGTTCTACGAGAGTTCCGATCCGCAATGGAAAGGTAAACACTTCCCCCGTGAAGTGTTTGAACGTTGGTACGCACTGAATCAATGCGAAGACCACATCTTCTCGTATCCAATGGATTGGAGTGGATTCAACGTACCGAGTTGGGCGATAGACGAGTTCTATAAGCAGTCGCCGTATAACACCGATAACAACTTCTACGACAGAATGATCAAGCACATTGACAGCTTGATTTCTGAGCGTATAGGCGTTGACATCCCGTACTACCTCATCGGGACTCAGTCAAACGATTTGGAAACGCTGGATCACGAGATCGCTCATGGGTTGTACGCAACGTCTCCTGGCTACAAAATGATGATGGATGAGCAGATTGGCAACCTGCCAACACGGACTCGCAACCGCCTCGCAAGTGTGCTAACGAACATGGGATATGCTGAATCAGTGCACGATGATGAGATCCAGGCAAACTTTGCCACGGGATTGACGTCGTACTTTAAGGGCTTTCAGCGGTTCTGTCCACCATTTATTGAGGCGTTTGAGCAATACCGCCAACCATTCAATCCAGACTTCACGATAGTCCATCCTTGCCCATAAATATCCACTCACACAGTGGAGACTGGCATGAAACTATTTGAAATCTTGAACGAAATTGATGCAGGTGATCTGTATCTGGCACATATGGTCGATGATCGCCGCAACCGTGGTGAGCGTGATCGCAACTCTTACCTAACAGGCTTCTGGTTGATCGATCCGACGTCCGGTAAGAAGATTACCGGACCGTTCAAAGATAAGGAAGCAGCACTGCGCTTCAAGGCCAATCGCCCTGATAAGGTCCCTGCAAACGCTGTTGTAAAACCTCTGTGAAAGTTTTACGTCCCCATGGCTTAGGTAAATAGGTACAGCCAAACCTCTTAAAAGGGTTCGCTTTTGTCGGTTCGAATCCGACTGGGGATACAAAATGAAAAAACAAACACCCGACGTACGACAGCTCGTGTACGTCGTGCAAGATTATGATCAGCAATTGTGTGGCGTCTACACCACACTGCGGCTAGCAGCAGAGCGCTACCAACACATCGTAGATCAAGACCTGACAAAGGAAGAGATCGAGACGATGATTGAAGAATATGGCGAAGAGTTTCGCTCTCAATTCGAACGGGCTCCCTGTATCGTTGTCTACCGACTAGACACAGGATGGATCTGGTCATACGATTCCTTGCACGAAATCAAACATGCTCTTGAGGGTGGAGAGCAATACGACTAAGGAAGACAATGGCTATCGAAGCAACGAGCGAAACGTTCGAACAAGAAGTACTAAACAGTGATCTGCCCGTACTGGTTGATTTTTGGGCACCGTGGTGTGGACCGTGCAAAGCACTAGCGCCAACGTTTGAAGCGGTTTCTGCTGACTATGCAGGGAAGGTCAAATTCGTCAAGGTCAACGTTGACGAGACAGACCTTGCAAGTAAATATGGCGTCCGTGGCATCCCTGCGCTGCTGGCGTTCAGGGGAGGCCGGGTACAAGCGTCGAAGTCCGGCGCCGTTAGCAAGGCAGTGCTAACGCAACTTGTGGATGCTCAGTTGCTATGATCGAACAAAGCCCCGTGTTCTACTATATGTCGTTTGATGAGATCGTTACAGATTTGATGCTGTACAAGATGTCAGAGGCAACAAAGCGGTACCTCAGGGGGCAGTCGGATCAAGCACAGGAAGTTGCGCGAGTAATGTTTCCCCTGATTAACAACTATTACAGGTTGACGGATCAGGCCAATACGCACACAAACGATATCCTACCGTCTGTGTTCTGTCAGAAGATATTTCGAACGATCTGGGGTCGTCTCCAATAACGTTGATCGTCACTTCAAACGGTTATACGGTTACTTGACGGAAACTGTTTAGGATAATGATGAGCAATTTCAATTTCGATGAATGGGCTGAACTGTACCGAACAGACCCCCGCGCCTTCGACAAGAAGCGCCGTGAGGCAACAGATGCAGCAATTGCGAGCGCACCGGAGCATCTTCGTGCCAAGTTGCGCGAAACACAAACGCAATGTGATGCAATTCACACAACACAGCCGGGCCGCGAAGGTGCATCACGGATGTTCGCAATGATGCATGACAGTCTGTTGGACATGCAAAATGCGTGGTACGATCTCGCATTCGCCCACCGCGAATTGGCAGCCGTTGCCAAGTAGGTTGAAAACGGCTAAGGTATTTGACTAAATACCAAACATGGATGGTTAACCGCACAGGCGTGCGGCACTGTTTCGAAAACAGTTGGAGTCGGCTAGAACCCGGCTTGGGGATCAAGACCTCAGCCATCCGCATAAGGTGAACCACACCCGGCAATTAGAGCCTCAAGTGTCGTACCTACTCATAACTATACTCAGGGGAGACTCTGCTGCGTCCAGACCATGATAAACTCTTTCACGAGCCAGAACGAGCTGGCTCCTCTAACGGTTACAACAACGTTCGTACCCGTCGCGCGTACGAAGAACGTTTTGATGATCGATATTACGACGGCGTGTTGTCGCCGTCGATGATTGGCTCTGTTGCCCGTGAGGGCATGTGCCTCCGCCACAACTGACATTGGAGCGAGGACAAGGGCCAGCGCTACAACACCAACGCAATCCGTGGCTTGATTCATAAGAACGTTGACTGACCCTATCCGCTTCCGGATAGTTTGCAATAAGGAGATTCACATGCTTTGTTGCAAATGCCAGTCCCGCCTGTCGCTGAACTTGGAGAAGTTGAAGCTGATGAATAAATACACCTCTGCGGAGGTGCAGCGTGACAACAGTGCGTACATACATCCGTGCAGTTGTGCACGGACATGAGACAGTAGTATTTGAAATTCCAGCATGGAAACCAGGCGTCTGGATTCATTTGTCGAAGAGGGATGTACCACCAATTGAACGAGCACATTTACACCCTGGATTCAGGTGTAACGTGACGATCAACATTGACGCAGAAACACCAGACCAACTTCATATCCGTGATTGGGGTTTGGATTGAGCCTGTCCCCATAGTTCAAATGGACAGAATAAGACACTCCTAAGGTCAAGATCCGAGTTCGAACCTCGGTGGGGGCTCCAAACATGAAAAAGTACATCACGGTAATCAACCCACAAGGCGCCACTCTAGATGGGGTGTTTGTTCCGATTAGCCACAGAATCCTAATTGAGGGAACAACCATGCATGGGTATGAGAGTACTGCAAAGCTGTTCCCCACATATCAACAGTTTGCTGATTTTGTCAGCCAAGCTGCGCGATCTCCATCAGGTACGACTGGGACCGTGCGTACCCTCAGTTGGGAAGTTGCCGACGCGTAAAGCGTCATATATACTTGAATCATGCTGGTGTCGCATAGCGGCTATTGCACCGGTCTTGTAAGCCGGCAGGGAAACCTAATCGTGAGTTCGAGTCTCACCGCCAGCACCAATTTATGGTAGATCAACCGACTGAGTCATAAATATCCCCAGGAGATTTTATGACCAGCGCTTACCATCAAATACAACAACACGACGAGTCTATCATCATCGGGATGATGCAAGATGGGCAGTCAAACACTGCAATCATCACCACTCTGGTGAATGAAAAAGCGGCAAGCGATCCACGAATTCGCAAGTACGTAACCACGATACGAGATCGAGCCGGCATTAAGGCTAAGCGACTACGTCACGCATACGCAGTTGACGATGTTCGCAACGCTGTGGCTGCATCCATGTGTATGTCCGACGTCCTTCGCATACTGGGGTTAGCTACCCACGGCGGCAATGGTGAAACAATTCACCGACTGATCTGTGATCATGAAATTGACATCTCTCACTTTGACGTCAACTACAGCCGGACCCGCAACCGTCGGCAGTGGACTCGAGAAACTGTGTTTGTTCAGCACTCCAAGGTGCCACGACCAACCCTCTCTGGCTACGTGAAGCGGTTCAACGCACTTGAATACAAGTGTACCGGCTGTGGAAATCCCGGTGAGTGGTTGGGTAAACCTATCACGCTAACAGTTGATCATAAGAACGGCGTGAGTGACGATAATCGCATTGAAAATTTACGTTACCTCTGCCCTAACTGCCATGCACAGACAGATACATTTGGCAACAGGAATAGAACCACTAAATGACTAACAAACGTTGACGAATGACCCGAATCAATCTTGTCGATCCTGTTGAACTAACAGACCAACACCTGATCGCTGAGTACCGCGAAACGCGCCTGTTGACAGCGAACATGCGTAAGTCGTTTAGGCTGACGGGGTACGATAAGCAAAAGATCCCGAAGCAGTTTACGTTGAATGCAGGGCACGTAACGTTCTTCAAGAACAAGGGCCCGTACATCTCCAATCGGTATCACAAGTTGATCTACGAGATGGAAAACTGTTGGTTTACCCCCACGTACACGTCAATCGATACAACTGCGTGGCCAGCCAATTGCTTCAACGACTGGACACCTACAGAGCGTGACAAACAAATCGTCCGTGAGCGAATCGCCTTGCGGATATCGGCTAAACCGTTGTGGTATCGGTACTACAGCAAACCTCTCGGAGAACTCTATGACGCGCGTTGTCGAATGTCCAACCTCAGCTCTACAGCTCCTGCACGAACCTGATAATCGGTACGTGTTCCTTGCAGGCGGAATCTCAGGATGCCCCGACTGGCAGAAGGAGATGATCGCTCGCTTCAAGGGCGTTGATGATCACCTCGTGCTCGTCAATCCACGTCGTGCCTCCTTCGATATTACCAACCCATCAGAGAGCGATTTCCAGATCGAATGGGAGGCAACGCATTTGCATATGTGCGATGCTGCGATCTTCTGGTTTCCGTTTCACACACTGTGTCCGATTACGCTGTTCGAAATTGGCAAGCATGCAGAACAGGGAATGACGCTATTCGTTGGCTGCCATCCTGCATATGCCCGTGCGTTCGACGTGCGCAAGCAGCTATCTCTGATGCGTCCGGATATCGTCGTGCATGACAGTTTCACCCCGTTGGTGGAACAGACGATTGACTGGTATCATCGTTCTGTTGATGAGAACCGATTCATCGCTGAGTCAGTTGGTGGCAACACTTAAACAGGCTTAGAGGAAGTTCGGGGCTACACAGAGCAAGACTCGGCGCTCTGTGGGAGACACCATGTGCACTTACGGAAGCCGTCCTTGAGACGAGTTGACCTTCCAGTGCCTCGACAGTCGGGTAGAATACGCTAGTGCTCTGAGCATGAAGGTCGCAATAGGTTGGTAGCCGCCGCGATCAGTTCCCTCGAGTAGGCGTACCTATCTGGACAACATGCCGTTCGCGGGCCGGGAGGTGCGGTCGTTTGTACCACAACGTTGACTGTAGCAAGCCAAACAGATCCTGCTGACGTTGCTCGCCGAGGGATCGGGTTGGTGCAGCTGCCTATAAACGGCAGCCAGGTCGTAAGGCCTGAGATGAATGATGAATTAGAAACAGGACTCCGGCTATGAGTTCTCCGCGACACTGCTAGCGCTCAAATATTGGATTGCACTTTCCAGTATTTGGGCGTTATCTTTTGCCAAGCCCAACATTACATTGCAGTTTCGACAGAGGATTCCACGCACAGCTCCGGTAGTGTGGCAGTGATCGACGGCAACCAAATTGGATGTGATGGGCGCTAGCTTGTCTTTGCATATAGCACACTTACCATCTTGATCAACGATCATTTGCTTTTTGTGCTCTAACGTAATGCCGTACTTCTGCTGAAGGCGCTCACACGGCGTCATTCGTCTTCGATTCGGATGTGATTTCGACCATGCTCGCGATTTGGCCTTAGCGCACTCCTTGCACTTTGAATGGATGACCCCTTCTTTTGACTTGTAGAAATCTGGTTCTGGCTTGATAGTAGCACATTGCTTGCATTGTTTCATGCAGCTATTTACATCCTTAACACACAAGGAAACACCATGTTTCTACTCGGTCTTTTCATCGGTTTCGTTGTCGGTTTTGTGTTTGGTCCCAAGCTGCGGGACGAATACAACTCTGTTGCGAACAAGTGAACGTAAGTGAGCGGTTTTGTCCGCTCACTTACGTTCACCCTTCATATATACGGTTGTTGAGATGATTGCGGATCGCATTTATTGTTTCAACAACCGTAACGAGAAGTCAGGCCTCATCAAATTCTGACACAACAGCCAATCGGACAGACCGATTGCGTATCAACTATTGCAAAGGAACTTTGCCATGCTATCTCTGATCAAGTCTCCCAATTTCATCATGGCCCGCGACAGCTACAAGGCTGGTCACTGGCAGGAAATCCCATCCGACATCAAATACGCCGTGTCGGCAATCGTCCCCCGCAAGCCAAGCAAACGACTGAACATCAACGAAGTCGTCGCTGCCGGTCTCGCCGTTTGTGCGGAGATCCTCGTGAATACGCGGATCACGCATGCGATGATCGACGAAGCGGAAATCGAGGCGAATGAACAGGGCTATGAGTTCAACCGTGCAGGCTGGGAGCGAATCGTTACGGAATGTGACGGCAAGCTGCCGATCGCGATGTACGGCGTTGAAGAAGGCCGCGTCGTGCACCCGCAGACGCCGATCGCGATGTTCACCAACACCAAGCCTGGCTTTGCTTGGCTGGCGTCCGACATCGAAACATGGTCTCAGGGGATCATCTGGAAGATGTCGTCTGTCGCCAGCGTGTGCCGTGCTGCTCGTCTGAAGATTCGCGCAGGCATGATCAAGTCTGGTGCCGATCTGGCATGGCTGGACTACAAGCTGCATAACTTCGGCGACCGTGCAACGACGCCGGAAGACGCAATTATGGCTGGTATCGCGCACGCGATGTTGTTCAACGGGTCCGACTGCCTCCGCGCGAACGGGTACATCAAGACGATCTACCACACGAACGAGGCATACCTGTCCAGCGTCGAAGCGACCGAGCACAGCACGATGTGCATGAACAGCAACGCCGCTGAGAAGGATGACTTCGGTGCGGCAGAAATGGCTGTCACGCGCTTGGAAGCGGTCGTCAAGCGCGTCAAGCAAAAGTACATCGGTATTCCGCTGATGAGCGCTGTGATTGACACGTACGACAGTCGTCGTTTCGTGCGCGAATACCTCGGCACTCGCCTGAAGGACCGAATTCTCGCTAGCGGTGGCAAGTTCGTCGCTCGTCCGGACAGTGGTGATGTCGCTGTTGAACCTGGCCTCGTTGCCAAAGACTGGGAAGACACTGTCGGTCTTGCCGGCTACACGTCGACCGGCTACAAGATCCTGAACCCCGCTGTTGGTGTGCTGCAAGGCGACGGCATCCGCTTGAACACGATTGATGCAGTGCAGGAAGGGTTCATGTCCGCAGGCTACAGTTGGGACAACTTCGTGCTCGGCATGGGTCACGGTACGACGAATGACGTGTCTCGCGACGACTTCAGCTTCAGCATGAAGGCAATGGCGTTCAGCCGTGATGGCAAGTCGTGGACCCGCCTGCTCAAGGAACCGAAGACTGACCTCAGTAAGAAGTCGCTGAGCGGCCTAATCCGCTGCGCAGAGACGGTTGATGGTGATCTCGACGTGATTGACATGACGAACGACCCAGCTGGCTACTTCACGTCTACCCCTGGCTGGCGTCTGTACTCTAAGGACGGTGAACGGCATTACCTTCAGTCGTTCGACGATGTCATGGCGCGAGCGCGATCGCTGTAACATGAAGGGCCTTTGGGCCCTTCATCCGTTTGGAGACCACTATGGAACGAAAAACAAGTTGTATTAGCGCGGTCCGACCTGTTCATGATCCTTCGGAAACACATGCTAGAGCTGTTTCCAAATGACAACACGTGTAACGTGTCATTTGCGGTGGATGGGAAGCCGCTGGACGTTACCACAGCTGATGTAAAGGTGATCGTTCACATGACGACGTACGAGATTGATCCACAGAAGGCTCAGCGTGTAATCCCTCGCGGTCGATCGTCTGATTGAATTACGGATTCGAAAATGGTCCAGTGGGTGGTGTAAATGATACGCCGTATGGGTCGCATGGAGTATGTAAATTTGCAGGTAGGAATAGCGCTGGGCCTGTGTGAAACATCAGTTGCCTCTACGGAACGTGAGGATCCGTTTCTGTTAGCGTGCCATCATTAGCAACCCACAACGGAGCGCCGACTGTGCTCCAATTCCAGTCGGGATTGACGATCGTTGATGTTTGTAAGTCGTCGTACGTCGCCAGATTCAATTGGCCGAAATCAGAGAACTTAACAACCTGATACTTGGCCATTGTCTCAAGAGCCGTGCCAGTAACCACAGTTGCGTCAAGACGGACCGGGTTGATCACCGAACCGTCGACAAAGAAGTTGCTTTCAGAGGTAAAAAAAAGTGCCGTTGCTCTGGCGAATTGGCACACCTACAGAATCAGTGATAATGTGGCCCACGGCAACATTTGCTGTGTTTAGGTCAACCTGTGATCCTGCATATGGCTTCGACGGAAAGCCAGCCCCAAGGCCAGCAAACGTTGATGTGTTGACCTTGGCAGCAAATACACGAATCACTTCGCGGTAACGCCCGCTGGTAAACACGTACTGGATCGCATTAGTTGTATCAAACCAGTGCTGATCTGGAACACCAGGAATCTGCGATGGACTATATACAGGCTTAACAGTTGTAAATCCAAACGTACGAGCCCCAGTGCGCAGATCAAGATCCCAGTACAGCCAGCAATCTATACTAGACGGAATTGGACCCCACGCATTGTTAACGTCTGTATCCTCAGTCAACAGGTAATCAGCTGTGCGGTGTGCAAACGCAACATCAACGTGAGAGGTTGATGCACGTAGGGAAACGTACAACCCTTGCTTCTGCAAAAACGCTTGTGCACCACCAGAAATTGGGTAAGAGACGATACCCTGACGGAAATTGATTCGCATTTGAACCCCTTGTTGAGATGTCATATTTATACAGCGGCCGGCAAGTTGATCTGTGCGAATCGTATCTGTATAGTGATCAAATCTAGACTCAAGTAACCAGCATGGCCTTCATCGACATACATATCGTCCCGAAGTTGAACGCGACAGATGACCCAAAAGTACTCGGCGCGATCTCTGTGATCGAGAACCTTGCCAACCAGCTTGGGGTTCCTGTCGTCCCAGAACAATCAGTGAATAGTGGAACACTATGTATCGCCGTCGGCGGTGACGGGACGATGATCGAAGCAATGCGTCGCGCTGCTCGATCCCGAGGATGGGCCCTAGGGATTAACCTTGGCCACATCGGCTTCTTGACTGACTACACAGCAACCTCACAGCTGCATGAGCAGTTGCGTGATGTGATCTTCAACCTCGATGAAATGCATCAGAGTGACTTCATGAGCTTCGAACGCCGAGCGGTATTGGAGAACTCTCTCGTTGACCGGCTGGCAATAAACGACGTGTCAATCTCGTCGCTCGCCTCCGATGAGATGATCAAGTACCAACTACTGATTGACGACCATAATGCAGGGATTCACCGAGCAAACTCATTGTTGGTGTCGACAGCGACAGGATCAACAGCGTACTCCCTGTCGGCTGGTGGAGCACTATTGATGCCCGGCATGCAATCGATCCAGGTTGTGCCAGTCGCCGCAGCTACGATGACGTCTCGCCCCCTGATCGTCAGCAGTCGTTCAAAGGTTACTGTCCGCGTGTTTGGACAGGGGGTTTCGGTTCGCGTGGATGGCCAACGTGTGTTCTCGAGTGAACAATCGTATACGAAGGATGCTCCGTTTGAAGTGGTTGTCAACCGGTATTCGCAAGATGTTGCTGTGATTCACCCGAAGGGCTGGAACTTTTTTGACATGCTGTCTATGAAACTTGGGTGGATCAAGGAATGATGTTCGACGAACCAACTGTGGCACCGATCCTCGAGTTCTCAGGCGAGCACCACTTTCTGTCAAACTTCCACGAGGGTGATCCGTTCGTTTGGAACGGCGATCTCTGGCTGACATCGGAGCATGCGTACCAGGCTGCGAAGTGTGCTCGTGAATACCAGTACCACTTGATTCGTAACCTGGCTCGTCCAAACCAAGCGAAGCGCGCAGGTAAGCATGTTGAGCTGCGTAGCGACTGGGAGCAGGTCAAAGATGGCATCATGCTCAGCATCGTTCGTGCAAAGTTCAATTCGCATCAACACCTTGCCCGCCTGTTGCTAGCAACAGGTGATGCCCATCTCGAAGAGGGGAATTGGTGGAAGGATCGGTACTGGGGTGTTTTGCCCCGTTGGAGGGTCGGGACAAAATAAGTTGGGGAAAATTCTAATGATCGTTCGAGACGAACTGACCTTTAGGAGCGAGCAGTGACTGAATACAAAGTGATTGAAGAACGATTCAAGCCAGACTTCGAACTGGCTGTTAACCTTTTTCTACGCGATGGCTGGAAACTCGTTGGTGTCGCAATGAATGATGGCTACTACATCCAGACAATGACGCGCGCGGCAAACTGGGACTACCGAGGTGAATGTTCAGCTCACCTTGCATTGCGTCCAAAGTGATGGGCAAGTTCTACGCCGGTCTTAAAGCATAAATACCCGCATAGGAGACTTTATGCCAAAGACCAGAACAGCTACGCCTCGTGAATTTGAAATTCGTACAGAAAATCGGTATACGTTGCATCCCCTCGATAAGAAGCGATGCACTGTGTGTGAAATTGTGTACGATGGGATCGTTGACCATTTTGACATCCACCACCTCAAACTTGACGGTACATATTCATATGCAGGACAATGTAAGCAATGTCTAGCAGCCATTCGTGCTGATCGGACGATGACATATAAGTCTGACATATCTCTGTACGTCAAGCGACTACTCCCAGCAGTTCGGTGTCGAGCAAAAGAAGTTGGCGTTGAGTTCAATCTCACACCCAACGCTCTGATCGAACAGTGGAATCGACAGCATGGCCTGTGCTATTACACTCACATACCCATGGACTTACAAGCCACCAGCGCGTCGGGAAAAGCCCCTCACCATGACTTTCCATCGTTAGATCGTAAGACCCCCAAAGACGGTTACACGGTGAATAACGTAGTATGGACTACCTTCGCGGTGAACAGAATGAAAAATGATCTAACAGACAATTTGTTTGTTGAACTGTGTCGCAAGGTACTAACTTATCATGGCTAAATATTTCGCCGGAATTGGTTCAAGGGAGACACCTGATGACGTGCTGGAGCAAATGCGTGAGCTGGCAAAGTTGGCTGCGCGTCTCAACTGGTCTCTGCGTTCTGGAGCAGCTCCAGGCGCTGATACAGCGTTCGAACAGGGTTGTGATCTGGCTGGGGGATTGAAAGAAATCATGTTGCCGTGGAAAGGGTTTAACGGCAGCACCTCTCCTTATGCAAAGCACAATGAAGCAGCCTTCCAAGTTGCATCCGTTATCCACCCCGCATGGTCTTTCCTGAAACCCGCAGCAAAGCAATTGGCCGCGCGCAATATGCAACAGATTATGGGGGAAGACATGAATAACCCTGTAAAATGTGTAATTTGCTGGACTAGAGATGGTGCTCGAACGCATCGCGAGTACAGTCACAAAACAGGTGGAACTGGAACAGCCATTGCCCTCGCGTCTCTGTTTGATATTCCCGTGTTTAATTTGAAGCGCCCGTTGGATCATGACATGGCTGTTGAGTTCCTTCAATCAGTATAACGCCACGCCATTCCGTTGAGGGTATGTGAATAGCGATAGCCCTTACAGCATGCAACAATGTTGGCGGCACTTATGTCATACGCCAGAGCGGCCGCTTTGATTGACGGAAACGTAGCAACTACAACATTGTCCTGTAGGCACTCCACACGCTTCCGACGGAGAGCATGCCTACTTTCTGTGATTGGCTGCAGTGGTTCCCCCGAATATGCCCAACGAAATCCGTATGCTTGGTTGGTCCGGCCCTTGCAACATTGTAGAATGCTCGCGATTCTGACAGATAGAGCGGCAGCTGCTTGAGAGGCTGACGGGAACGTCTGCACCAAATCCCCATCCATGGTATATTGGATCACTTCCTTAGTCTGTCGCTTAGCATTACCCGTTCTTCGATCTGAACTGCATCCGTAAACATTTGTTAGAATTCCTGTCCCGGTTACCAGCAGGCCGTACTTGGTAATCAATGCATCTTCCATGACATATGCGGTGTGTTCATCCAAGTGCTCTTGCACCTTAATAATTTTGACCTCGTACCCCTGAGACCAAATTGAGTTAATACGTTCACATTTAATTGCATTAGTCCAAGTTGTTTTGGGCCGCTTGGCCTCTGCTAAATGCGACCTGTCACGATAACCTACACCCTTACCTACATAGAACGGGTGATCATTCCTGGGATCAATTAGTTCGTAAACGTAATAGTTGCCGGTCATCCTGAACTCCCCTATCATCTTATTTATGATAGTACACGCGACGGATGTGAGAGCATTAAGACTTACAACCGGAAAACTGGGGGTACGGGAACTGCTATTGCATTTGCTTCATCTCAAGATATACCAATTTTTAACCTGAACAATCCGTTCCGCTACGAATATGCGATCGATTTTCTTCAAACCAACTAAGGACTACTCATGTTGTTTGGAATTCTGTTTTTCGCCGCCCTGCCTGCAGGGATTCTCAAGCGTGATGTGTACGGCAATCGTCGGTTAGGTTCACATTACCTGTGCTCACTTTGCGGCACCGCAGAGCAGAAGCATGGGGCACACTTTGTGTCCAAAATTTCACCCCAGTACTGTAAAGGGTGCGTTGACATCGTCAATACGACGAACGAAACCCACCACGACCGGTATCAATTCTTCCTTCAATACATGGAAGGAACGAACCAACAAGTAACTTCAAGGATTACGAATGGTCGATGACATCTTAGAGAAATTACGCCAATGTGCCGATACTGCAGCAGCCGTACCTGTTGTTCCTCAGAAAACTGAACAAGAACTCGCCCTTGACGTTGTTGCTGCTTGTCCGTCAAAGTGCTATCTTGGTGGGTCGCGACGTATGGCAGAGCGGGCTCCATTTCGGATCACTGTGACTGATAGCACAGACTATGACTACTACGTCACACATTCTGCATCCGTTCTGAGCTATTTCCTTGCGAACGGCTTCGATTACGCGCCCTCATCGAGAGGCGGGTATTATCTCGACGACGAGGCTGTTGACATTGTTCAGCGTGGCCCCGTTCAAGTAGTACTACGCCATGACGCAGAGTTCTACTACGACGTTTTCGAAACGATCGACTCTAGATTCTACTACGAGATGTTGTGGAAATCGTCGCCCGTAGTGACGACTGACATGCGCAAGAACATTCAACCAATTTTCAACGCTTTATTCCAAGCCGCACATTCAAGAGAGGACAGCTGATGCCATATATCCGTCAAGAAAAGCGAGAAGCACTCGACCCCGTGATTACCGAAACTCTCCAGGCCCTCCGCGGCCTGGAGAGTGACGACCCCACCAACGACATGGGTGGCAATCTGAATTACCTGTTCTCGTGCTTGCTTGATGCTTGCTACGGTAAGAAGTATAGCGAAATGGCTCAGGCTGTATCCGTCCTCGAGATGGCCAAGCTTGAGTATTATCGCAGGCGCGCTGCTCCGTACGAAGACAATAAAGCATACCAGAATGGTGAGGTGTACGAACCTTTACTGTAACCTATAGGGAACCTCCAAAATTGAGTGCATACATACAGCACTGATTTGGAGGTTCCCATGCTCACAGAAGTGTCGCCAACGTTTTGGGCTGTACGTGTAAACGGCCGCATTGTTGCTTCAAACCTGCCTTCGCAGCGTCTTGCAGAACATACGATCCTGTCCCTCCCGCCTGAGCAACAGCGTGTTGCTGAAGTCGTCCCCATGACGAGCAGCGGTCAGCAGATTTTGCTTGGATAATCTGGCTGTTTTGGGTAGCCCCTCGTAAATACGGTCAGCTTGTTTTGACCCTATATGAGGCCCCATGAACACCACATCCCTGTACGAACTGCTAGAGCGGGTTGACGACTTTATTGCCGCTCTAGAGCAGGACGAAAATCGATTCTATGTAGCGATCGATTTGGCTCATCAGCTGCGTGATGAGTTATCCCAGACTATCGAATTGGCTGAGTAATGTTGATTTCGCAGGCTCTGGTTGCGTCTTCAATAAATACCTCCCACAACCTCCTGCAGGATAACAAACATGAGTGACAACACAACTGATTACGAGCCAATGGCTCTTCTCAAGGAAATGCTTCAGCTCGACGAAGCAAAGAAAAAGGTGCCCCTCAAGAAGGCCGCAAAGTCCGTGTATCACCGTGACTACATGAAGACTCGCAACAAGCCATACCGTAAGTACAGTCCAGAAGACGAAGAATTGTCTTCTGACAAGGAGTAAACATGGGGCTGAAAACTGTTCGTTGTGAGACGGTAACGGAAGGTCCAATGGACTTCCTACGAGGCGCCGCAGGCGCCGCTGGTCAGAAGGTTGCCACAGGCGCCCGTAATGTTGGTGCTGCAGTTGCTAACACAGCACGTGATATTCACGCCGCCGGCCAACAAGCGTCTCTTCAGGGTGATCTTCAAGCAGCCCTGGTTGATCTCGCAAAGACTCTGTTTGTGCTCGATAAGCTGAAGACAAATGCTGCCGGTGCAAATGCTGGCGAACAACATCAACAAGCTGAAGAGCCGCCACAGCAGCAGCAACAACAAGCTGAAGATCCCACCTTGGCTAATAATCCATTCCGCACACCAAAGAATGTGCCAACACAACAAAAACCGCGCGCCAGCACAGTCAACCGCAGTGGTGCATATCCCGGGTACGGCCCTCAACTGCAATTCAGTAGCTACCTGCAAGCAACACACGGCGAGCGCATTGACGAAGGTGTGTGGGATTTCGTGAAGGGTGCTGGTTCCTATGTTGGTTCACGAATCAAGGACAAAATTAACCGGTACGCTGGTACAACGGGCGAAGTCCTAAATGACGTGATCAAGGCGGGACGGCAAGCCTCTGCTGAAGGTGACCAACGTAAGTTGGGTGAACAACTGCAGCAGACACAGGCCGCTGCTCAGCAGAAGGTTAAGAGCGTCCTGGGCATGGTTGAAAAACTTGGTCCCAATGGTGCAGCAATGTTGAAGGCGGCGGTGGCAAAGATTGACCCACGCATGCAGCGTCGCTTGGCATACGTGCAGCCCCTACAGAAGATGTTGCAACCTCAGCAATAATCGTTTTTGGGGTTACCCTCATGACATAGTAAGCTCCAGCTAATCACTGGAGCTTACTTTTTATGGTCCCCCACAATCCAAATATGAACGTCAAACTTTGGGTTGACGATCTTCGCATTCCGCCTGATGATACATTTGACGTTGCTCGTACGTTTAACGATGCGATTCAAGCGTTGATGGCCGTCGAGTACGAGGAAATCTACCTCGATCACGACCTCAGTTCTTGGGATGATGTGGGCCGCGAACGGACAGGAGCACACATTGTCGATTGGTTGGCAGAACAATCGATGACCGTCCCTGGATTTGCAGCACCGAAGCGGTTTTACATCTTGTCCGACAATGGTCCAGGTATCCGCACGATGCGGTTGACGATTGAGCGGTACTTCGGTCCCGTGCAGCCGTGGATCAAACCGAGCAATTTGAAGTCAATCGCTGACGTGGAGCATTCGAGATGAGAACATTCAAAATTACGGTCAAAGCTCGCCGCGCCAAGATCGAATTTGCGCCCGGTATGGGCGTTGGAACTCTGGTGTCCCGGGAGATCAGCTCCCCGACAACGCACGTGAGGTTGAGATGGGACTGATGGTTGACAATCTGTGTCAAGAGCTGATTCGAGATGCAATCGAAGTCACGACCGAGGAGGTCACGAAATGAAGAAGTACCTCGTAGGTGGTGCGGTTCGTGACCTGCTGCTCGGGATCAAGCCGAAGGATCGCGACTGGGTGGTAGTAGGATCCTCTCCTGAGGAGATGCTCGCACTTGGATACCAGCAGGTAGGAGCATCTTTCCCCGTCTTCATTAAGGATGGTGAAGAATATGCACTGGCGCGTACCGAACGAAAGACGGGCGTTGGATACAACGGGTTCGATGTCACGTTCGATCCTTCTGTCACATTGGAGGAGGACCTGATCCGCCGCGACCTGACGATCAACGCGATGGCGCTCGACATCGATACGTACCAACTGATCGATCCGCACGGCGGTCGCAGGGACTTACACAACGGAATCCTTCGCCATACCAGCCTCGCGTTCGCGGAAGATCCCGTCCGTGTTCTCCGCACAGCTCGGTTCGCTGCTCGGTACCAGTTCTCCGTGGATCCGACAACGATCCGTCTGATGTCCGACGTTGCACATGAACTTGTGCACGTGCCCCAAGAGCGGATCTGGGCGGAGTTCAAGAAGGGCCTGACGGAAGATACACCTCATCTGATGATGGACGTTCTCAGCCGCTGTGGCGCGTTGTCAACACCTGCGCTCGAGATCTACAGCCACGCCAATTTGGACATGATCCGGAATCTGTCCCCAACCCATCCAATGCACGTTCGCCTTGGCGCTGTGTTCCGGAACACAGTGGGTGACGTCAATGCGTGGTCGAAAAAGCTGAACAATGCGAAGATCCCTGCTGCATTGATCAAGATTCTCGTCACGTACCTGCGTGAGTATGACATCCTGTACAACTACTGTCTGCAAGATGCGGATACACGCGTTCGGTTGCTTGACCGCCTTCGTGCGTTCTCGGATCCGAACCTGTTGTCACACGTGATGGATTGCATGATCAACAACGATCTGATGTACTTCTACGTGTATCGCCCAATCCCGTCGTATCTGACCGGTCAGAAGGCGGCAGCTTTTCGTGATCTCGATACGATTCAAGCGAACGTTGACAGCGTTGCAATCGCTGCGTCAGTCGATACCAAGTCGATCAAGCAGGCGATTCATGATGCACGCGTTGCGGCATTGAGCAAGTAGCCGGCTTAGTGATCGTCAAGAGGGTGGTTGGGCAATGCCCAACCACCCTCTTCGTTTCGCCTCGTACATAAATACGTGCTTAACGTATTGGGTTGAGCCGCTGGCTCCCCTTGAGGAACAAAATGATCACTCCAGCCCAGCACAACTTCATCATCTATCAAGGCTCCACGCTACGTAAGCCATTTGTGTGGCAGGCAAACAACGTGCCTGTTGACATCACGGGATACACTGGCCGTTGTCAATTCCGCCCAACGCTGGACTCTGACATTGTTGCCCTCAATCTAACGACACTAAACGGTGGCGTGTTGATTGATGGTCCAACGGGCACGATCACCCTGTACGCGAGTGACGCCCAGACAGCAGCGCTGACGCTGGACAAGTATGTGTATGATCTTGAAATTGTGGACACTGTTGGTGATGTCAGCCGTCTAGTGTTTGGTACCGTGACTCTCAGTAAGGAGATCACGCGGTGAGCACTCCAGTCCTAGTCACTCCCGCACCGTCAACGACGGTAGTGGTTGGCACTAATGATACGGTGATTCTGCAGACAACTGAGACGCCTGTATCACTGATTGTCAACCCTGAAGTGACATACACAATCGTGACAGCTGCCGAGCAAGGCCCGCGTGGTACTGACGGCGTGAGTCCGGGAGCAATAATCTACCCAGCGGCGACGACTTTGTCTGGCCATATGTTTGTGTATGTTAACACAAGCGGCCAAGTAGATGTCGCTGACGCTACGGTTATTGCTTCTGCGGCATCCGTTGTAGGAATCACGACAGGTGCCGTAGTTGCAGGGGCGCCCGTCATTCCTCAGTCTTCTGGTGTGATTGTGTTTAACGGCTGGTCATTTACGCCAGGCGCTAATATAGTGCTGGGTACTAATGGCCAGCCTGTACAAACGCCCGTGCCTGGATCAGCCTTCACTCTCAGCGTTGGGACAGCTTTGTCGGCGACGAAGTTGCTCATTAGTATCCGTTCGCCGATCATAAATACCTAACACGCCTACAAGGACGACACCATGGGAACCACCTCCACAACGAAGTACATCAAGCAGGTTGCTGGTGTATTGACAGAAGAAGCAGCACTAACAACCAGCGCCGGCGCTGGTGACGCACAAAAGATTCCAGCTCTGAACGCTTCCGGTGTGCTGGATCCGTCAATCGTTAACGCAACGACCGCAAGCGCTGGTGTAGGTTCGTCGGGGCAGGTTGCTGCTCTTGATAGTTCTGGCCGCCTTGACATAACGATGATGCCGGTAGGCGTTGTTGCAGAAACAGCGTTGATCACTGCAAGTGAGGCACTTGCATCAGGTGACTACGTCAACGTGTGGAACAGCTCTGGTGCAAAGGTTCGTAAAGCAGACGCCACGGTTGCTGGCAAGGAAGCAATGGGTTTCGTTCTTGCATCGGTTGGTAGCGGTTCTCCAGCAACTGTATACTTTGAAGGTACCAACACGGCTGTTTCTGGCCAGACAGCTGGCAATGTGTTCCTGTCAACAACGCCGGGCCAAGGCACATCAACACCTCCGTCTGGCTCTGGTAACGTTGTTCAACCAATTGGTTTTGCTGTCAGCGCAACAGCCGTCAACTTTAACGCATCCCGTCCTGTAACGCTGGCCTAACATGACAACAGCTAAGCCGATCATCGTTGTCAATGGACAACTGCAGGAAATGTCGCCAACGATCCAGATTGATCCTATCAATCTGGGTGCCGGCACACCTGACGGCACGAAGTTCTTGCGCGATGATGGTACGTTTGTCACGCCAACGGTGGTTGCGCTACCACCTAGTATTGCACGCACATTCATGATGATGGGGGCCTAATGGCTGACGCATTCAAAATTCTAGGCCAAGCAATCCCCGCCGCTACGACGCTGACGGACGTGTATACCGTCACTACTGGCGCAATGGCAACCGTGTCCACGGTTACGTTCTGTAATCAATCAGCAAACGCAACAACAGTACGCATGGCTGTAGCTGTTGCGGGAGCAGCAAACACACCTGCACAGTATGTCGTAATGGACGCCTCCGTTCGTGGCAACGACACTCTAACACTAACGATCGGGATGACTCTCGGATCAACTGACGTTCTGCGTGGTTATAGCGCTAACGGACAAGTGTCAATCAACGTTTTTGGTGTTGAGGTACAATAATGTCCGCAGGATCAATCCTCAATCTGTCACCAAGTGAAGGCACCACAGGCCAAGCAGTTCCAGGAGTTGCTCAATTGTTGGGCTACTCCAGCGGCGGTACGTTAACAGGTGTTGCTGTTTCAGCCGGTCTGCCCGTATCACTAAACCAGATTTACTACCCCTCAAGCGCCGCCAACAGCAGCACCGTCCAGCTCGCAGCAGGCGCCTCATTCACAGGCTCAATTGAAACGATCCTGAGTCTCCAAGCGGCGCAGATTGAAATCGTTTGCGATCAACCGTACACTGTAACGATCAACCAGTACATCGATGCTGCAGGAACGAAGCTGTCGAGCACAGACGTGTTCACTATTGGTGCAGGCGTACCGTTTTCTCAGAACGTAACGCTGCCAGGCAACTACTTTAATTTGGTTGTAACAAACAATGGTGTTGTACCAACGACAACGCTGACGATTAACACCACGTTTGGTATCATGGATACGTTGCCGCGTACGCTTACGCTGCTTGGTAATGCTCGCGTCGCTCTGAATGAAGTTGGTGGCACTGCACTGACGCTTGGACAAAAGACGTCCGCGGGCTCCATTCCCGTCGTCCTCCCATCGGATCAGGTCGTCATAGTACAAGACACAGACAGCTCCGTTGTGTACTCCGCAACGTTGAATGCTATCGGTTACGGTACGTCAATCGACACCTCAGGCGCAGGTGCTGTAACGTTCCAATTTGTCGGCTCCGGCTTCTGGAACATTGGAATTGAAGGTAGTAACAACAACACCAACTGGGCTCCCGTGTTGATCCAACGCCTGGACAGCAACACTCTGACAGAATATGTTGGTCATGCTGGCAACTTTGCCGTTAAGACCAGTACGCGCTACCTACGTCTGAACGTTCGCGCGATCGTTGGAACGGCTACAGTCACAGCAGTAGCCCGCAACACTGTGGGGCCAAGCCCGTCAGACTTGCTAGCTCTTGCTCTTGATTCAGAACACAACGTCCAAATGAACGTCAACTTGGCATCCGGCCTAAAGACGGACGCTGTACAGGCGATGGTTCCGAGCGACGCCCCACTGCCAATCACGATTCAAGCAGCTGTCAACACGCCGTTCATCATTGACACGCAAGGTTACTCAACATTGCACTTGACCACTGCTGCTCTTGCAGGTGCACTAACGTGCTCCAACGATAAGGTTACGTGGTCTGCTTTGCAGGCTGTACCAATCGCAATTGCCGCACCAGTGAGTTCGATTGTGGCCAACACTGGTTACGTGATCAACTGCTCGGCACGATACATTCGTATCGTGCCGACGACTGCTGGTACAGCAGTCGGTTACCTGCGCGCCGCCGCTCCTGCCCTAACTACGTCAAACATCGCATTCGTTGGTAACTCACTGACCGCGTCGCCAGGCCTTGCCGGCGCATTTGCAGTTGGTGGCGGTACAGCTGCTGGCGCCGCTACATCAATGTACCCGGTTCTTGTAGGTGGTGTTGATACCGGCGCCCTCGTTCGTCGTCTCCTAACAGATACTGCAGGCCGTCTTGCTGTAGCAGCCGATCAGGTTGGCTCGGGTGTTCGCGCTCCAAGTACACAAACGTCATATTTGAACGGTGCAGCACTAAATATACAGGACACGTCGCAGTTTGAAGGTCAATCATTCGTAGAACTGCTGGCTCAGATCCTCCTCGAACTGAGGATTATGAACCAGTATATGTATGATCTGCCAGAAACCCTACAGAGCGGTTATGGCTTTACCTCTGAACCGCAACACTTCCGTGCTGATACCACGGTATTCAACCTATAACCCGGAGAGAAACTCATGCTAGTACAATCACAAGTCGGTCCAGTAACAGCCGTTACTTCTATTTCAGCAGGTACCCAGCCGCCTCTGCGTGCTGGTCAGATGGGTGACGTTATCGTCTCCGAACTGCACGGCCGTTACTACGAAACCTCATATCGTCGCGCGCTGTACGCAGCTGCCAACCAGGCTGCCCAGGCAACAACTGTTGCTCTTGCAACAACCTACACTGGCCTCTGCTTGTCAAATCCTGCTGGCTCTACAGTCAACTTGGTACTGAATAAAGTTGGCCTCACACTGACTGTTGCTCCTGCCGCCGCCGCTTCGCTTGGCATCATGACTGGTTACAACAGCACAACCAACGTGACCCACACCACGCCTGTGACACCTCGTTCACAGTTCTTCGGTGCTGGTGCCGCTGGTATCGGGTTGGTTGATGCTGCCGCCACTCTACCAACCGCTCCCGTGGTCAACACGATGCTGATGGGTGGTTTCACAGCTGCCGCTCTGCCAAGCACTTCCCCAGCTCTAATCGACTTGGAAGGCTCGATCATTCTGCCTCCGGGCGCCTACGCTGCGATCTACACACTGACGGCCGTTACTGGTATGTTCAGCTTCCAGTGGGAAGAAGTTCCAATCTAATCGTACGTTGGTTAGACGAAGAAAAAGGGCCATATGGCCCTTTTTCTGTTTATATCATCGCCCACAGTTTCATCCCGTTGTCTATCATCGCTTCTTGGATCTCGTTCAGATCTTTTCCTTGGTCAGCACAGGACATGGTTTGGGCGATTACCCAGATGCACGCTGCCGTCGATATCAAGCATCCGGTCTTCACGAACCTTAACTTTGATGTAGAACCCATCATCTTTGCACCGTTGCAGAGCCATCTTTTTTGTATTGATCGAATGGGATTTCTGGCTCCAGGTTGGCTAGTTTAATTTTGTGGAGTTTCATAGTCGCGCCTGCGCTTTCATCCCTGCATCCAGTAGTTCTTCTTGGAATTGATTGATGTCATGGTGTGAGACGTCAAAGTTGATGTTGCGTTTTGACCGCACAATGTGTACTGATGAAATTCCTGGGATTAGTGCTAGCCCAAGGATGTTGGTCATATTAGGAGACAAGTATACTCCCTCCTTGACTACGAGGGCCTTGTGCGTCTTGTGAATGCCAGACAATGACTGGATATTCTCTAGGTACATCAGATTCAGGAACCTCCCAATCTTCGTTGGCATGTGCTCCAACGAAGTCAGCTTAGGATTATACTTGATGGATAGCATGCCGCCAACTTGTGAAGGTGCAAATGCCAAAGTCGTCAGCTGACGACTCATAGACATGTCACCACCAACCACAGATGGAGCTCCCCTCAACGTTGTCAGATAAGAGCAGTAGAAGTTACCTGTCACAATGCCAAATTGCACAGGTAACACACTTTCGTCGTAGCTGATACTACCATTAACGTGAACAATCCCGTCCTTATCAGCGTTCCATTGACCGGCAATGTTGAACCGATCCATCACTCTATCGAGGTCCCCAGGGAACGTTGCAGACGTTGAATCAAGAATTTCGGTTAAGCGCATAGCAATCCTTCTTTCAAGTTATTTATCTGACCCCGTTGACTCAATAGGCTAAGTGACGGATAGTCAACGAACTGATTTCAACATCGCGATTGCAACTTTTCTTGCAGTTGCCATAAATACCCATACAGACAATCACGTCTACCAAATACAAGAGTTACACGAAATGTTCACCACAACTGTTATCACCGTCAAGGTCGTGACAAATGCGATTAAAAATTCGCAGGGGACTCTTCGTACCAATTAAGCATCTGCTAATTAACACAAGAGCCCCGCAGAACTAGTTTCTCCGGGGCTTTTTTGTTAGTTTGTCGAAATTGAAACCAGCTCGATTCCGCGCGTCAACATGCGAACCGCGGCAGCATTTCAACCAGATACTGTTCTTTTACAATTTGCGCACGTTTTGGGCTTGAAGCTTTAAGGTGAAGCAGCGGACTTTTAATCCGCAGAAGAGGGGTCAGTACCCTCCAGGCCTACAAATGTGTCTATTGCTCCGTCCGGGCTGGCTTGGTGAAGGCCTCTGACTGTTAATCAGAAGGATGCAGAAAATGCATGCGAGGATCGTAACCTCGGGACGGAGCAATAGACACTTAGACAATTCCTCTTTAGCTCAGTTGGTAGAGCGTTGCACTGTTAATGCAAATGTCGTTGGTTCGAACCCAGCAAGAGGAGCCAAATTTGGGATGCAAGCTTTAAGGTGAAGCAACTGGCTCTTACCCAGTAGAACTCGGTTCAATACCGTGGCGTCCTACCACTCTTCCGTTGGTGTAATTGGCAACACAGCTGGCTTTTACGCAGTCGTTCTCGAATCGTTGCCGAGGCGGAGGACTTAGACGATTATAGAACAACATAATATCTGGAGACGAAATAGATGATTGGTGTCACGACCCTCTCGCGTGAAGAACGCGTTAAGCTGAAGAAGGCGCTCGAACGAATCGAGGAAGAAGCAACGAAGACGTACGCGATCACACTAAAGATCGTCGTCAAGGAAACTCGCAGTGACGACCTTGCAGAACCGGGAAGTGCAGTTGACAGCATTGTTGACGTGCTGCTACCTGGCTCTGAAAGGCTGGTCGTCCTCAACCTGACGTTCCCTGACGAAGAATAACAGGACAAATTACCGCGTAGCTCAGAAGTAGAGCAACACTCTTACAAAGTGAAGGTCGAGATTGCAAAATTCTCCGTGGCAACAAAATGGTCGCGTAGCTCAATTGGTAGAGCGTTCTCTTGATAGGGGGAATGGTTGTAGGTTCAACTCCTACCGTGGCCACAAATATACCCGCGTAATTCAGTGGTAGAATGCACGCTTGATAGGCGTGAGGTCGTAGGTTCAAGTCCTACCGTGGGTACAATGTTTAGGATACGGTACTATACCATATCGACTCATAAATAACTTCAGCACAGGAGTTAGCATGCAGTCTATGGAAATTATTCGTCAGGTGGAGATTGAGCGGCTTATTGAGGCATATGCTGAAACAGGGTCAATCGCAGGTGTGGGTCGAGTGATGGGAATATCTGTTAAGGCTCCATGTGTTCGCAAGCTAATAAAGCAGCGCCTGGCAGCAGCAAGCCCATCATTAATGAAGGAGCATTCCGCCCGCGGATCGTATAGCATTGAGCAAATAAGAGCTGCAGTAGCGAAATCGATCTGTATGTCAGAAGTGTTGCGAGAAATTGGATTAAGTACACATGGGTCTTGCGCTAATGTAATCAAGCGAATCATGAAAGAACACAACATTCTTTCAGATCACTTTGATCCTGCTTTGGCGCTTCGTAAAGGTAACGCTCGTAGATGGTCACCAGACGAAGTGTTTATCGAGCACAGCCCAATCCCACGGGCCACTCTGCACACGCATGTTAAACGGCATAACGTAATTGGGACACCGGTGTGCAGTGAATGTGGAGTTGCAACTACTTACAATCGTAAGCCGATTTCTCTGACCGTTGACCATATAAACGGCGTTAGTGATGATAATCGAATAGAAAATCTAAGGTGGCTATGTCCAAATTGTCATTCACAGACGAGTACGTATTGTGGGAAGAACAAGTGACGGTGTTTCTTGCAGAGAAGTAAAGAACGGGCCTCTAGTATAGGGGATATTATGCCGTGCTTGCACCGCAGAGACCTAGGGTTCGATTCCCTTCTCTCCTACAAATAAAAAAGACATGCACACGATGCAAGCAAGAAAAGCTTCTACAAGACTTCACACGAGACTCATCCCAAAAAGAAGGACATTATTCTGCTTGTAAATTGTGCAAGCGTTTCACAGCCAGGATTCGTCATAAAGGTGATAATGTGGCGCAGGCGCGAAACAAGCTAAGAGTACAGCAAACATCGCAGATGATTCGTGATAAAAAGTCTTCAGGATGCATTGTATGTGGTGAGCTTGAGCCAGTCTGCTTAGATTTACACCACACGGATCCAAGTAAGAAAGACGTTGATCCAAACAAGCTGTGGAACCGTGTGTGGGATAAGTTCATGCAGGAGGCACAAAAGTGTATTGTCGTGTGTAGTAACTGTCACAAAAAGATTCATGCAGGGATGATCGTCAGCCAGTGTGACGGGACTGCAACAATGTTAAGAGCTGATCAAGTGTAAGTGGTGACACGCCTCTCTCGTAAGGAGGAGAACGGAGTTCAATTCTCCGGATCAGCACAAATTGCCCCTATAGTTAAATGGTATAACAGGACCTTTGTAACGTTCAGTCCACAGTTCGATTCTGTGTAGGGGCACACACTGCAAACAATGGAGGATGCTATGACACAGCTAAACGCAGAACCAATGGAGTACCGCGCAAGTCGGTAAACGGAGTTTCAAACAAGTTCAAACAAGTTCAAACGAATGTCTGAACTTTACAGGCACTTTTCCAAAGACTGGGAGCATGTACTTGATTACTCTGATCAAGCACTACTCGACTTGTACAACCAAGAATCATACGGTGGCCGCGTAGAGTCCAACAACGGATTCGCTGTCGGTAAGAAATGGTTGAACGTCTACGTAACAGCATGGAAACAATCGATCAGAGAAGGTACTCTGTTCGTCCATGAACTGTACGAAGACCCAGGTTTCCCACATTGGTGGCTAGATAGCGTACTGAAGGGTGTGTACGACAATCTAGACGTCTGGTGGCAAGACTACAGCAAGACGAAAGTACATCATGATCTCACAAGCGCTTCATAGCAAGTTTCTAACAAACACAGACGATACGGGCCGATTTGTTGTGTATTCACAGCGAACCGGTCGTCGGTACTACGTTGAGCCGATCGAAACACAACACACCCCCAAGTGGGGTTCAGTTGATCCAGCAACGGGTGAACTGATGCACAAGAAAGGCGATGGCAAGTACCGTGGCGGTGTCTCTCCAAAGGAGAGCCTGGTCACAGCTGAAAACGGGTTCAGCATCATTCATGAGCTTGGTATTGGCGTGAGCCCACACCATGCAATCGATGTGATTGATGCTAAGTATCCAGACAAAGCATAACAGGCCAATGTACAAACAGTGTCCCGGGTTCATTGTTATGCTGTAGTAGGGTTTCCTCACTTTGTCCCACCTATACAAAGTGATACGGGGGCGGGGTGTTTACCGGATAGCATATTACCCTTGCAAGGTTTTGGATCGAGTTCGAGTCTCGACGCCTCCACAAACGCTGTTGATTTACCCTGTTGTAATCGAGAAGATTATGTCACAAATGGGAATAGTCAGGGGCGAGAAATGGAAAAAGCACTCGTGGTATTCGGTTGCACGATAGTTGGCGGTGGTGCTGGCTATCTAGTCAGCCCCGATGGAACTGCCGTGACAATCGGAAGTGCAGTCGGTTTTCTGATTGGCTGCATGTTGGTCAGTGGCAGCGGCGGCGACGGCGGAAGTGCAGCGATCGTTGACCTGATTGACGACCTCACTGACGGCTTCGCAACCAGTCACCACTGACAATTTTTGGGGATTAGTACAGCTGGAAAAACGCTAGCCTTGCACGCTTGAGTCAGGAGTTCGATCCTCCACCAGCTAGAAGTCAAACAAAGACAAATAATAGCTCCATAGCTCAATGGTAGAGCACTGCGTTGACATCGCAGATACGAAGGTTCGATTCCTTCTGGAGCTACCAATTAAAGGAACATGATGATTTACGTCGCAGCACCACACAGCGACCCTGATCTTGCGATCAAGGACGCTAGGGTGCGCGAGTTCTACGAGTTTGAGACCACCAAATATAGTCAGATGCCTGATGATTGGGTCTACTGGCAACAGTACAGTGAGCAAATGCTGAGCAAGTGTGACGGGATGGTCTTGCTGCTGCTAGAAGGCTGGGATAAGTCGACGGGCGTCCTCGCAGAACTCCGTACTGCCGAGACAACGGAATCCCATCCTCGTGACGGATGTCCGCTGGAAGCAGTTGTACGTTCCCGGACAGGGAATCGAATCATTCGTCATCAAACTGATAACCACTAAATAAGTGGTCCAGTTAAGGGAGCCCTTATGCGTCTGCAAGACCTTTCATTCATCACAGAACAACAACTCCGTGAGCAAGCTGTTGCCCAACAGGCTCATGCTTTGCTAGAATCTGCAACTCCTGAGGAACTGATTTTGTCGGAACCTCGCAGCGCAGAAGACGTAATTGCGGAGTTGTACAAGTGATCGAAGTTCGCACGTGCATCTTGTTTCGTAAAACCTCGGTACAGCACTCACGTGATCCGCGAGTGCGCGACAAGATCGTAGACTTCATCCGATTCAAGTCAGAGCACCCCCTTGAGTTGTATGGCTCGAAGGATCGTGCGTTTGCTAATGAAGGCAACTTGCGTGGTTTCATCCACGCAGGCCTAACGTTTGACGTTTCGATCGTGTACAAGATTGGGATGGTCGGTGGTAAGCGGACGTTGGATCTGTACGGCGTGTTCTCCCACGACGAGCTTGGTACAGGCCAGCCTCGTAACATCAATCGTCAACGTTCTGCTGGTGAAAAGCTGCGGAACCAAGAGATGGAGTAACGCTCCATCTTTCATGCTCTGTTAGTATAGTGGGATAATAACTCCTTGGTACGGAGTAGACACAGGTTCAATTCCTGTACAGAGCACAAAACATCGCCTGGTGAGCGTAGCGGGTGACACCTCCTCTCCTACAAAGAGGTATTGCAGGGTTCGAACCCAGCCGTGGCCACCATCTAAAGGAACAAACGTGCGCAATATTGTCCAGTATCCATTACAGTACGATGAGGTCGTCACGAGCGCTTGAGCGCACAGCTCAAGCGCTCGCTGAAAAAGAAGCCGGTACTTGCGGGAGCATTGACGCACACGTGTTGAATTGGCTGCACCGGTTTGTGTTGAGCAACAAGACCAGGATGATCGATGAACTCGCAAACGCTGACCAATACGGCCGCAACCGTCCTTGCCAGGCCTGATCGCCTGGCGTACCACGCAACGTCGTACGACGAAGTATACCAATACTTCCTGATGCGCAACCTTCAACTTGCTCCTCACGGCTTTCGTTGGTCGTTTGAGTTGACGCCACAAGAAGGTGGCTACACAACACATCTAACCAGCCAAGATGGTACCACGTATGATTCGTTTTATGTAACGAATCAAGGTAAGGGTGTTGGCAGGCGACTACTCAAGCAGTGCCACAACAAAATCATCACAATCGGCGATTGCCAAATCGTTGAGTGGCTCCGTCATCATGACGCGAACTTTGAAGTGATTCATGGTGTCTTTGACACCGTAGAATACCAGATGATTCAGCGGACGTATGGCAACGAGCGCGCTAAACGTAGCGGTGTGTTTAAGATGAACCACATCGACGAAGGAATCTACATTCTGTCCAAGCTCGGCGCATCGTCAATCGCACAGAAAGCGTTCTGCTTGCATCCCCTGCTGCAGCTGGATCCTGACCTCGAAAAGAACTTCGACGTCATCGTCGCACAGTGTGACAAGCGTGCTGTTGCGCTGGCGATGGAGTACCGGAATATCGCCAACGCATACCTTAGCCGTCGGGAGATCGATACGCTGGAAGAAGTTGCCCTCAGTCCTCTGGAAGGCGTCAACCGCATGTTGGTTGCTGACAAGATCCAAAACTATAAGGACTTTATGGCACATCACTACGAAACGCACCCGCGTCGTCGTGAACTGAACGAGTACTTCCACAATTGGTTCGAGCGTTTGGGTGAAGATCGAATGGGCAATCTGCATTGGGTTGACTGGATCGCAAGCCTCGAATCCCTCCACACCAAGTGAGCAACTATGAAAATGATCCTCCCACCACCGCACGCGTCAAATACAACGTTCCCTCTACTGACGATCAACGTCGGCGAGGTGTGGCACGTTCGATTTCCTGAAGAGACGCGTATTCGACGTGTCTTGGTCGAATCGTTCACGGAGCGAGTGATCGAGCTGCGCGTGTACAAGGACGGGCACGGTGACTCGAAGTTCAAGTTCCGTAGCTACATCGTCGATGACCTGCAGTGGATTCATCAGCTCGCTGAACCCGATCCTGAATCTGTTGACTGACACCTGCCGTTTTCAGGAAGATGGGCTGACTTAACAAGAAAGGTCAGTCCATGAGCTCACTAGCAGATGTCGGAATCCCTGGGGTTGGCACGGGAATTCTTCAACCAAATTTAGCATACAAGTTCCGTGTACGGATCGTTGAGAATGACGTTCAGTACAACGAGCTGTCAATGCAAGTTGTATCAACATCAGATTTTGGATATTGGTCATCCCAGTACGGTGGACACCGCCTAACCGTCGTATTCCAAGACGACGTAACTAACCAGGCCGCCCGCCGGCTAGTTGATCTGCATGCACGAGGTGCAAAGATTGACGTGTTCGTAGACATTTTAGACGGCAACGACACCGTTACACGCACGCACGCTTTCAACGACGCAGTGATCGCCGGCGACCTCGTATTTTCACCGTTGGATTACGCTGGTGGCGGTTCTCCCGAACAGTTCGTGTTCAACAGCAACAATCGCGACGATAACCCTTTACGAACTATGCTAAGTGGCAGTAGGGTAGAGTTTTATAAGCGCGATCACAAGACGGGCGTAAATACGATCACCGCAACGTTTTTTGCACAGCAGTACCAGGTTTTGTTCCCCCAACCGACTAAGGAATAGTCATGCAATAGGTTTTTGAAAAGGTCGTTATCGTGTTTCACTTTAACAAGGCTCATCTAGCGGATCCGACGATCCCAATGTGGGTGTTGAAAGTGAAGGGTGAGTCACACTATGTGTCGCACGTTGAAGTGCAACCCGGGTGTGGGATTCTCCACGAAGGAAACTCCTGACAATCCACACACCGAAGGTGCGATCAAGATCAAGATCAGGGGGAATCTAAAATTGTTCACCAACGACCAAGGAGAACCTGAAGCATTGATCTACTGACATGCGCAAATATCGAATCGTGTGCCGCGTATATGGCGATGGCTCCTGCACGTACACACCTCAGTATAAGGTGCGGTTTTGGCCGTTCTGGCTCCACTTCACAGACAATTACCCACAATGTCCTGAGGTGTTTAACCAGCTGCACGAGGCACGGGAGTTTGTGATGCTTGAGATTAATCGAGAGCGTTCACACACGTTGGTATCAACCTACATTGAAATGTGCGCCAAGGAATGATCAAGTACTTGTACCGCTATCGGTACGTGCTGTTTGATGCAGCGATAGTGGCAGCGGTAATTTGGACGATCTGGCAGTTTTCACTACCGCCAATCACCGTTGTCTCTTTCCTGCTCGCATACCTTGGTATGCGGCACACTGTATCGAGGCAGCATGATCGCGAACAGCGCGAACTCGCTGTTCGCATTTTGCTTGAAAACGCGAAGTTCCACACAGAACAAAATTCAGGCAAGACCGCCGTCAAGGCGCTTCCCGTTTACCGAACGAATTGGTTTACAGGTAAGCAAACTGGTGAGATAATCGGCGCTCGCATTTTGTATTCCGATGGTCCATCGTCTGAATCGGATGTGTTCACGACACCAACGTTCCTCAGTTTCATGTTCACCATCAATCCTGTCGTAACACGCAAGCAACACGTCAATCATGCTGACCACCAATTTCACACACACCACGCAGCGTCTACCAAACGGTGGCGTTCAGATCGTTCTGACACGGCTGGAGGACGGTAAGACGCATACGATCGTTGAGCGCCGCACGTCGTACTATGACGATACTGCTCTTGCACGGCTCGTCCAACAAATGGAGTCATTTACGGACGAGTGTTGCGAATGCTACTTCCCAAAACCTCGCAAGACGAAGGAAGAGAAGAAGGCTGAAAAGGTCGTTGTGGAGAGGGCTCCGTTGACGAAAGAACAGCTTGAAGAACGGGAGAAGCAAGCGAAGGCAAAGGCTGAAAAGGCCGAGCGCGCGGCTGCTCGTGAGTTGCGAAAAGCTGAAAAGCGAGAACAAAAGATGAGGGAACGAAATGGCAACATGGTTACCGATGTCGACTGTGCCACTTGATGGCACAGAGGTTCTGCTGAAGACGAACATTGGTGTCGTCTCCGCGTGGTGGGCCACTCCTGTAATTACTCATGACTACTTCGACGGTGATGACATGGAAGGGTGTGAGTGGATATGCTATGACGATAAGTTCAGAATTCAAGTTGAGTGGTACAGTGATGCACCAAATGGTGAAGAATTCTGGCATAGCAGCGCTGGGATCACTGGCTGGATGCCAATTCCTCAATAAATAGGTTAATTGTCCCCGCCTATTGGATAGTAGTCGCTCTTCTAAAGCGACGGTGAAAGTTCGACTCTTTCCGGGGGCACACACTCCCTCATCTTGGGAGCACAACCGTCGAGGACACGCAGACGTTAAAACAGTGGTGGGAGTCCAGTGGAAGCCTGGTACCGAATTGATAAATAGTCCACTAACCTAAGGGGCTATTGATGAAATTCCTGAAGACTATTGTGGCAGCAGCTCTGTTTGCCATTTCTACAGCACAAGCGTGCACACCCATCACTCTAACAGCTGGCGCTAAAGGCAACAGCATTTGCTGGGGCTCTGAAACGTGGAATGAAGCTGCGAACAACGGTAAGTTGATGTCGCAGACGCTGAACTTCTACGCTGCAACAACGAATCCGTCAGCACCACTGATCATCTACTTCCACCCAAATGGTGGTAGCAGCTATATTGACCAGAAGCAAAACCCAACACTGTACAGCCAGATTGTGCAACCTGCATTGGCTGCTGGTTACGCTATTGCTTCTGTAGAGTTCCGTCATCCGGTGGACAACGACAACGTACCAAACCGTGTTTCAGATCCACGCGTTCCTCACTGGGACGCCGCCCGAGCAATCCAGTTCTTGCGTGCTAACGCAACAGCCCTTGGCATTGACAAGCGCAATGTATTCGTGGTGGGTCATTCACGTGGCACACTATCGATGTGGACGGCTATGCAAGATGACATGGCGATCTCCAATAGCCCCGACGCTATTGCTCGTGAATCAACACGTGTTCGCGCAGTTTGGGCATATCAAGGTCAGACCTCATACAATCCGGTGGAATTTGCAGAGTGGTTCCTAATCCCGTCTGACCGTGCTCAAGCAGAAACAGGCTTTGAAACGCTGCATCCAAAGTGGCAGCAATTTGGTAGCGCCGTTGCATCCGTTACCCCCGATGATCCTCCGGTTCACCTACGCTACAAGCAACAGTTCATGCAGGGGTTCATTTCGTATCAAACAATGACGACAAAGTTCAACCCTGAACACTATCCTGATTTTGGCGTTCAATTGTGCACGCGGTACACACAAGTGAATAATCGAAATGAGTGTGTTGCAGAGCAGCTAATTCCTGAGACAGGTGCATACACGGGAATGATCGACTTTTTCAACAAGTACCTGATCCCTTAAGCTAACAAAAACGGCGTTGTCGACAACGCCGTTTTTGTTTACGATAATGGAATGTCTGCCTATCCATTAACTGTCTCGATCCCGTTTTGGCCGTACAATTTCAGGTTCAACAAAATGACCTGAGGTTCAGTAATGGCATTGATGTTGCGGCTGATATGACGCATGTGATTGTCACTCAATTCCAACAGTTAGACCCAACACTGTCACGATTGCATATCATTGGTGCTATCAATGGTATGCGTGCTCGCTTACGTTTGTCGCCAGAAGGGCGTCAAGCTGATCAAGTACGAAATTGAACATAATGGAAGTTCATACATAAGTATACAAGGCCTGGTTGAGTGGTGTTAACCAGGAATTTGAAACAAGGAGCACCAACATGAAGACAATTGTCGAAATCCACTCCGCTGAAGGCGGTGACGACAGCAAGTTGTTTGTTAAGGACCTAGCACAAGCATACGGGAAGATGTTCAGCCGTTTTGGCTGAAAGCACCATGTTGTGTTAGATACTTCGGGAGAGGTCCACATAGAAGTAAGTGGCACTGATCTAACGCAGCTTAACAATGAACCAGGAGGTCATCGCCTCCAGCGTATTCCACCAACTGAACGCAAGGGTCGCGTCCATTCCTCATCGGTAATGGTTGCCGTAATCCGTGTTGATCAATATGCCCAACCTGACTATTCGAAGATTGATCCGTCGGACTTCAAGATTGAATGGTACTCGGGAACAGGTGCAGGTGGACAACATCGCAACAAACACCAAAACAGCATCCGCTTGACCCATGTTCCTACAGGAGCAATGGTCACATCTCAGTGTCGTAGTCGAGAGAATTCGTACGCTGAGGCAATGCAAGAATTGATCAAGCGTCTGCAATCGGACGCAAAGTACCGCAGCATTGTGGCACAGTCAATTGAACGCAAGAAGCAGATGGGCTCTGGTATGCGTGGCGACAAGGTACGGACGTACCGGTTCCAAGATAACATTGCGACTGATCATCGCACAGAGAAAAAAGTTCCGCTGTCCAAAGTAATGGACGGTAATTTTGATTTGTTGTGGTAATTAAGTGCGGAAGGTGAATAGTGTTTGACCGTTAGTCGTCTTGACGGCAACGCGTGACGATAATCTACTGGCGATACGCCGATAGATGGACGCACGCTTCGGGTCGGGTGTAGCAAATCCCACTGTTTGATGTATTTGTGTTCAAGCACGGGTTTATTCCGCCGAAGCAGTTTGCTAAATTGTTCCATCGGCATGATTGGTCCGCAGAAGTTGTGTACGAGGGGAATATGAACCATCAATTCATCAATGACGTGCGTACCGGCAAGTACCCAGTTTATGAAGGGGTCATTTGCAAAGGTGCTGACTGGACAGCTAAAATCAAAACGATTGAATTCCTAGATCGTCTCAAAGGTGAGAATGAAGGATTGTGGAACATCGAAAAGGATGAGTAAATTGGCTAAAGATCGACCGTTTATTGAAATCAAGGTGTCAGGTGCGACGGGAGCTGGCAAGAGCGCAGTTGTGCAATTGATTGCCAAGGCTCTACAGGACGCGGGGATGCAAGTGTCCGCGTTGACGTTGGATCATGATTTTCGCACTCCTAAGCGGCATCAGCGGGCGATTGAATCGATCGCTGCGAAGGGTGCGCTGGTTGGAATCGAGGAATATGTACCCGCATGTTACTCGAACACGATCACGGATGGGCACCAGTGGGTCCGTCACCTTGACGACATGATGACCAACGGAAGTGGGGTGTGCCACACATTCCTTGAAGCGGGTGGCCCCAACGCGCCAACGGCTCCTGAAGATCCAATTGCTGCATATGACCGAGCAATGAAGGTAATCTGATGCCAACAGCCAAAAAGCCAGCGATGCGTAGGACGGGACTGCTGTGTGAAAAGCATGGTGGTTCTGTCAAGCCATATGATGCGATGTGGTGCTGCGACGAATGTGCAATCGTGGGGTACCTGCCATGTGTTAAATGTAATGGTAACGCTCGTGGCTTTGGAGAAGCGTTGTTTGCTGTTGCAGGATGTGAAATGTGTGATGAATTTGTTTGTGGGACTAACGTAGATGTGCGTATGCTTTGGAATGCAGGCGTGCGCGGAAAGGTAAACTAATGGTGCATTCAGATTACAATGCGGATGTCACGATGCGCAGCAAAACGATGAGCTTCCCGGACATGCAGGATCTATTCGAGCATCTCAGAGCACTTGCCGACCGGTACAACATTACGTTCACGTTGCGCCAAAAAGTAAAGGACCATTTTGTGGTCCTTTACGATGTAAACCCAACGGTTGGCTTTACTGCGTCACAGCTGGCTGTTGTTCAGTGGGAGCGGGGGAGCTCTTTGATGCAACAGGAGCGGCCTTACCTGAACGTAGACCAGAGATCACTGCCGCGTCATCTGCAGGGAATCCTGCAGCGCGAAGCTGGCGTTGGAGAGCGGCGCGAACCTTGTTCAGGTTCACAAACGTGGCAGACATCCACTTCTTCTTGTCTGCTGGGTCCGGAAGAGTGCTAACGATCTTCAACGCACGGCTGCAAGCGTCGAGACGCTTGATCAGTTCGTCCAGCGACAGATCATCACTGAGCTCCACAACTTCCATGAGTGACGAGTAAGTGGGGTTGTCAGTGCTATCTTTGGCAAGACCAGCAAGCTGTTTTAGGCGGGTTGTATCCATGTGTTTGATCTCCAAATAGGATATTTATGCTAACATTGTTTCTTGATACAGAGTTTTACCGACTTCGGAAGCCGAATGGAATGCAGCAGTACTACAACATTGACCCGCGCCAACACCATGCGCTCGTTGATGCAAAAGCAAACCACCATGGCTGGTGGCAAGGATATCAGGCAGGACTACAATGAATAACACGATTGACAAACTCCATGGCGGTTTATACGGCGCCTTAATTGGTGACGCCGTTGGTGTACCGTATGAGTTCAAGACAACTCTACAGATCCCCCACCCCCCAACGATGGTTCCACCACCTAAGTTCAACCGATCGTATCTTGGCGTCCCTCCTGGCACGTGGTCTGATGACGGTGCGCTGACGCTATGTCTGATGGAATCGTTGTTGAAGGCCGACGACTGGCTGGATACCGACTGGGTGCACGCGTTCGGACACCGGATGTCAAGGTGGCGATACGAAGGGTACATGACGCCAGACAACAAGAAGTTTGACATTGGAAACCAGACCTCGGAGGCAATCCGTCTCCTGGAGTTTGGCCTTGATCCACTCGAGCTGACGTATACAGAATACGAAAACGGCAACGGCGGCTTGATGCGTGCACTTCCTGTTGTTCTGGCGTTGTGGAAGTCGGAAGATATCGACCTAATCTGCGCCGTCTCGGACATGCATCACATGGTGTCGCACGGCCATCCAATCTCGTTGATCTGCGGTCAAATCTACGTAATGACAGCGATCATGCTGCTGCGTGGCGATAAGTTTAACGACGCCTTCTGGGCTGCCGTTGACATTGTTGAAGCTCGGTGTGACGATACCGAATGGCAAGGGCATTTCGCTACTGTCCTTGCAGGGAAAGACGAAGAGCCTCGCGGCACGGGATACGTTGTTGACACGCTATGGTCGGCACGTTTTGCAGTGCAAAGTTCGCTGATGGGCGATAACACGTTCATGAATGCAATCGAACGCGCCATCCTTCTCGGTAACGACACAGACACAACTGCATGCGTGGCAGGTGGATGGGCTGGTATCATCTACGGCTGGAAGGGCATTCCTCAAGAGTGGCGTGATGGGTTGCGCGGTAAAGACCTCGTTAAGCCAATGGCAGATCGACTGGTGGCACTAAATGACTGAATACGTTAAGCAGGTAATTGTCGTCCGCAAGGACCTTAAAATGCCGAAGGGCAAGATTGCAGCACATGCTGCCATGGCTCCTCTGCTGAAGATGATGGACAAAGACTTTGGTACCAGTGAAACGGAAGGTTGGATGCTTCGATTCAAGCACGGAAGCGCTCTCGACAGCTGGTTGAATGGGTCGTACACCAAGGTTTGTCTTGGTGTAGAAGACGAGGAGCAATTGCTTGCCCTGTTCGCAGCCGCAGAACAGGCAGGCTTGCCGTGTGCTTTGATTCGCGACAACGGCTTGACCGTCTTTAACGGTGTTCCGACGAACACCTGCATTGCGATTGGTCCTGACTACGAGAGCAAGATCAATTCGATCACGGGACACCTTCCTCTGCTGTAAATACGCTACCAGCGTTGCTAATATTGGCCAAGAAGCTTGCCAGTATCATTGCTTCCATAGTTTAGCGGTAAAACCCCCGGCTTATACCCGGTATAGCTCTAGATAAGGGCGCGTCGTAGGTTCGAATCCTACTGGAAGTACTTTTTGGAATTATGGGATACAATAGTCCCCGCACATAAATATCTCCATAATTATGGAGATATCATGAGTCTAACCCAAACGTTAATGCAAATGCCTGACGCAGAGTTGGCGCTGCTAATAGCGCAATCCTCATCCAAGCACGCTGTCTTGGCGTCGTTAGGTTTCAAGTGTGAAGATTGGCGAGCTTACAAGTATTTAAGCCTGTTTATTGAGCGAAATCATGTTGATACCACTCATTTCAAATCTGCAGGCCGCCCCGTCAGGTATACGGTAGAGGAGGTTATCGATGCTGTGCAACAGTGCACAAATATCTCACAAGTTCTACGAAAATTGGGGCTAAGTGAAGTGGGTGGAAATGCCCGGACAATCAAAAATCTGATTGAGAAACATCAGATTTCAACAGTGCACTTCACTTCAGCCAGGATTGGGGTTACGCGTTCCAGCGAAGACATTCTATGTAAAAATAGCACCGCATCTAGAACGGTGGTACGACATCATATCATCGTGACAAAAGCCATTCCGCACGTATGTCAAATGTGCAATAATTCAGGGGTGTGGAACTCTACCAAGCTAACATTGGAACTAGACCACATCAATGGTGATCGAACCAACAATGAAGTTTCAAATTTGAGATTCTTGTGCCCAAACTGTCATTCTCAAACACCAACATTTAGAGGAAAGAACAATACCGCGCGGGATGCATGACCTCTCCAGATAAGAGAGTTGTAATGTGGGTTCGATTCCCACCGCTGGTACTTACTCTCGAGCGGCAACAGTTTCATTGTACTTGCGGCGGGTTTCTTCAGACCATGTCGTTCCAAGATGCGTTCCATCCTTCCCAAAGTTTGGATTCTTCTCGCCTAACTTGGTTTCTGCCAACTTTGCACGGTGTTCGTCAGTTCGAGGAGGGAGCTTTCGTCCCTTCAATGGCGACACCCTGCCTTTGAGTGGTGACACCTTTCCTACTCTAGCCTCCTTCATTCGTTGTTTGGTTTCCTCAGAACGCTTGACGCCCTTCTTGGCGTCATTGATACGCTGCTTGGTTTCCTCTGATAGAACTTTGTTATCTCCTCCTGTAGTTAAGCCGTCGTACAAACGATGGTCGGCAACGACGGCCGGTTGAAGAGCGTTGCAGGTAAGAAGGTCGTCAAGATCGCTGTCAATTTGTCGGCGGCAACGTCGACACCGATGTCGAAGGGTGATGACTGGTACTCGATGGCTGGTTGGTCTCCAACGGAACATCGTTGGAGACCGGCAATCCGCGACAAGTCGTCTGTTGTCGATCAATTGTCTGGTCCGTACCGGGGTGGAATGACCCAGTAACTTGTTGTCGTAAGACACAAAACTACGTAATATGGGAGGCTGCTTAGCACAGCCTCCCCCTGCATTTGGGGATAGGGTTAGTGTTAAATCGACCCAATAAGTACGACAACAATAACTAAAAGGTACTATATGACACTAATCACATACTTAACAAAAGCATACAGGAAAGCTGTAGGTTGGTTTGTTACTAAGCGCGACAACCGAATCTGGGAAGAACGGCTCGCTTCAAAGCTAAAGCTGTTCACTGCGAACGACCATGCATGGGTTACCCCCGTGTTGCAGAATGAGATTGCGTTTATTCGCAGCTCGTTCTCGAACTACAAGTTCGACTCATCACAGCAGGCGCTGCAGACAGATGAAGTGGCAACAATGGTGTTTAATGCCACTGTGTACGCATGCTTGGAACTAGTCCCTCTGAGAGGACTAGTTAGTATTCAACCATTGCAAGGTCCCGTCGGATTGGTATACCGGGCGGCGTACAAGTATCAAGATCCCGCAGTACAGGACAGCCAGTCGCTCCACCTTGAAGTGCTCAAGCACGCCGTTGAGGCAAAGACTCACAAGCTGGCAGCAAGGTTTAATGTTGAGGCAGCACAAGACTTATTCGCGATCTACGGGATTGACATCGCAGACGGGATTGCACGAGCCCTTGGTGCTGAAGTTGCGTACGAGTTGATTGCAGAGGTCCTCTGTGATTTGAACAAGATCGCAACCCACCGTCAGACAGTATCAGGCCTGCCGCACGATGACAATGCGATCATGATCAACGCAGTTGCGAATACAATTGCATCAACTACCCGTCGCGGCGCGGGCAACTTTATCGTCACATCTCCAAGGGGCGTCGCTCTACTGCAATCTGTATCGAAGAGTGGCTATGTCAAAACACCGGACTCTGAGCAGACGCACACCTATGCGCTGAGGCAAGTCGGTACTCTCAACGGCCAAATGCGTGTGTACGTGTCAATGGTTGACATGAACGATAGTTCACCAAACATTGAATACCTGATCGGATACAAGGGTCCTAGCGACGTTGATGCGGGATACGTCTTTAGCCCGTACAATCTAGTGGTATATAGTGGCGCCACGATTGATCCGAATACATACACCCCAATGATCAACCTCATGACTCGGTACGGTAAGACGGGTATCCAGTGTGATCCAACGACATCGAGTGAATCTGCGGATTACTACGGAGTGGTCACGGTTGAGGATGTATCGTACGCTGTCCCTGTTCCTGCGGTTGACTTACCCGCATGGGTTAGAAGATAGTCCCGTCGCTTGTGAAAGCACAACATACCTATAAGGAAACAATCATGTCATTCACGTTCACCGCCGTTGGCACCCGAGCCACAATTCCTGCTGGCAAGCAGATCATCAAGAACGGTACACCTGCACGTCAGACTCGTCCAAGCGAAGTCACGATCGTCAAGGCTGAACCAGCCCGCCGTGGCAAGACCCGGATCTACTGGAAGTCAATGGGTTACCTGAACTCTACTCTGGTCTAATACGCCAGAACACCAATAAAAGCCGCCGCTGCGCGGCTTTTTGCATATCTGGAGAGACGGAATGGTGACGGAGACAGAACGCAATGGATAAGTAGGTGTATAAACTACACTAAAATTTACCAGTCGCTCGTAACTCGAGCCAAGAATCGACCACCGCTGACTACGTATGTTGAACGTCATCACATTCTCCCGAAGTGCATGGGTGGTTCAGATAACCTGGTTGATCTTACACAACAAGAACACTTTGTTGCTCATCAACTGCTGGTGAAAATGCACCCAGAACGTCCGTCGTTAATTTGGGCATTAGCCTGTATAATGGGCGGAGAGCGTCGAAACAACAAATATTATGGTTGGATCCGAACGTGTTTTGCTGTAGAAATGAGCAAACCAAAGTCTGTAGAAACTCGGCGTAAGATGAGTGAGTATTGGTCTGCTTATCGTAAAGCCAACCCCGTATCTGATGAAGAACGACAACGGATGCGTGAGCGAAATCTTGGCAAAAAACTTTCCGCTGAAACCAAGGCTAAATGCAGTGCAGTGCACAAAGGTAAGGTATTCTCAGAGGAGCATCGAGAGAATATAGGTAAGGCACGACGTGGCAAGAAAATGCCGCCAAAGACCGAAGAATATAAACAAATGCAACGTGTTTGGGCGGAGCGTAAAGCAGCTGGGGTTGCACGAGGGCCTCACATTAAACGAAGTGCTGAGGAGCTGCGCATTTATAAGCGTGAGCTTGCCCGACAACAGCGCGCTCGTAAGAAAGCTGCACAAGTACAAATTGAGGTATCTGATGATTGAAACGGAACGTAAGTTTTTGGTCACAAACGACGGCTGGAAGAAAGCTTCAGCTAAGAAGATCAAGATCAGGCAAGGCTATCTGGCAAAGTCCAAAGGGATCACAGTCCGAGTACGTATTGCCAACGAAAAGGCATTCATCACGGTCAAGGGAAAGCGTGTCAATCTCTCTTGTCCGGAGTATGAATACGAGATCCCTCTCGTTGACGCGGAAGAAATGATCACGATGAGTGTCACCCTTCTGATCGAGAAGACACGCTACCTAGTGTTCGTCAACGGGATTAAGTGGGAGATCGACGTTTTTAAGGGCGTCAACGCCGGTCTGGTAATGGCGGAGGTTGAATTCGATGAAGGTGTGGCACCTACGCTCGGTCAGTTGCCAACATGGGTTGGCACAGAAGTGTCATACGACAAGCGTTATACCAACGTATACATCGCGGAGCATGTTGTACCCCATTCTCTTTGACCCTTGTATAAACCGGTCTATCGTTGTAGACTTGCGGCACTTTGACAGACCGGGAGATCACAATGGCACACTTTCACCGGGACGAGCGGGGCTTGCTCGTCAAATGCTACCACGAGTCGAAGTCCCAACTTCGCTCCCTTAGCTTTTGGGTTGGGATCACGATCTCATTCCCAATAGAACACTTTATCTGGGAGCATATACCACCTTTCTCCTGGATCACGCAATCACTAGGGTTGTGAGTGCGGTTATACACAAGAAGAACATCATGACACAACGAATGATCAAGTTTCCGAGCATCAGTCAATTCCGCAACGTTGTGCACACGGTTGTTAGCCGTGCCCAGTACGTTGGTAAGGATGAGAACGTCGAACCCGTGTTCGACGAAGCAAAGCCGCTGCCTGTCCTGCCATTTCAAGGCACAACCAAGCTGCACGGGTGCGTTCACGCAGATACTCTGATCACGCTTGCTGATGGATCACGTGAACGGATCAAGGACGTTGTACCGGGGACATCGGTTCTATCGTACGATGAACACACGCAGCAAATTGTGGTTGATGTTGTGGATTCAGTCATCGTTCAAGAGTTGGACAAGCCTTGGATTGAGTTAAGTTTCAACAACGGCACTACTCTAAAGTGCACAGTAGACCATCCTCTGCTTACCACGGAAGGTTGGGTTGCGGCCGAAGATATTACCGAAGACCATCAATTAATCATCGATTAACCACCAACTTGGCATAAATGTCTCTACATTGGTTTCATGGAGATATTTATGACAGTAACAGAGACGTGGTTTCAGGGCAAGCGGAGCATGGATAGGTGCTTGTGTGAAAATTGTGGTGCACAATATATTCAGCGATCTTGTGACACCAGGACACGGCGCGCACGAAAATTGTCAGAGGGATTAGATTTGTGTGCCGATTGTACTAAGATGCGACACACAGCCGCTTTGGTTGCAAATGGAATTCGAGCCTTGCGAAAGCGTACCCCTGAGCAGAGAAAACAAGATGCAGCCAATGCTGGCAGGATTTCAGCGCAGAAGCACGACCCTGCTAAAAGCAGTCGTTTTACAAATGAGCGTTGGAACCAACTTACCCGAGAAGAACAACAACGGCGTGTCAAAAAAGCTAGTGCAGCATCTCACGAATTGCTAAAGGACCCCGTCCACGCAGCAGCTCGATATGCAAAAATCTTTGCACAAGCACAATTAGGCTACATGTCCAAGGCTCATGCTCAATTGCATGGGTTAATAGAACAATATGGTTTTGAAAGTCACGTTCAAATCAGCGCCATGCAGGTGGATGAATGTAACCGACAGTTAAAGATTGTTGTTGAATATAATGGTGATATGTGGCACTGTAATCCAAAAACGTGGCGAGCTGACCAATATAACACTATCATTAAGATGACAGCCGGTGAAAAATGGGCCAAGGACCGAGCGCGATATGCTTTCTTACGTAGAGCTGGATACACAGTAATTGTCATCTGGGAAAGTGGTTGGAAATTAGACCCACAAAAATACATCGATAGAATAAAGGATACGTATGATGAAATTAGTAAGCAAAAAGAGCATTCAGAGAGAAACGTGCTACGACCTGTCAGTACATAATCATCACAACTTTTTTGCCAACGGTATTTGTGTTCACAATACGAACGCTGCCGTAGCACACCAAGCAGGGACTACGTGGTGTCAATCTCGTGATAACATCATTACGATGATGTCGGACAATGCTGGCTTTGCGACGTGGGTCCACTCGCAGCGCGAGTTGTTTGACTGGATGTTCTCGTACCTAAAGGCCGTCCTCAACCCAACGGATGACCAGGCGATCATGATCTTCGGTGAATGGTGTGGTGGCAGCATTCAAAAGAGCGTCGGGCTGAACCAGCTGCCGAAGATGTTCGTGGTGTTCAACATCGCCGTCGTTGATGCAGAGGGTGAGAAGGTATGGCATGGTCGACATCTGATCCCCGCCCTGTTCGATGAGATCGAGCTCCAAGGTAAGGCCATTCCCGCCCTCAAGAATACGTATCAATTTGAGACGTTCGGTATTGAGATCGACTTTGCCCGCGCATATGCAGCTCAGGAACCGTTGGCTGCAATGACGCTCGAAGTTGAGAAGGTATGCCCTGTCGCCAAGGCCCTCGGCGCTGTTCCCAATGATAAGGGAATAATCGTCGGTGAAGGGATTGTTTGGATATGCACTCACCCTGACTATCAAGATAGCAGCTATTGGTTCAAGGTGAAGGGCGACGAGCACGCTCCGAAGACAAAGGTCAAGACGCTGGCTGCGGCAGACGTTGTCCGCCTGGACTCGATCAACGAGCTTGCGGATTTGCTGTGCCCGACGTGGCGTCTGGAACAGATGTACGAGCAAACGTTCAACACGTTGAATGGCGGTAAGCCAGACATCAAGAGGACGGGCGAGTTCATCCGTGCAATGATGGCCGACATCGTCAAAGAGTGTTCCGATGATGTTGCGGCGTCCGGGTTTACCATGAAAGACATTAGTGGGCGCGTCAGTAAGCACGCACGAGACTATTTGATCAATCAACTGAACGCAGAAGCATTCGGTTGATCCCGTTTTAGGGGTTCAATAAGATTGCGTCATCTCTAACTCAATGAGAACACCCAACATGAAACCGTTGTTCGTCGACGCTGCCAAAGCACCGTCAATCTCTCAACTCCACGAGCAGACGTCCGTGCCGTATCCGCACAGCACGGAACTGGCCGTCCAACCTACAACTCCTGTGCGAGCGATCTCAATGTCCGACATCGACAAAGTCGGGCAGCAGACCGAGGTTCGTGTAGGTGCCACAACCAAGAAGATTCTGGATGGTGCCAAGACAAACGACGCGGGCGAGTTCGGCACCAAGCTGAACGTCCTGATCGCCACAACCAAGGAGCTGAACCCGAAGACGATGGGTAAGCAAGGGCTGCTGTCCAAGCTCGTCCACTTCGGCGGCTCTGTCAAGGAGCGGATGTTGTCGGAGTTCGAAAGCGTGACCAAGCGCATCGAGACGCTGGTCGCAGAACTCGACCGCACGGCTACCCTGGCTGAACAGCGTGCTGACCAGTGCGATGCGCTGTTCGAGGAGAACTACCAGACGTTCCGCCAACTGGACATCGACAAAGCCACGCTCGCTTCGATGGTTGCCGAACTCAACGCACAACTCGCCAGCCTGCCGCAGGTTTCTTCGCACGGATGACGCAGGACGCCCCCGTCGATCCGAGCACGTTCCGTCCCCGCTTGACCCTGATGGCTACTCGCTTGCCTACAATCCTGGCGGAGTGCGAAGACCATGCGGAGAAGTGCAAGGCGAACCAGCGTGACATGGCGCTCAAGCTCGCCGTGCTGGTTGCCGCTGTCGACAGTGCAGGGACGATTTCTGACAACACCCTTGATTCGGCAATCTACAATCGCCGTCAACTGCTCCAGCAGGGGTGTATGCAGTCCAAACTGATCGTCCAGCAACTGGAAGCGAATATGCAGGCGATCATCGACCTGCGTACCGCCGTCGATCAAATGCTGAACATCACCCTTCCGCAGTTCGAGGCGGCCCGAACCCGCAGTTGACTCTTACCCCAATTGCGAGTAAGATGCCCGCATCAACAACGAGCTGAGGATTCTCACTATGATCAAGTCCACGATTCTGCCGCAAGTGATGGATCGCCTGGAAACCGTGACGTTCGACGTGAACAACCGTGAACACCTCGAAGCGTTCCGCATGCTGACCGATCGTCGCAACTCGCGCCAACATCCCCGTCTCCGCTTCCGACTGGAACACCCGTACATTGACGTCCGTGCGATGCTGTACGACAAGGTCGGCCAAGCGTTCCTTGCTTCGCAAGGACTCACTGCCTGAAATGTCAACCTTCTACGACACTGCAGATCGACACTGCAGTCGAAAGAAGCGGTAATCGGGTTGCTCATATATACCAGCATGAGCACAAAAGATCTTGAACAAGTCAAGTTAGCAGCTACCGTGGCACGCCTGGAAAAGGTTGTCTCGGCGCTGCTAATCCGCGTTGCGACCCTGGAAAAAGAGACAAAGCGCCTGCGCGGGAGCGTCGGACGTGCTACAGACCAAGTCGGCTACTTAGACCGACGTACACAGGGGAAATAAGATGTGGTTGACATTATTACGCATGTGGTGGAAGCCAATTGCAGCCGTACTTTTGATCGTCGCGGTCTATGGCTATTGGGCTCATCTCGAGAGCACAATTGAAGGGCAGCAGAAGACGATCGTCACTCTGCAAACATCCGTTGCAACGCTGCAAGCCAACAACGAGAAGCTGAACGCAACCGTACAAGCCAACAGCGACGCTGTTGTTAAGCTGGCGGAAGGCACGCAGCAAACCGTTCAGGGGTTTGCTGCGCTGCAGAACACCGTCACTGCACGTACTGGCACATTGCAATCGCAGTTGCGTGGTATCTTGGCTGAAAAGAAGCCACAGACTTGTGATGACACGATCAAGTATCTGATCGACGCGGCACAAGGATACCACAAATGAAAACCCATCTGATTGCTCTATGCATGTGTTTAGCAATTGCTGGTTGCAGTACGCTTCCGGCACACGATCATGTTGTCGTTGCTGATAAGCCGGTAGCGGTAATCCCCGCGCCACCGGAAACGCCGAAATTCGTCTCCCAAGTTGATAAGCTAGTTCCTACTGACGCTGCCGATCCTGGCAAGGTGGGGGTCGCGTACAAATACGACATGACAGCGCTTCGTGAGATCAATTCGATTCTCGAAGCGATCATCGATCAGTACCGTTCCGGATCTGCGAACTTCGACAAAGTGAACGCACAAATCACAGCACTTTACCAGCACGTCAACGGTAATCCTGCTGTTGCTCCTGCAACTCCCGCTTCCGCTGCATCTGCCCCGCGTTGACAAAACGGGGAAAATTGGGGTATGATTATTTACCCTAATTCAGGAGATTGTCATGAGTTGGTTTTGGTTTAGCAAGAAAAAGCCCCCCGAGTACGACTACTGGTCTGATGCCGAGTTGGGTGTGCCGGACCCACAGTACACGCTGGCTGAAATGGCGGCTATCGATGGCAAGGTACAGCCGTGGATGTTGTATCTGTTGGAGCACAACACCCCGTGCTTCGACGACCGTTACCCGCAGTCGGATGAGCGCCATTACTTGGGCGGGCCGCCGCGTGCACCGATCATGGCCTACCTGAAGGCACATCCGCATACGTCGTTGAATAGCACGTCTCTGCTGATTCATCTGACGACCGGGGAGGCGCAAGCCGAGCGAGAACTTGAGGAGCGTGAGCGGGTCTGCGGCTCGTACGGGATGTCCGCTGAAGAACGCGCAGAGGTGCTCGCCCGCCGTGCGGCCGAGATCATGTGGATGCTCGGACAGGCGGACGATGCTTCCGATATCCAATTCCGGATGATGCTCGCTGAAGGTGACAACAAGCGGGCGGTTGCACGACAGTTGGAGAACATTCGCACTGCAATCGATCGCAGCGCAGTTGGTGCGAACGCGTTGGATCTTGCAAAGCAGCATCCTGTGATCACGGCTGTTCTGGCAGAGCTTGCGATCAATGCACTGAAACGCTGACGCCATAAATACGCCACACAAGGGAGTGGCGTATTATGGTGTTACAGGATCTGCTGGAGGCAAAGGGTGAGTTTGAAACCTTGAAGGACAACAAGGTAGCTCTGACACCTGAAGAACGTAAGCAGTGTCTGGATCAAGACGCCGTATGGCATCATGGCCAAAACGGTGCACCATCGCCTGCCGTCTGGAAGTCTGTCAATCCACGATCGAAGAAGGTGACTTACGTCACCAACACCCATCGTGCATACAATACAGCTCCAACGCTAAAAGGTGCTATTCGCCGCTTCCATGAGTTCATTAAGGACACAGCATGAGCGGACCAGGCAACGACAATGAGTTTTCGAAGCAATCTTCAGAAATGAAGATTCCGTCTCAGTACGACAACCGTGATTGGGGCAAGGCGACAAAGATCGTCAAACGGAAGGTCACGACAAAAGATAGCGGGGATCCATCGAAGGAGTATGGATCGAAGGCGATTATGACCAAAGAAGAACACAAGCCATCGTTTACCGACTTCCTACTGGGTGAAGGCTCTGACATTTCAACGCTGCCCGACTCAGTGATCGCTGAGATCAAGAAGAACATTCGCACAGGTGCCAAAGATTTGGTACAGAAGTGGAAGAATGCTCTTGAACTACTCCACAAAGCATATCAAGTTGCAAACGTTCGTCGCCCAACGCCTGATCAGAAAGGTGCTTGGAAGCAGTACAACGATCTGATTCAATTCGCTGTCCGTCAGCTAGTCGCAACACGCGGTCTAGATGGAGAGTGGCGCACGTCGCAAATCCTCGTCCGGGAGGACATGGAGCAGAACCATATTGGTTCGAAGCGTTTCTTTGTTGAAATTCCTGGTGAGCGTGCTCAAGAAGTTGATGGCAAGAATATGGACGAGATCATTGATGCGATCTCAAACAAGATCCGCAACAGCAAACACGTAACAGGAACAAAGGTTCGTGTTGAAGAGCGGTCCAAGGAACACGCGATTCTGACTGTGTGGGTCAACGACATCAAACGTGAACGGATTGTGATCAAACAGGTATCGTAACGCCTGAAAAAGACGGTGTAAATAAAATATCCTGACCTAACGGAAAGGATACACCATGTCAATCATTTACGGTACATCAGCCTCCACACTAAAGTCTAACTTGCCACCGGTTGAAGAGTTGGGGTCGTGCCGCCACGACCCCGCTTTTTCTGGGGTTTACGACGCTTCTATGCTGTCAACGCTAGCACATTACCGTAGTGTAATTCAACACCTAGAAACGGACCTCAACCAAAAAACGGGCCAAATTGCAAGTCTCCAGGCTCGTGTAATCAAGATGGGTCGTGAAATGTGTGACAATCAGCCACGGAATAGTATGGTAATCAACAATATTGTTGAGCAACTGACCCACGGAGAACTGACGAGTCGCGACGTTGAAGCATACCGCAATGTTGGTGGGCGGATCGCCTTGCGTTGGGCTGAAGACCCAATTGAAGCTTACGATCGCGCAATGAAGGTTTGTTGATCTTTAGTTCATATGCATAAATAGATATGTACCAATTTAGGAGGTGCATATGAACTCAAAGCGAGGCGGTAGCCGAAAGAAGTGGACAAATGAGGTTATTGACGAATTTCTTCGTGGTGGTACATTTGTCCGTCTAACAGATACTACAAATGTATCCCAACCGTCAACGACTCCACTGCAGTGGAAGTGCAATACTTGCAGCCATATATGGCTCGCGCGCGTTGACAACATCGTTTGGAAACGATCAGGGTGTCCTAGGTGTGCAGGTAACGTTGCGTACACCATTGAGACCTTTCAATCTAAGTTGGCGGTGCAGGACCGTACTGATCTCCGTGCTGTTGCATTACATCCATCATCAGCTACCGAAAAATACAGAATGGCTGATTTTGAATGTTTAAACTGCAACCACACTTGGTCCGCCAACGTATTCAACGTGCTGAAATTTAGATATGGTTGTCCACTGTGTAATGATAACGTTAGTTCCCGCGTAGTAGACGCATCTGGAAACAAGTTTCATTCGAAACTTGAGTACTATTTCTGGAAGCAGTACCAATCAATTCCCGGATTGCCCACTGTGATTCGCCAGCAGAGATATCTAAGTGTGAGGAGATTGACGTGCGACTACTTTATTCCTGAATTGCAGTGGTGGATTGAGGTTAGTGGAACGGTTCTCCTTAACCAAGGCAAATATTCTTCAACCATAGAAGAGAAGCGTCAGATCACCCTTGATAAGGGGCATCGCTTTACAGTACTGTCATCTTTCATGGAAATAGATGCTTTCATAACTAAAATAAAGGATAGAGCATGAGTAAATTTGTCAAGCAACCGTCGTTTTGCTACATTGCCCCAACAGCATATCTGAAAGACTATGCCACGGCAAGCAAGACGCATCTCGTGCTTGCACACTTAGTTGACTCTGATGAAGGTTATGCGGCGTTTTACCACGAACGTTCCGCCGCAGGAGACTTCATTATGGCAGACAACAGCGCCTATGAACTTAAGGAACCTTACTCGCCGGATAAGTTAATCGAATTAGGTCACAAGTGCGGCGCGAATGCGATTGTTCTCCCTGACTATCCGTTCCAGCCGAGCATCACAACGATTCATGCCGCTGAGAAGTTTGCTCCTCTGTTCAAGGCTGCCGGGTTCCACACGTTCTTCGTTCCTCAGTCGCAACCAGGGGATCTTGAAGATTGGATTCACGCATATACGTGGGCTGATCAGAACCCCGACATCGACATCATCGGCATGTCGATCCTCGGCATCCCCAACGCCATGCCTCACATCGAGCCCGCCTACGCTCGCGTCGTGATGACGCAATTGCTGAAGGACCGTGGCATCTTCTCTTCCAAGCATCACCACTATCTTGGTCTCAATTCTGGTCCTGCGCTAGAAGTTCCGTCCTTGCTGCGGATGGGCGTGCTGGACACGATCGATAGCTCAAATCCTGTATGGATGGGCATTCTTGGTCATGAATACACCAAGAACGCTGATTCGTTCCTGGCTACGCGCAAGATCAATCTTCCCGTTGACTTCAGTCAGAAGCTGACGCGTGACAAGGCTACGATGCAGCGCATTGCAAACAATGTCGCTCTGACGCAAGAGCTGTTCAACATTCCACAGGTAATCTCTCCTTGGTACGCCCAGGAGTAAAAAGAAGAAAAACCATGTTGATTGACGTAAAAGCACTTGCTGAAGACTACACATACGTAGGTATCGTCGAACGAACAATCGGTAAGCTGATCGGGAATCTCGTAGACCTTCCCGTCACAGACTTCACTGAAGATGTCGCTCGTCCAGAATATGACTTCCTCGTAGGCGATCTGCCTGTGGAGTTGAAGATTACAGACGGGTTCATGATCCCCGTGGAAATGTCGAAGGGCGAAGATGGATCCGTGCCATCTGGAGTTGCCGTAACCAAGGCACCGTACGTCCTGTACATTTCTAACGGGCGAGCTCGCGACGAAGAAGGTGAAGGCCATCCTGCTGCGAAGGTCCGCCTGTTTGAGACAAATTGGCTGATCAAGACAGCCAAGCAAATCGAACCACGTCGCTTCAAAGGCCCGAAGGCCTCTGAGGATGCCAATGTCCACTATATCAAGGGCCCTTGGCACAACAAGGATATCTGGCTCGGTGACATGCAGTATGCAGAGTCTGGTGGCAGGTGGTTCATTGACACAGACACATTCACACCGTCGCGACAAGCGATCGGTGCAATCCAACTCTTAGAACAGGAGTACCGTGATGGCTCTTTTGACTGAACGACAAGTGTTTGCGGCAATTAGCCAAGAACGACAACACCAACGCAACAAGTACGGTCCTGACCGTCAGCAATCGTTACCAGGCTTCCTGCTGATCGCCAAGCGTGAGCTCGACGAGGCAATTGAAGGCTGGAATAAGGACGGCGAAGGCCGCGATTCCCCGCTCTACGAGCTGTGCCAAGTGGCAGCCGTCTGCGTCGCAGCGATGGAGAAGTATGGCACGATCGGCAACACGATCTCAACAGACGATGTACCCGATACACCAATTCAACCGTTTGCGGTTGTCTCCAATATCGTGTAAGCTAGTCATCTAACTCTAACAAGGACACATAGATGTTCATTAATCCAAAGACCGTTATCGAAAACGGCTGGGTCACGCGTAGTGACTGTAAGACATACCAGGATTGGGATGACCGCAAGTTTGTCAGCCCCAATGCAATTGACTTTACGCTTGATAGTCTTAAAGTGCTGGGCAGCGGATCGCCCGCTGTTATCTCTGAACATAGTAAGACTATGCGTCAGCTACACTCCGTAGCTACAAATCAAGACGGGAACTGGCACCTTAATCAAGGTGTAGTATATGATGGTGTTAGTACCACCTACGTCAAGGTTCCGGAAGGTATGGCAGCGTTGCTATATGTCCGTTCTACGCTTGCGCGTAATGGCACATTCTTAATCAGCGGGATTTTTGACGCTGGTTATGAAGGTGCGTGCGGGTTTACGCTATACCCAATGGGGGGGAACATTGCGATTGAGCCTGGGACACGAGTAGGCCAAATTGCATTCATTGATGCAGGAACTGCCAAGATGTATGCAGGAGGATACAATCATGCCCCTGACACGCATTATACAGAGCCTGCAGATTCTAAGGAAAAGAGTGCTAAAGGTTCAGGTAAGGTAAGCAAAGCGGTCACCACCGACATCCAATCGCTTTCCGGAACAGCAGGCTGATACTGCGCCAATATTGTGACCTGTAGCTTTAGCAGCAGACGTAACGGACACAAAAGTCTGACTCGTATTGAGGTGTACGACTGGCTTTCGTACCTCAATGGTAGGTCGCACTGAGCCTGGTGAGACATTGAGGTACGTCCACATAAAACCAACCGCCTGACGGACATAACCCTTCAGGCAATCATTAATGGTTGAAGCGTCACACTTACACACTTGCGCTGCTTCTGATTGGGAGGAGAATTTATTAATAAATTCTCCTCCCAATGACCATTGGTAAACGGGTCGTACCTTAGAGCGCAGCTTTGGTGGTATTCCCTTATATGCCCATATGAATCCTTTGTATGATGCTTCTTTGTGAGAGCAGCAAGCACTAATGGTGGAGTAATTACTCCACCCGTTGAGCCGCATCGCCTCCTTAGCATTTTTGTACTCGGCTACAAATTCTCCAAATAGATTATACTGACAAACGGGTATTCCTTCGGACGTGTTGCCTTCGCCTCCGTTGCATATATTAGTGAGTATGCCGGAGCCAGTTGACCGCTGTCCGTAGAGCTCAATTAACCTGCGTTCATCAGTAAAGGCATCATCTTCCGTATTAAACGTGGAGATGATCCGAACTATCACTTGCATACCATTGTTGATGATTTGAGCAATCGTTGCAGCTTTGTGGGGGTTTGATTGGTTGGCTTTGGCATTGTTTCGCATCAACACGTGCTTCCACGCTCGATTATCCCGACCTTTCCCAACGTAAAATGGTTGCATAGTAGCTGGGTTAACTAGTTCATACGTATAAAAATTGTTTGATTGAAAGTCGTGGTTAGCCTGATTTTCAATCAAGTAGTGCTTTGCCATCCCATGTCTCCTATAAACCCAGTTGAAGGTATTTATGGGTTGGTGCATAATCAATTTGTGATTCTCACAAAAACAACAAGAAAGAGAAGAAAATGACCACAGAACAATCCTCTCCTGATGTCACTCTGGACATCATGAAGCAGCTGGCACTCCAAATTCAGAACCACGAAAAGCAAATCCAATATCTGATTATTCAGGTCCAGAACCTGTATGCTCGTCTTGGATTGGTGCCACTTGACGTGACAGCCGTCACGCAAACGCGCTCAACGCGCACGGAAACCGGCATGGGCGTTCTGCCAGGTGCCGACCAAACATCGTACCTGTAAGCGGAGTGGAACATGGCAGACAAGAAGCCTCGCGGCTACATTGATTTCGTCTTGTTCTGCGATGCAGAGACAAGCGGAATTGCTTTTGGATCTCTCGATCCGACGAAGGGTGCTGATGGTACTACGTACCAGGCTGTGTCGTTCGGCTTCGTTGTCGCTAGCGCTCGCACGCTAGAAGCAGTTGAGAAGCTATACGTTGAGATCAAGTGGAATGGTGAGAGTGCGTGGTCAAAGGAAGCCGAAGGCGTCCACGGCCTATCACTCGCCTACCTGGAAGAGAACGGTATGGTGGAAGAGGACGCTGTTGTCGAGATTGCGTCGCTAATCCTGAAGTACTGGGGTCCTGACAGTCCAATCTGCCTTGGCGGCCATAATGTTGGCACGTTCGACAAGTTCTTCCTCGCCGATCTGTGTGCTCGACATGGCATCAATCTGAAGTTTGGAAGCAAGACAATCGACACAAATTCGATTGGATTCGCTACGTTTGGCACCCACAACTCTGACGATCTGTTTGAGATGGTTGGTCTGCCGAAGCGTGATCCTGCAAAGCACAACGCTCTGACGGACGCTGATAACGCGCGTCGCGCAGTTCAAGTCGTTCGTCGGTTGTTCTCAACCGTGCTAGACGGGGAGTAAATGGGAACCTCTTCGCAGGGATACGAAACGCTCAAAGCTCTGGCGGGAGATCATCTGATCTCCCCCATAACCGACTATCACAATAATCGATCACTGTTATCATTCTCGTGCTCTTGCGGCCGAATCTTCCATGCAACGAAGTATTTGTACGAGAAGAGTCGTGATGACCTGATCAGCTCTGGAATTACGATGGATAAGGTTGTGCGGAAGCTACAGCTCAAATTCAAGAAAGCTAAAATACATCCCGTCGTCTTTGATGATGAAAATAGCGACGGCGTTGCCTTTATTCGCCCCCACCCAAAGCAATGGATCGTTTTCCCGTACGAGTAATGGTGTACAACCTCATACACATTGTAAAGGATTTCTTAACGGGCAACCTGCGGTCTGCCCCAAAGGAAACGATCGACAAGCGGGTAGCGATCTGTAATTCTTGCGAGGTTCGCAATGAGGTACTCAATACGTGTACCGCATGCGGATGTTTTATCGCAGCCAAGACAAAGCTAGAGAAGTCCACCTGCCCGTTAGAGCTGTGGTAATTTGGCTACCGTTGATCTTTTACCCCCTATTAGCGTATGATTGAAGCAACGAACTCTATGGAGCTGCGAATGAGCTCAGTTGATAAGATGCTGGACGGCGATGAGTTGATTGTCCAGCAGATCTCGAGCAACGAAGGACCGATGGCCGCAAAGCGCTACGTGCAGCAATTCAACAATGCATGCATGCAGATGTGCGGCTTTGAAGATGCGCTGGAAGAGATCGAACACCGTTTCAAGGCTACAGGCATTGGTTTCTTTGCGTCCGTACACAGTCTATCGTATACGACGCATTGATTAGGGTTTGTTGATCGATCGCCCCGAAGTGGGTAGAATTGATAACGATCCCACCCAATTTTGCAGGGAACACAGACAGAGGAGATAGACATGACCAAACCCACCATGAGCTGGCCGGAGCGTTTTGCGCTTCTGGATCACTACAAGCCGCAAGATTCGCAGGTGTGCAGCGCCTTCAACATCACCAAGGACGAGCTCGACGTTGCTCGTATGATGCGTGATGCTGGCGTGTTCGCTCCGTCGAAGACGCTTGACGTTGCGGCATATGCCAACGTGTTCTCCGCCAACCCCGGTTCCGAACCGACGGTGGCGACGCCAACGATCGGCAAGTCCAACAAGAGTCGTACTGGGGGGTCGACGACGCACGTCAAGCCGGAGAGCGTGTCCAAGCGCGTCAAGGTTCCGCAGAAGCGTGGTCGCAAGGGTAGCAAGATCGCCACCGCCCTGCTCGCTGTGACGACGACGCAAGTGCCGGTCGAGACGTTCATCGCCCAGCATGGCGTTTCGCTCGCAGTCCTGCGTCAGAGCAAGCGGTTCATTGATACCCTCGACCCGGCGCTCCAGAAGCAGATCGGCCGCGTCAACGTCCGCCAGGACGCAGCGACGAAGCGGCTGATGATCTGGCGTGAAGACGTATGATGGCTGACGATACAGTCCAGATCGTTGGCCGGCGTGCTGACGGCACGGAAGTTGTAGTCGGGGAGGCACTGATGCCTCCTTTGATGAAGGCTCGGGAGCTGGCGCGTGAGATGTTTGGGGGCGACCCCGCTGACGACACCAGCGACACGGCAATGGCGTTCTGGGTGTGCGAGAACTTCTACAACTGGCTGGTCTCAACTGGCCAACTGAAGCCGGGGTTGTTCGGCGTCCAGGTACGGTAGCCAACGTAGAGTTTCCGTAAAGGCGTGCACGGGGCACGCCTTTACTTTTTGTGTGAACTGATATATAGTTGATCAACAATGAGTTGGTCAATGGCGACAGAACAACAACTAAAAACGCTTGACAAATACGTAGACACGATCCACGAACTACTGATTGATCAGATCGAAGGCTTCCGCGTAAACCCTGCTCGACAACTGACGACCAATCGTCAGATATTTGTCCGAATGCTCGGCCAATTGCTGTATGAAGCACCACGCTTACATACTGGCAAGGTCAGCATCCGTATGGTTGAAGAGAAGTTAAAAGACTTCACAGCCAAGGCATGCTTTGAACACCACCAAAGTCGTCAAAAAGGTGGCAAAGCCTTCCTGCATTTAGTTGACGCAGCAGTACGTACGGGTGTCAACCCAACCGTAGAACAGGTGCGCGCAATCGCTCTGGTCTACTGTCAAGTCCATTATACGACCGCACAGGAGAATGCGCAGCTTCGAAAGCACCAGCGCAGATGCTCTAGTGAGGCCGCTTACCGCCGTGCCAACATTCCCCTAATTGAGGCACGCGACCTGTTCACGAAGCTGGGACGACACTCTGAACAGTGGAAGCGTACAATGATCGCAAAATACCAACCGATCATTGATGCATACAACACACCTGCGGTTAGCATACAGCCATTACCCGAAATGCCGATTGTCATCAACTGATTGGGTTATTGTGGTGGCCACTTCCACCTGCTCCGGTGAAGTAACACTTGCTCCATTTTAATGGCCTGATCTAAGGAGACGACGGTAGATATAATTTCTTCGCGGTTGTAAGCCTTGTACCGTGCATCTTGCACTTGATCTCAACAGTAGTGCTGGCGTTGATATATATAACCTTATCGCAATCGTACCGATTGCTGTGCACCCGTTGTGACAGTTCTACAAATTGCTTCTGGGTTAACGCTGATGGTAGTATAATCACCTATAATCAAATCTGTCCCTATCTATCGAATCGGAGGCACTAAGTGGCAAAATACGAATGGTCTGAAGTTTTCTACTCTATTGAAGGGGAGGCCAAATATGCTGGGCGGCCTACTGTCTACGCGCGGTTCGCTCTGTGCAATTTCCAGTGCAAAGGATTCGGCAATCCTGAGAAATTGGATACCACAAAGATTGATGTTCTCGGATTCAACCCCGCGGACTACAAAGACATCTACTCAATCCCTCTAATTACGAGGGGGTGCGACTCCATCTATTCATGGGATCCAAAGTTCAAGCATATGTGGCGGAAGACGGATGAGCATGAGCTGGCACAAGAATTGCTGAACGTTCTTCCGAACAAATCCTTTATTCAACCATCAGGCCAGCGCGTGATCTTGTCCTTGACGGGAGGAGAGCCAACTCTCCGTGCCAAATTCCTTCCAGCACTATTCAACGCTGCGGAGTTGTCGGACGTGAAGCATATCCTGGTAGAGACAAACTGCGCCGTTCCTCTGAAGCGTGATTTCATGATGGAAATCAACGCATGGCTTGCAGCAGACGCGGAACGAAAGTGGACGTGGAGTAATTCACCCAAACTGTCTGTCTCAGGAGAGGAGTGGGATGAAGCGATTCGCCCTGAAATCGCCGTGATGCAACGGTTGGCTACCAGCCGTGAGTTTCAGCCACAGCAGGTTGATCAGTATTTCAAGTTCGTTTGTGACCCAACCGACGAAAGCTTCAATGAAGTAGCGAAGGCTATGGAAGAGTACTACACGGCTGGAATCCCCCGAAACACAGAGGTATACATCATGCCCGTGGCGTGCCAAGACACAGACCAGTCGGCGATTTCTTCAGCGGTGGCACAGCAATGCATGACTCGTGGATATATCTACTGTCACCGTGTTCACCTTGATGTGTTTGGTAACGCACCAGGAACCTGAGGGAACAAAATGATCAACAGCCTAATCACGATCAATGACAAGTCGTACCAAGTACCGGCTACATCACGCCTGGATGCGACAGATCTCGCCGTCCTAGACGACCGCGCATGTGGGAAAAGTGCTATCAGTGTTCATGATCTCCAAGAGGCTGTGCAGGGTCGCCGATTTACTGAAGATGCCAGCTATAGTCATAACTTCAGTGCTACAAGAGCAGAGCGAGCTCGCTCCACAGAGAAACAATGTCGTGAAGCTATCACGATGATCCGTCAGACCTTCACACAACAAGCGAGGTAACATGATTCCCGCCGGTTCAATTCACCAAAGCCACTTTGACCAAGAAGAAGGACCCTGGTGCAAACAGGTCCTTCTGTACTCTCCCGACAACGGTGGAGACAATCCAGACAACCGCATTGATTTGTATGCTGGGGAGCCTCAACGCTTGTCAGACGAGCGAATCATCGAGCTAGCGAAGAAAATCCTACGGCGAGACATCTTTGCGGGCTCTGCTCTAGCAGTATTTGCTCGAGCTGTTGAACAAGAAGCCACACAGCTACCAAAGGTGGAGAAGCTGCAAATGGTCAGGATCACAATCAACGGAAAGCCTCACTTGGTATACAACAGGCCAATGACGTACTATGACGTTGTTCGCTTGGCATGGGGTGAAGGAGATCACCCACTGTTGACGGTGACGTATGCGAGCGAACATTGCAGTGGACTGCTTGCGCCTGGTACGAACCGGCGAGAAGCGTCTGTTGTTCCGTGTGACAATATGCACTTCTGTGCTGTTCATACAGGGAACGCTTAATTATGGTAGCAAAACTCAAGTTGGATGAAGAGGTCGCTGTGTCCTACGCGGTGAACATTCGTGGTGAGAAGGCTGACCCAAATACGATCCAGTTTTTTAACGGTCACGAGTCATTGTTCACTGCGGTGCAAGTGATGCGGTTGGCTGACAAATTGGGTGTTAAATTGGTGCAGGATGATAAATCTAATTGGACCGCTTTTCAGTACCAAGGAAAGCACCTGTCTAACGTCAACTTTTATCATCCTAGTCACGCCTATGCTTTCCTGTTGGGTGTGGCTGCCATCAAGGGAATTACATGAGCCACAAATTTACCGTGCACGTAGAGGGTGCTGACACGGCAGCAAAGAAGGCACTAACACACCTGCTAGCCTCATTTCTGGAAGACAGCGTCAAGCACGTAATCGTTCCAGGCGAACGTATGTCAATGCAGAAGATTTTCGGGCAGATGGATCGAATTCAAGACCATGCTGTGGTTGAATTCGTCACAGATGCTCCCGTGGTGCACACCGTTCAAGCGGTAGTTGCACCTACAACGGTTGCTGGCACTGCTCCTACCTACACGGCCGCCACTGTATCTGCACCTGCCACTGTATCCGTTTCCGCAAGTGCTGTTGATGAAGACGGTGACGCGTTGACTCTGCCAAACGTAGCAGAGTTTCTTCCTCCAACCCCTGCGAAGGCATTACCGCAGCATCCTGCTACTGTGATGGCACGACCAAAGCATCGTTGGTAAAGTGAAGCCCATGCCTCGTAAATAGCACGACTATGGAGGGGGCACATGGAGAGCAATTGGCACAACTGGTTTGCGTGGCGGCCAGTTCGAATGATGGGTGGTAGGATTGTATGGTTCTGCTACGTATGGCGCCGTCGAATTCGACAGCAATGGCAATATCACGTTTTCTGAAAGGCCAACGATGGACATGAAGACCACTGGCTACGCAGCAATTGATCTCCAAGAGTTCCTTGAGATCGTATTGATGTGGCATTGCAGTGGTGATATTCCCATGGACCGCAAGTCAACTGCGGAGTTCATTGAGACGGACACCTTCAGTGAATTTCTGATGTCCGTTAAGCACTGGGCGCGCAGATTTGGTGTAAAGGTACCAACGACAGCTGAGATCGTCAAGACGCTGTACGCGCTATACAACGATCCTGCGCGTTGCAGTACATGACGGTTGCGATATATACTCCGATCTAACAGGAGTTTCTATGTCGTACGATAAAAAGTTGGTCTACCGGGCAAGTCTAATCCCATATGTCGTGGAGAACGGCCAGGTACTGATGATGTTCATGAAGCCGTCCAACCCTGAGTATGGCGGCAATACCTACCAACTGGCCAAGGGCCGCATTGAAGATGGTGAGGACTCGAAGGCTGCTGCGATCCGTGAAGCGAAAGAAGAGCTCGGCTTGTTCGTTGGCAATGTTGTATTGACCGAAAGCATCGGTCAATTCATGGGTAGGACGTCGGTATACGTTGCCAAAGTCAAGGATCGCAATATGTTCGGTGAGCCGGATTTTGAAACGGAAAGCGTCACGTGGATGACGGCCGAAGAGTTTGATCACGTTGGTCGTGATCTCCACCGCCCCGTAGTCAAGGCTGCTGTGCGGAAAATTTGTCAGTTGGAGAAGCTACAATGAAGTTACGAGCACTATTAGAGCGAGATTACACGTACCCTGTATCGGTTCAGTACGAACAGGAATACACAAATGCGGACGGTGAGGTTGACGTCGAGGAAGATCCATACGCTACAGGTGATTCTCCGTCGCTGTCTTCTTTTGAGCCGACAGCTGTGTTCGTGACGGACACAAAGGAGCAGCTGGATCTTGCAGCGTTCCTCAAGTCGTTGACACCAGCACTGTACGAGTGGATTACCAGCGAAGCGCTGGAATTGGCCTAATACTAGACGTGCCCTCATAAATACTCCTACAACTCTGTAGGAGAACCAATATGAGTACACAATGGAATATGGCTTCAGTACGCCGCCTCGCCGGCCTGCCACTGACAGAAGGTTGGATGCGTGATGACGACGACGATGATGAAGATCCAGACGTCAAGATTGTCAATGCTGACAAGGGCCAAACGGCTTTCGAACGCAAGAACAAGAGCCACCTCGATGACAACGCTGAAGCACTGAAGAAACGCACAGCTGAAGTCAAGGCAAAGGCAGCTGAGAAAAAGGCCGAGAAGAAGGCTGAACCAAAGTCTGAGACCCCTGCAAAGGACAAGACAGAAGAGAAGTCTCCACCTGCTGAAAAGGCTCCTGCTAAGGCTGAGCCAGCCAAGGAAGAAAAGAAGGTTGAAGCTGCGGCTGAGAAGAAGCGTCGTGGTAAGGCTCCTGATGAGAACAGCAAGTCGGGCCAGATGCGTACGTGGTACAACGCAAACAAGCCAACACAGCGCAAGCACTTCCTTGCTCATGCAGCAAAGATTGGCATGAGCGCTGCTCAGGCATCAACCTTGCATGCCAAGCTGAATCCAAAGTCTGGCCGCGAGGTCAAGACCGACGAGTGCTACGTGATTACACACCCGTTCATGCCATCGTTCATGCTTGCAGAAAACCGCGAAATGAACGGTCAAATGCAGTGGATCGATCCAGCAAGCCCTCTCGATCCATTGGTGTTTGAAACCGCTGAGGAAGCTCAGAAGGTTGTCAAGTACATGGCTGAGTGGAAGGGTCAAACATCCAAGGTAACGAAGGTTGTGTTTGACTGATCATGAACTCGCTGTTCTACACTGTCTGGCTCGGCGTTCAGGTAATCCATCCAGACACCCATGTGGCTAATTGCAAAGCTCCGCGGTAAGACGTATGAGTGGTGGGGCGGCGTACAGTAAGACGCAAACTTACTAGTAAACAAAGGGAAGCGTTGCTTCCCTTTCTTTTTGCCTATACGATATAGGCTTCTATCTACGTATGAAGCTCCTGTGAACAAACTTCTTGCCGCCCTGATGCTCGTCGCGTTTAACGCTTATGCGGTCGACGCCCCTGATCCGACGCTGACTCCTGGCGCCGCCCGAACGACGGACCCCGCTGACATCTGCTCGACCGCTGGTCACAAGATCAGCACAAAGGATGTCCGCAATGTGCCAGAGTCCGTCAAGAGGCAAGTGTTCGCTGAGTATCACGTTGACGGTGGCAACCACACTGGTTACTGTGCTGTGACGAGCGGATGTGAAGTTGACCATCTGATCAGCCTGGAACTCGGCGGCAGCAACGACATCAAGAACCTGTGGCCGCAGCCGTACACCGGTGTGTGGAATGCACACATGAAGGATGCGTTGGAGGATAAACTGCACCACATGGTCTGCACTGGTCAGATTTCGCTCCCCGATGCCCAACATGCGATCGCTTCCAACTGGAAGGGGGCATGGGTGAAGTACGTTAACAAGGGACAACCAAAATGATTGCGTTGGGTACATACGTTCAGTTCAAGCCAGAAATGTTCCTCCCGCCGAATACTCCATGGTATGATGGCTATGAAGGCCACGTATTCGAGGTGATCGGTTACATGCCGAACCAGGGGATTGAATTCGACCTGTCATCCCCTGAGCTCAAGGGAACACCATTCGATCACGGTGACGTTGTGTACGACCACATCAGTCTGAAGTGCGTCACTGGCGATGTGGTCGTACGTGGATACGTCCATGATTGGGATGTGATTCAGGTACCTTGACCTGTTCGCTGAACAGAATATATAGTAGATGACAGGTCTTCGGCTCATCCCTGCTAACTCTGCGCCAAAACAATAACTACAACAAGGAATAGAGCATGAGCACACAGTACCCCGCAATTGAATATAAGTGGACCTCTTCCAAGGAATATGTTGATGCATTTCCTGTTGCATACCGGCAATGGAGAGATGATGATAAGAATGGAGATATTCCTGGATGCAATAAAATTCACGGATATGCTTTCAGCATGAAATTTGAGTTTGGATCTAATGAACTTGATCGCCGAAATTGGGTTCAAGATTATGGATCTCTCAAGCCACTGAAAGAGTTCTTACAATCCCAGTTTGACCATACCTTGTTGGTCGCATCCGACGATCCTGAGTTGAGTTGGTATAAAGAGGCTGATAAGCGAGGGATCGCAAAGGTAATTGAACTACCCAATCTGGGGTGCGAATGTCTGGCTGATATGTTGTACAAGTACGTCAATGGTGTGTTTATTCCCACCGCATTCGGTTCGGGAGAATCAGATCGCATTTGGTGCTACAGGGTTTCAGTGCGAGAAACACAATCGAATGTCGCGTCTCGCACTGGTCATCGTGGGTGGGGAGAGGACCTCTTTGCCTGAAGTAGTAGTTCGCCACGGTGGTAGACAGCGCCGTGACCATAAACTTCTAAAAGTTTGGTATAGGCATTCGTCAGCATGAGCACATCCACAGCCCAACCCGTCGCCGATACATTCAATGAATGTATCGCTCAAGAGTTGATTCTGCAAGTCAATCCAAATGCAACAGAGGCAGAGATTACCGAGACTTGGCACAAGTGTCGCGATAATCCTTGGGATGCTGGCATCCTGTATGCTCTGTTGCAACTCGCAAGGGAGCGCGCATGATCGATACAACCGTCACCGTGTCGGGGATGGGTGGGTGCATCCAGAATGAGATTTTCTTGATCTCTGGTGCACCCCGCGCAGCGGGGGTTCATTGTCAAGGTGGATGACTCATACTCCCCCACAGAGAAGTACGACGACCCCCTCAACACTCCAACAGGTTCGCCAGCATTGTCAGAAATTCAATGCTGGCATACTATCCCCTAACAGACCGCAAGCACGAACCAAATACTGTACGTATTATTGCTCGCCATATTCCCCGGGGGCGGTTAAACACAACATTGAAAGTGAATGCCATAAATACAGCACCTGCCCCATAGGAGCGTATGTATGACATTCAAAATGATCCGGGAAGCACAAGCGCTTGCCCGCCTCGGCCGTAATGCTGAATTCACCCAAACCGTTAAGAACGTGTTGGGTGTTGACTCTGTAATCGGCTTGCCTGTGCTGCACGAAGGTGCAAGCCCTGAGCCAAGTGACTTCTCAACTTGGCTAACGACTCTCGTCGATCACGCCGCTGATGCTGGCATCAACATTTCAAAGCGTCAGGACTTTATGGACCTGGCCCACGAAATGTTTGACAACGACCCAAAGATGGGTATGTTTGGTGGTGGCCACAAGATGCGTGAGCGTTGTGCCAATATGCTGTGGGCTCAGTACAAGATGAACCAAGCCCACCAGCAAGTGCAAGATCACGTTGCCAACGTTGTTGCCCCAGGCAACGAAAACGAAGAGTCTGGCTTCAGCCAAGCGCTGACGATGGCCAAGGGTAGCGAAAATGAAGAGCGTGCTCGCACAAAAGCGCCTGTTCTTGCTCGTGCTCTGAAGGTTAACACGAAGACCAAGAAGAACCCATACCCAGCTGGATCTCTCCGTGCAGCGCTGTGGGATGACCTGCATTCAGGCTCTGAGGATGAGGAAGAAGATCCAGAACTGCAAGACGATGTCAACGATGAGATTCCATCCGACATGGACGAGCCAGATTCATCCGATATGTCTCCAGATCAACTCGCCATGCGCATTACCGGTGTAGCACACACTAGCGAGGATGACGAGGGCGACATCGAAGCACGTCTCGATGACCTAGAACAGCGCGTATCTGACATCGAAGGTACAGATAAGGACGTCGGCAACGATGAACTGCTGGACCAGGAGCGCGAAGACAATCCAGAAATGGATCATCCAAAGGCTGATGACGACACCGACGACGCTGGCATCGACCAGATGGGCGATGACGAGTACGCTGACGATGATGGTGAGGAAGATCCGATTGCCGCTGTCCGCAATAAGCCAGAAGGTGAAAAGCCTCGTGCTTTCCAACCAGGTGCACGCTTCCAAGAGGACGAAGAGTTTTCACCGGAAGTAACCAAGACGATTTTCCAACACGCCATCACACAACCTAAGCAGCATATGGCTCAGGCTCTGAAGGATGAGGAAGATGCTGGTGCGACAGCTTGGCTGAAGACACAACTGCCTAAGAATCCCCACCCAAAGGATTCACCAGCACACCGTGCTTGGATGAAGGGTCTGCGCAACACTGCTGCGCAAGCTCTGGGTATTAACCTGAAGCCTCGCGACCCCGTGAAGACCAAGAAGAAGCGCTAATGCACCGCGCGTAGAGAGAACTAGAGCACCCAACAGTGTTCAGTTCTCTCTACTCACTTTCGGTCGTATAATCATAACAGACGTGTATGTAACACGCAAGAGAAAACAATGCAAGAAGCGAAGCCTTTCCTGACGGTTCAAGAGCTGATCGATCACGTTGACACCGTTCTCCTATCGTATCAATCCGTGCTCCAGCATGCGCGCGCCGGCACGATTGACACTCTATACCATAGCACCATCAAGTGCGTCGTTGACGAAATGATGATGATGCCTTCTCGTCGTGTAGACTTGAAGATGGAGGTGGTTGAGGAGCAGCAAAAGGTAACTGAGGGGATGGCTACAATCACTAACATCCTCGCTGCAATGTGTGATCGTACCCTAACTGAAGTTACTGAAGATGTGGCTAAGGTAATAGGCGAATTTCCCCAGCAGGATGTCATTACAGCCACACAGCTTCGCCGAACGAATATGCTCAACTGAGTTGAGCATTAAACCCCTATCAGATAGGATATCGGTCATTCCAGCCGCTATCCTGCTGAGGAGGCCCTTTGGCTAAGAAACAAGCACCGTATTTCACACTGGCTCCTACACAAAAACCGAAAGTTGAGCCACCACCTGCCCAACTCCAGCTGTTCAGCAAGATGCACTTTGCGGCAATCGATCCGAAGATCGAACAGCTCGCTGATGAAGTCGCCCCGCGACTGAACAGAACAACGTCGATGACGTATTACGCAGTGCTCCATCCGGAGACTGTGTTTGAGCGGCTCGACGACATCCAGCCCGACACTGCTCAATACGAAAAGTGGTCGTTGTGTGGCGTTACTGCTCAAGTAACCCCGAAGCGGATCCGCTCGTTCAGGGGCAACCTGAAATGTGTCTGCTGCGGCCGTGAAGGTAATATGTTCCTTGTCGAGCGCCACAAAAACGACATAGGAGGATGCCAGTATCTGAACCTGTATCATGCGAGCCAATCTGGGCTCGCTCTGATGACGGTTGATCACATCCTGCCCGATAGTCTTGGTGGCAAGTACAGTCAAGACAACTTCCAGACGATGTGCCGCAGCTGCAACAGCGCCAAGGGCAACCTGATGTCGATCCCTGAGATTGAGAAGGTTCGCGCAAACATCGCTTTGTACGCAAAATCCTGGGTCGTACATGAATTCCTTGACCTGCTGTTGAGCTTGCAGCTGCATATCAATAAGGCAGAGGAAAACACGAAGGAACAGTCAGACTTGCGCAAAATCTTCGATCAGTACCGCCGCCGCATTAAGTACAACACCAAGCCGGGTGCTGCTAACGCCGCTGTGCTCGAATTGCGTCAAGCTATCGACCGCCACTTCAGCCCGCGGCCCGTGATCGCCGCCCATGTCGTGAAGCCGCATTCGTGGCTTCACGAGATTAAGTTGGCGTATCGTCGCTGGCGCAAGCAATCCAAGAAACTGGTTGCACAGTCGATTCGCCGGATGGGCGTATCACTAGTAAACATGTCGAACGCAATGCTGTCGGATAAGTAACCCTGTTGTTTAATGGGTTTTGATCGATTAGGATCGAAACATCAACAGCAGGAAATTACATGAGCAGCTTCGCCAGAAAATTCAATGGTACTCATGTACTGTCTGCCATTGTGAATGCCACGGTGACCATCATCGTGTGTACGCTTACCGCCATCGGTGCGTTTGCGATCGGTCACATTGCGGGTTGGTGGTGATATGAACTTCAACGGCATTGAGAAAATGATTCTGGGCCTCATCTTCTGGGATGTGGTTGCTGTGCTAGCTGTTGGGGCTCTGTGCTCCGGCATTGTGTACGGCGTGTACAAGGCTGGCCAAGCCATTGGTGCTTGGTAACGGGAGAATACCATGGACGACGAAAAGGTTTGCACGAACTACCTCGGCTACAAGCAGTTTGTAGACGAAAAGGGTCGCTACAAGTGCATCTGCTGCAAACTGCCGTACACCAACGAGGGTGATGGTCTGTTGTGCAAGATGTGTGCCGACAAAGAGGTTGGTGATGACTGACTTTAACGTCGCTATCCGGCGTGCGACGAGCATACACGGAGCAAGCACGATCTGTGTTGCGGTGGGTACTTTCGTGGATTGATTGAGCTTGACTCTTGATTTGGGTCTTGTGATAGTCTGTATACTGGTTTTTACAAGACGAAGCCAAGTCGAGACGACAACCCAACATCGTCGGCCTCGCGAGGCCGACGATGTTGCACCGAAGGTGCAGTGATTGCTGTTCTCGAAACAAGAGGAGCACACCATGTACCCGATTCTGCCAGCCAACCCAAATACCATCACCCCTCAATCCCGAGGGGGGGTGATGTCCGCTGCCGATGTCGTTCGTAAGTACGCGATAATCGATCGTCATGCGGATATCTATAATGCGGTTCAGGTGGACCTCGCACACCTGCGATCTTGGGACACGTATCAACGGACTACTGCTGAGGAGCGTGAGCAGGCAAAGATCGCGCTCTACACAGTCTTCCACGAGAGACTTCCGGGTGGAAAGCCGCAGAGGCTGCATTGAATTGCCCTCTTGACTTTTACCCTAAATCCTCCGATACTGGCTTCATTGTCGATCAACCGAGGATTCCCCACATGAGCACTACCGACCCCGACTTCGAACAGAATGAACTCGCCAACTCGATCGAGGACGGGCTCAATCCGGACAGCCTTGTTGAGATGTACGGTGAGCGCGAAATGCGGTGGTATCAGGTTGCAGCTCGCAACCAAGCCGTCGCCGCTCTCGAATCGGGCAGCAAGCGGGTCCTGATCGTTCTGCCCACGGGCGCAGGTAAGACCCTGACGATCGCCGCTTCCCTGTCGTTCCCCGCGATGCGACACGCACTCGGCGTTACGGGCGATCGTCCGCTCCGCGTGCTGTTCATCGCACACAAGCACCGGTTGCTGTCGCAGGCCGAATCGACGTTCGTCTCCGAGAGCAACGTCGAACTGATCGCTCACAGTGCCTTCAGTGACCTCCCACCCGATCTGATCAAGAACGGCTGGGACGTGACAGTGATCGACGAGGCGCATCATGAAGCTGCCTCAACATTCCAGCTGCATTTGGAGCGACTCGGCAATCGCCCGATCATCGGCCTGTCTGCCACACCCGATCGTGCGGATGGCTGCCTGATCAAGTTCGATGTGATCATCAATCCGATCTCGCGTGAGCAGGCCGTGGCAGAGGGCTTCCTGGCGGAGACGTCGATCCACTCGTTCGTTGACGCCTCAATGAAGGACAAGACGGAGATCCTGACCGACATCTTCATGAACTTTGGCCATCAGATGGGCCAGACGATGGTGTTCCTGAAGACCAAGAAGGAAGTCGCTGCGATCACGCTCGTGCTCCAGTCGCTCGGCTACAAGGCAGTTGCGATCCTCAACCAGACCGAACGCGAACTCAACCGTGTGCTCAACGACTTCTCGGACGGCAAGATCCAGTACGTGGTCAACTGCAACAAGATCAACGAGGGCGTTGACGTCAAGGGCTGCACCGATGTCGTCCTTGGACGCCAATTTGGCTCGTACCCGCAGCTGAACCAAGTGATCGGTCGGGCAGCTCGGCCCGACTCGGACTGCAATGTGTGGGAGCTGATCAACCCGCTGTCTGGCCGTAACCTCGATACGACTGTGATCGTCGGCACGCCGAAGGAACACCGCCTGATGTCGAAGCGTGGCACAAAGTGGAACGAGCGTCAGTTCGACTATGTGACGCACCGCACGAACAAGCAGCTGGGCATTGCGTCTGGCATCCGCATTCGTCATAACTGACGTGCAGCAAACAAAAACGGCCCCCACGGGGGCCGTTTTTGTTATCGGTGTGCCTTACTTCACTGGTGCACCCATGTACTTCAGCAGCTTGTAGCAGTCTACGCGGTCATCTGAAGTTGCTGGCAGGCCCGCACGGCGTGCAACCTCTGCACCAAGCCTGAAGCAGTACCACTTGTTGCGGTCCGCTGTATCAAAACCAACAATGAAGCCCAACAGACCACGCCAGTCGTAGTCCTTGTATAGTTGTGTTTCCAACCACGTGAGAGCTTCTGCCTCGTTAGGAGCGCTAGCCTCTACGATTTGATGATCGGGGAATCCCTCCAGGAAGCTGTTAAGAGAGCGTTTCGTTACGCCGCTGCGCCGTGCGAACGCATCGATGATGTGCTTGCCGTCGGCTGTAACGATGGCACAGTGAGCCCATGGTGCAAGGCCAAAGTGACCTGCCCGCAGTCCTTGTACTAGGCGTGACAGTGTGCTGAGGAATGCTGTGTCGCGGGTGAAAATAATCTTCATGGTTGTCCATTTGGCGTGTTGTTTGACCCAGTTATTTATCCAACGCTGTTAGTTATTTGGGAGATTCAACCATGCAAATATTCAAGATCAGGAACTCAGTAGGACTGTTCTCAACAGGCGGCGCCTCACCGCGATGGGCAAAGTCTGGCACCGTCGCGGTGATCATCTAGCGCAATCGGACTGCGCAGCGGTGTGCGGAATACGAACGCCTCAAGTGAGAATTCGGCTGAGGCCCCATTGACATTCAGCATTGCGTGGCGGGCAGTGCTTGGTTCGTCTGATTTTTGTGGGCACACCCTGCAAAAATCAGTAAATGGCCCTGTTGATCTTTCACCCTAAAACGATGATGATGGTCCCATCGCTGATCAAACCATTCCGAGGAAGCCCATATTATGCTGAAGATCGATCCCAAGCTGCTGACTGTTGAAATCGTCCAACTGAAGGCTGTCACAACCGCTCTTGGCGGCAGCATCAGCGTGGTCGATCCCGAAGCCAGCGCGCCTGGCAAAGAAGCATACAAGCGGATCGCTGTTCCGTTGGCTGTGGCCCGTTCGTTCATCCAGAAAACCAAGAAAATCACGCGCTATCTCAAGCCCGTGTACACCGCCCTCGTTCGATACGACAACAAGCTGGTTGTGGCAATGGAACGCCACCCCCTTGCTGCAATGGGTGCTCTCGAGGAAGTGCTGGAAGATGGTACCGTCCATCGCTGGCGCGCTGCATGTGAGGTCAACCTGCGGTCGACTGTGATTCCGCTGCTGTCGAGCTTGAACCGCACGTGGTACTTCGACGGCCGCTACGCGTACGCACTCGCTACGAACGATCCGTCGGCTGCGATCCGCTCCGGCACGTTTCTGACGCGCAATGGCAGCTTCCGCAAGGTCATCGCCTCGTGCATCGATCTCCAGGAGCTGTCCGACGTCAACAAGTTGACCGTGTGCGACCGCAGCTGCTTGGCCTTCGTGACCAGCAGCGGCCAGTACGCGATCTCCCCTCCGATCTGGAAGAACCTGTCGGACGTTGGTGGCACTGCTCTGCGCAAGGCTGCAGCGGCTGAATCCACTGAAGACGAGGATGACGATGAAGGTACTGCACCCGACGCCGAGCACCCGGATGACCAACACGTGTACAACTTCGACGAGATCGACCGTACGCTGGCCGTCAACCTGAATTTCGCTCTCGCCGCAGGCAATGAAATCGGTAAGCTGTTCGGATTCGAACAGATCGAGCCGCTCCAGCTCGATCGGTTGATGATCGAGCTGCATACGACCAACCTGCCGAACGTGCCAAAGCAAGTGAAGGCGACGTACGACACGGGCCTGCAATTCACCCACGCGATGGCGTGGCTGATCGGAATGTTCCGTCACACGAAGACGCTGGACACGCTGATCATGATGCGAGCCCTGATGAAGTACCTGACGCAGAAGGGCGTGTTCCGTAGCAGCACGTTTGATGCTGCTCACGTGTTCATGGAAGGCAAGTCGCAAGCTGACGTCCCCGTCCACAAGCTGGATGACCTGCTGCATGACGACACGACGAAGGTATCGATCGGCGCCCTGCTGAACCAGGCTCGCCGCGGTGCCAAGGCACGCAAGGGCCAGCCCCTGATTCACCAAATCGGTGGCATGTTGAACGAAGAGTGAGGAGCGAACACATGGACAAGATCCCGAACCAATTCACTGCGGAAGACCGCGAACGCGTTGCGGACGGCTATCCGCCGCTCGATATGAAGGACGCGGTGATGTACACGCTTACATACCTCCCTGGGATGTGAGCTAAACGGCCCAGTAAATACACCGTTGACATCCTTCAGCGTTTCGCTTAGGATATCTTCACTGAACGACGTACGCGTACGAAGTCCAGTGTGTAGTTCGAGTCGGAAGCATCTTCGCCTCCCTCTCCCACCATCAACTCTAAATGTCTGCGGACAGATAGGATACTGAAATGACGCAATTCCACCTCCTGCGTGGTTCTTCGGTCGAAGCCAAGGCCGTCTCCACTGGTTCTGGGAAGGACCGCAAGGTACTCGCCGAGATCGAGATCGACGGCAAGTTCCAACACCGCTTCACGCCGCAGTCGCGCGTGTCGAAGCACCTCGAGATCATGACGCCCAAGGATCTCAGTGCCCGTCTCTCGGGCGGCTCGTTCTTCTTCATCGACGAAGAGGACGGCGAAGGTCCGAAGATGGTTGACTTCCGCGACGGCCAATACCACGGGTTCATCCACACCGATGAGTCTGTCGGCAAGTTCATGGAAGTGCTCGGCTTCACTCACCGCAACACGATCCCGCTCCACCGTCGCAAGCGGAACGCCAGTGAAGACGTCACCGACGTCGTGCTCCGTCGCGAGTGGTCGAACGGCGAAATCGAGGTCCCTGGTTACCAGTCCGGCGGCCAGTTCAACTCGCGCCTGTCGTTCGTCTGGAATCCGTACGTCAAGACGATCAATAGCACGTTCGACCTCGTCCGTCTGATCTGCACCAACGGTGCGGTTGGCCTGACGTCGTTTCTGAACACGAAGATTCCTCTGCAGAACCGCTGGGAGGAGCACCTGGACATCGCGTCGCGCCAGATCCAGAACAAGGTCAGCTCGATCGTGGTCGAACGCGTCCAGCGGATGATCGAGGAACGTGCGTCTGTCGGCGAGTGCCTGCTGCTCGAGCAGCACATTTTCGATCGGTTGTACTCGCCGACTCCGAAGTCGGATAACGAGCGTGAGCGTCTGCTGGCGCTGCTGTCCGCCGTGTCGCCGCAAGCGCACATGAGCCAGGTGTACCGTGAGGAAGTGTTCCTCAACAAGGCACTCGCTGCTCAAGTGCAGGGCCACCTGTCGCACTTCGATCTGTGGAACATCGCGACCGAAGTGCGCACGCACACTGGATCGTCCGCTAACAGCTCGGATAACGCGCTGGACAAGCTGGCCAACAGCCTGATGTTCGACGTGGAAGACAACTACTCGCTGTCGAACGCGCGGATGAGCGCGCCGTCGCTCAGCTCGTTCGCTGACCCCGAAAGGGCTTTTTATGGGACGTTGAACTGAGCACCCACCTGCTGGGCTGAAAGCCGCCTCCGGGCGGCTTTCCCTTTGCCTGATCCGTCTAGCTGATTCGGCAAGCTATAACGGGGATTTCCTACGATGAAAGCTGCTGTGTAGAAAAACGATCTATGATGGCGCCATCATAGATCGTTTACCCTAACGCAACCGTTGATAGCGAAGGGTTGTCACCCTTACAGGTCTGTGACGACCTGAACGAGGACTACGAAGATCACCTGGTCGTCCAGTGCACGCGTTCCGACGGAGATGCCCATTCGCTCCGTTTAGGGTTAACGATAACTATGTTATGATACTCATCTTTTCAACTCCTCTATAAGGAATATCACCATGAAGATCAAACTGATCGCTGCCATTCTGGCGCTCGCCTTCTCGTCCGCTCACGCTGCCTCGACCACTGTCGGCGTTGAGTACGACTACAACCACAGCATGAACAACATGCACACGCACTACTTCGCCGCCGGCGTGACCGAATCGTTCGACAACTTCAGCGTCGACGGGTGGGTGCAATCGCAGCGCTTAACTGACGGTGCCTCACCGGTCGACAACATCAACGGCTGGGAGGTCGGCGTGTCCCACACGTTCGCACTGCCGAAAGACTTCACGCTGTACGGCCGCACCGCGATCGGCACGTTCCACGGCATTGGCCCGTCGGACGGCATCGCCAACTACTCGCTGACGACCGCCGAAGTCGGCCACCGCCTGAATGGCCACACGCTCGGCTACGCCAGCTACAGCTACACGCTCGGTCTGAACGATTTCGCTATCCCGGTGATCCGCCGCTGGCAAGTCGGCGTGGACACTGAGCTGACCAAGAACTTGACGGTTCGCACTGGCTACTCGATGCAGCGCGCGAACAATCAGGTCTACAATGGCCTGGTCGTCGTGACGTCGTACACGTTCTGACCAACGTGTCCCACTCGTTGCCTAACTTCAGCCGCATGTTGACGGCTGAACAGATCCAAGATCGCTTGCAACGGTTTTGGGACAGCAATGAACAGGATTGGAGCGTATTCGACGACGTTCCAATCCTGTTCAGCACGTCTGTGTGATGTATCCGCACAGAATCCGTATGATCAACCTTTCCCTTGAGGTGCTCCCATGATCTTTGGCATGTCCTACTTGGAAATCGCAGCGAACATGATGACAGTCGTCTGCATCCTGCTCGCCGGTCGTAACAATATCCACACGTGGTGGACTGGCATCGTTGCCTGTGTGCTGTTCGGTGTGCTGTTCTACCAGTCACAGCTGTACGCAGACGTCACGCTGCAGGTGTTCTTCATCGCGACGAGCGTGATCGGTTGGTACGCTTGGGCAACGAAGGGACCGGAAGCTGCTGGTCTCCCAGTCAACAAAGCAGACGCGGGTCTGCTGCGGATGGCTGTGATTGGCGGTGCCGCTGTCTGGCTCGGATACAGCTTCCTGCTGCACAAGTTCACGAACGCGTACCTCCCGTTTGTTGACGGCGCGGTGATGGTTCTCAGCATCATCGCACAATTGCTGTTGATGCGCCGGTCCGTTGAGAATTGGCCGACGTGGGTGCTGGTCAACATCATCAGCGTGCCGTTGTACATGTTGAAGGACCTGAAGCTGACTGCGTTCTTGTACTTCGTGTTCCTGATCAACGCAGGGATCTCGTGGAAGCACTGGCTTAATCTGTTCGACGACCAGCGCACCACTCCCACTGAAGCGCAAGCTGCGCTCGGCGTGTGAAATAGGAGATGGCCATGTACAAGACGGGCTTTGTCGTAGGTAAGTTCTCGCCTCTGCACAATGGCCATCTCCATCTGATCAATCAAGCTGCACGGCAGTGCGAACGACTAATCGTCCTCAGCTACTCGTTTCCGGAATTGCCTGGCTGTTCCGCTGAAGTGCGCAGGCAATGGCTGGCGCAAGTGCAACTGCCCTCCAACGTCGACGTCACAGTACTCGATCCAGAGCGGGTGGTTCTCCCCAAGAACGACGCCTCTGATTGGGTTCACCGTGAATTCTGTGCGCACATTCTTCGTGCGCAGCTTGGCACGGAGGTTGATGCTGTGTTCAGCAGTGAGACCTACGGCCCAGGCCTTGCAGAACACCTCACCCGATCGTTCAACAAAGATCGAATGTACAAAACCAAGGTCGACCACGTTATGGTCGACCTTGACCGAACGACGATTCCGGTCAGTGGTACAGCGTGCCGGAATGACCGATTCACGTTGTACACACATACACGCCCTGTCGTCCATTCAACGTTCGTTCACCGCGTTGTTCTACTCGGTGGTGAATCGTCAGGCAAGACAACCCTCGCAGTCGAACTGGCACAAGCGTTGGGTACACCGTGGGTTCCAGAGTACGGTCGCAACTACTGCGACCAGATCGGCGGTGTAGATCGATTGCAACTGCAAGACTTGACGTTGATTGCACGGCGTCAGGTTGCCAACGAATTGATGATGGCTCAGTTGTTGTGCCGCACGTTTGAAGCGTTCCAGAAGCCACTAATCTGTGACACCTCTCCGCTGACAACACAGTTCTATTCGGAACAAATGTTCGGGACGGTATGCAATGAGCTGCGGCAGCTGGCGCGGCGCCAATATGATCTGACGATCGTATGTGAGCCTTCGTTCCCGTTCGTACAAGACGGAACACGTCAAGACGACTCATTCCGCAAGATCGGTCACGAGTGGTATTTGTCGAGCCTCAAGGGCAACGAGTATACTATCGTTAGTGGGTCGGTTGAACAACGCGTCGAACAGGCCCTTGCTGCGATAAGGCTACTCAATGACAAGTGAATTAACTGACGAACAAGTCTCTCTTCGGTGAAGACGCGATCAAGCAGGCCCACTGGCGAGTGGAGTCCGTCAGTCGTGATGCGCAGCAACTCCTACGCGAACGTCTGGAACGGGGCCTGATAGGCATCCAGTTTTCTGCAGACGATTGATCTGAATTTAGGGTTAGTTTATACTGGGGGTTCAAAAGGATCCCCAGCATGAAAGTCCACCAAGTAGAATTAGAGATTGAACGCTCCGGCATTGAGGCCGAGGGCAAGTTCAAGATGAAGGCTACGGCCAAGGCGTTTGATATTCTGTCGAGCGCCCTGTACTCAGACAAGATCCTCGCTGTCATCCGCGAGCTCTCTTGTAACGCGTACGATAGCCACGTTGCTGCTGGGAAGCAGAACGTGCCAATCGAGATTCACCTGCCGACGATGTACGAGCCAAAGTTCTATGTTAAGGACTTTGGTACTGGTCTGTCACACGAGGATGTGATGGAGATGTACACAACGTACTTTGACTCATCAAAGACGGAGAGTGACGAGTACATCGGCCAGCTTGGCCTGGGCAGCAAGTCTCCGTTCAGCTACTCAACAACATTCCTTGTTGCTAGCCGGTTCAACGGCACGCTTCGACAGTACACATGCTTCAAGGATGAGAACAACATGCCGTCAATCGCTCTGCTTGGTGAGGAACCAACGGAGGTGTGCAATGGTCTGCAAGTGACGCTTGCCGTCCGCACATCCGACTGCGAGAAGTTCCTGACGGCGGCGCGGAAGGCGTTGATGTACTTCGACCCAGTGCCTGACGTTAAGGGTGTGACGGGGTTCAGGCCATATTCGATGACGCATACGGTGCGTAGTGAAGATTGGCGAATTCGTGACACAGAGTACTGGGCTGGTATGTCTGGCGCACACGTCGTTCAAGGGTTCGTTACATATCCTGTTGATGCTGAGCAGCTAACAGCTCAGGGAATGTCCGCTGTTGCCAGTGCGATCGCTGCAACAGACATTGACATGTATGTGCCGATCGGTAAGGTTGAAACAGCTGCATCACGTGAAGCTCTATCGTATGACAAGCGGACCGTTACAAACCTTATCGGGGTGTTCGAGAAGGCAGCCGCAGAGATGAGGCAATCATTCCAGAAGGAATTTGACGCCTGTACGACGCAATGGCAAGCCGCTAGCTTGCTCGATCGTCTCGGGAACAGTGGAGGCGACAAATTCAAGGCGCTGTTCAAGAAGTTCCATAAGGAGCAGCCATTCACTTGGAACGGTGAGGAAGTATCGACCGAGATTGTCCTCAAGCTAGACGCAATCAAGGAAACGCAGGTAATTCGGCAAGGTGTCACCCGACGTCGCTCGTCCACCAAGACTGTGATCAACAGCACGTGGCACCCTGCAACATCCTCAGCACTGCACGTATTTAACCTGCAGGCGAACACGTTTGTTGTGTTTGACGACATGCCAAAGAATGCCGTTGAGACGCTCCGCACATGGATCTCCAACCGCCCTCAAGAGGGAGGACGAGCGGCATCAGCTATCGTCCTCCGTCCTGTGACGAAGACACAGTACAACCAAGCTGAAATGGATGCGATCGTTGATGCTCTTGGGGGGCCTCCTGCGATCAAAGTGTCTGCAATGCCTCAGGTCGTACGACACACCAACCGCTCGTCCTCGTCTGAGCACTCGTCTCGAAGCCGCCGCAAGAAGACGGAGAAGTTGGTGTGGAACGGATTCAGAACATCGGAGCGCCCAGGCCAGCGGAAGTTCTCGTATCTAACGTGGGAAACAAAGGAGATTGACCTCAACGCAGGAGGCTTCTACGTTGAGATTGAGCGTCACAGCGTCTTGTCTCAACACGGCGTAGATGGTGTGTATATGCAGGAGATCGTCAAGCTTGGCCGAGCGTTGGGATACATTGATGAAGATGTCGACATCGTTGGTCTGACCCGGAAAGACCTGGAGACCATTGATCCCACCATCTGGACAAATGCGTTCGAGTGGGTCAAAAGCGAGTTTTTGCGCAACAACGCAAACGGTGAACTACTAAGTAGGCAGATTGCTGATAGTGTGTTTTCAGCAATTGGCCACCACGTGCTGACGTTCTTTGTTAAGCCGTGGGACAAAGTCGAACCAAAGCTCGTCGATGGCCCGTTCAAGCGAATGATTCAAGAGTTGGTTGAGCTGGAGGCCACAGCGGGGAAGTTCCGGTCTCATGACGTGGCAACGTTGATGCAGGTGTTCCGCCAGGCGGCGCCACCGACCGTAGCGGAGCGAATCCAGGCGATCCAAAAGAAGTGGGAGACGGTGGTCAAGAAGTACGAGATGTTGCAGTACATCAACATGCGGTACTACCTGAACAACGACTCCTTCAAGACGATTGTTAACTACATTAACCTTGTTGACAGTCAACAAAAATCTGCTGATAGTCAGCAATCACAACAAGAAGGAACAGCATGAACTCTATGATCCGTACTCAATCCGGCTTATCGCTGGTAGTCAACAATCAGCCATTCACGATTGACAGCACACACATCAATTACAACGACATTGTTGATGCTATCCGGGAAGGTCGTTGGAATGATGTTCCCGATCTGGTCTCAATCACCAAGTCGTTGCAAATCCATCTGGCCAAGCCAGAAACCAACGTTCTTGGCCTGCGCGTCGCCAACGACCGTTTGTACTACAACAACGAGGGAGTAGAAGGCGTGATCGCTGACCGAATCCTCGCAATGCGTGCTGACGGTTTCGATCTACGCTCAATGGACCTGTTCCTCGGCAATCTGTACCAAAATCCGTCGAATAAGGCGATCAAGCAGCTATATAGTTGGATGGAGAAGAACGGAATCACGATCTCCGAAGATGGCCATCTGCTAGCGTACAAGCGTGTGTGTGACGATTATACGTCATTCCACGATGGTGTTACGAAAAACAATGTTGGTCTGATTGTTGAACTGCCTCGCAACAAGTGCGATGACCGCAGCGAAGTGACATGTTCTACTGGTCTGCATTTCTGCTCACAAGCGTACCTGCCGCACTACTCTGGTGGTGCTGGCCGCGTCCTGTTGTTGAAGATCAACCCACGCGACGTGGTGTCGATCCCAACGGACTACAACAACGCCAAGGGTCGCGCTTGCAAGTACCTCGTCCTGACAGAACTGCGAAACGATGCGCGGGCGACAATCGAAGTCAAGCCTGTACTGACGCAGCCTGTTATCCTCGAGGAACGCACGGAAGAGGTCGCTGAAGTTGGCGATTCGTTCAAGGCTGGTTACGCCGATGGTTATAAGGACGGTCGCGGCAAGAAGGCGTACGGCACATCTGCAAACGGCAACTTCCTCAACGCTGTCGAGGCTGAGACAAGGAACAAGTACACGGAAGGTTACCAAGCTGGGCGCGTCGACGGCCGCAACAAGGCACCAAAGGCATACTGACCGAACTTGTAAATAGCCCATAAAATGATGCTAATATGAATTGTGAAGTCCGAAGCTCACCAATCCACGGTGTTGGTGTATTTGCGACGCAGCGTTTGAAACGTAATGACTTCCTGATGATGTACACAGGAGAACGAATCAATAGTGAAGAGGCAACGCGACGCCACAACATATCCCCGGATGGGTTTATTGACGGGGCGCCGTTGGAGGTAACTACGGCAGCAGTCTGAACCACCTATGCAGTCCAAACTGCGCAACCGGGTACTAGCTGTGAGGTTGTCACACACCTGGGTGCTGGACACCCTGATAGTACATGTCGACTGCGAGTCGGATAGCGGCTATTCTTAGCTGGTCCTTCTCGTAGATCGACATTTCCTTTTTGCTGTACAGCACGATGTAGCCGGTGACGCGCCCATAGTATGGTGGAATAGGAACACGACATGTGGTGTGAATGATGTTCCGCAGACCGTACTGTCTCGTGAAGATGCTTTCGCCAGAGTTACACGTGAACTGATTGCTGAGCAGAGAGGAAATCTCAGAATTGCTCTCTATGTCAGACGTAAACAACGGCTGCGGCTTTTCGGGGGGGTGTGCAATCTGTTCCTGCACTTTCGCTTCGAGCGCCTTATCATTGAACATCCGAAGCATGTTCGTTCGCGTGTTGTGAACCATATCAAAGTTGACAACACCAACAACGTCAATATCTGGATGCGTCTTCAGAAATTGCTGAACGATCAGTACGCTGTTGGGAGTCAATTCCAAACGATCACCTACTGACATGATAAACGGAGGCGGATTGGATTCCGTCACACTTTGAAAGTACGCTATCTTAGCGCCGTATAAGATGAAGATCGTTGCCAGCATTACGGCAAAAACGACTGAAGTGACCAACTGCGTCAGCGTGATGTTACGAAACTTCATGCGAGGGCCCTGCTGTTGGTTGGACCATAAGTACAATCACGGCTGTTGCTGTCGCCGCAATCGCTGACATGATTCCTGCAATGAACCCAGCGACGTGCCACCATCCACCGTACATAATTATACCAATTGATGATGCACTGACAGCCGCTGTTGCAATCAGCTGTGCACCTATCGAGCAAAACACAAACTTCAATGCACGCGATTGCAGTACGGCGCAGTGGCGGATTGCAGCGATGCCAACGATTAGGTTCATTATCCCTGTGATAATGTGGCCAGCTGTTCGGCCAGAGATGATCCAACCAGTGTCTGATAAGCTGTAAATGAAATTGATTGGTGGCAACTGGCCAATTGCACCCATTGATACAGGCGTAACAGACAGCAAGCTCGATACAAGAATGCCAAGAATGATCACCTGGACCACTAAGATGACAAAGACGGTAGTAGACCAATTGAATGGTGGTGGTGGTCGGTCCATTAAACACTTCCTAAATTCGTTCTGATTATTTAGTAGGGTGGGCACTGTTGACCTATCGAAAAAGGTCATATATTGTTGAGCACAAATGCTCATAAATTACAATGAGGAGCGCAGAGATGCCACTACCAACACAATTCCAAAAAGTACAGCGGTACCCCGTCAACACACAAGGCAAAGACTACGTTGTTGGTGATATCCACGGGATGTATGAGACACTGCTGACGGTGCTGACAGAGCTGAAGTTTGACGGTCGAGTTGATCGTCTGTTTTCCGTTGGCGACTTGGTTGATCGTGGTCCTGATAGCCAGAAGTGCGCTGAACTGATCTACGAAAGCTGGTTCTATGCTGTTCGCGGCAACCACGAACAGATGATGATCGATGCTCTGGTCAAGGATGACCAGAATTCTGCGGCATTATGGGCGTGGAACGGAGGTCAGTGGGGGATCTACGGAACTCCTGATGAGCAAAACGGGCGAAGACTGCTCGCCGCCGACCTTGATCTGCTGCCACTCGTGATCGTTGTTGGTGAAGGAGATCACCGGTTCAACGTTGTTCACGCAGAGATGATCCACCGCGAGTATGGTGAGAATGATGGGTACTACGGCGTTATTCCGCTGACGGATGCGATGATCGACAACTGGGTGTTCAACTCCAGTGAGGAGAACGGTCTGATCTGGGGTCGTCAAATGATCTCTGGCGATCCTGTCTCCAACCGTGCTCACAACATGGTCAATATGTCGCTGACGTTCGTTGGGCATACCCCTGTCCGTGAGCCGATTCGTGTACAGAGGCAGATCTATCTTGACGGCGGCGCTGTGTTTGCGCAACGTAGTCCAAGCCACGAGAACTCAATGATCATTGCCTGCCCGCACGATAACGAACTACACGTGTTCCGAGTTGTTCCGCGCACGCTGGAGACGATCAAGTTTACGGACATCACTGTTGGGACGTAAGTAAATAGGTCGTATGAACCAAATTGCAACACCTGTCATACATCCAATAGCAATAGGAGTGCCTGTGAAGGCACTCCGTCCGTCTTGTGCATGCAAAGGTGCCAAGATGCAACATGTCAACGGCAAAGTAATGAAGGTAATCCACAACAATAGTGGATACTGGTACTACTTGACGTCCGGCGTCACAGTCCGAGGTGACTGGATCCAGTCAGTTGGTGATTAACTGCTGCTGAGCTTGACAGCGATCCGCTGCACAGATCGGCGCGGAATATGTGTGACAACGCTCGTCTTCGCGTCCCATAGCTGGAATGTCTCCAGCTCCCCGTCCATAAAACTGGCGATCTCAGCCGCAACGGTGTTGTACACGGTGGCTGGGATTGGTGAGCTGACCAACGGGAGCTGCTCTCCCACGAGGTATACATGCACAGCAAACGACTTGCTGTCGTTTGATGCATTTAGGTAGCTATCGAAGTTCTGGAAGTAACTCATGTCGTCGTTTTCCTTTTGACGAGGATCACCTTTGCCAGGTAAATCCAAATGAACACGTTGACGACTGGCACAAGCAACAAGATCGCAACGGCAATAACCAACGGATGCAACATCGTCTTGCCGTGATCGCCGTCTACGAAGTCAATGTACGTAAAGTACAGCAAGAACGCGCTCATAATAACGGCTGACAACAGGACGTATCCTGCCGTCATCAATGCCAAACCGTTCCATAGTAGATTCATGACGGCAGGACCAGTTGATCAACGGATACCCAACGACGATCACCTGATTGGTCAAGTGCTTCAATCAGCACTTGCGCACAACCAAACATTCCGTTGTCGATCACTTGCACAATCACATATTGCTTGCCATCGAGGACGACTTGCTCACCGGCAACACCAAGAGCCGGTTTGCCAGCAACAGCGGGTCGCTCAACGGGGCTGGTTACAACAATCTGGTCATACTGAGCCTGCCCGAAGCAGAACACGTACCAGATGTTGCCATCAGTGCCAAGAATGTGATCAATGAAGATCCGCGTCTGCACGTCGTATTCAACAACCTCTTCTGTGTCACTTTGCAGTGCAAACACATACATCGGCCCGTCACCAAATGGCTTCGCTGCCGCTGGCAGCGTTGGGTTTACGTAGAAGCTCATCTCAATCCGCGGACCAATCTCAGACTGGGGGTCGTCGTGGACCCACACCTTTGACGGTAGGTATCCACGGACGCGTGGATCGTCAACGGTGAACAACTGCACCTGCACGTTCCGCTCCGGCTCGTATTTGTCGCTAACGATGTCGAAGTGAGTGGACACCTTCGTCCGCTTGAATAGCGTGACATCGAGGCGGACAATCTGCATCGTGTGCAGAGCGTGCTGTTGTTCAAACGTCGGTAACTGTGTCATTTGCTGTTCCTTAACTGGCAGTGCGTAACATAGCACCGCCCTTTATACGATCCGCCGTACTTATTGCCGCTAGTGCAGCGGTTGTCCTATAGCATCGGTGCAATTCGGTCAACAACGTGTTCGCCACGTATCGTCGTAATACGACATCTTTCGATCGAACTTGCCGGTTGCAATCCGCAGTAACGCGTCAAAGTAGTCCTTGTTGATCATTGCTTGTCCCTGATTACGTTTTTGTCGTCGAGCCACGCATGGCACGCATACCATTTGCCGCCAACCCATACCCGTTTGTGCAGATCGCACTTCGGCGTCGGCCGGCCAGTTGTGTTATGACCATCTTCTAGGTGGTTGAATTCGATCGGCTCACCCTTTCGCTGGCGGGCCCAAAGTGTCACTGGCTTCATTTCACCACCCACGGCGAACGCCTGCTCGCTCCTTCATCTTCGCCACCCGGATCCCAACCCACGTCAGGAACACCCAGCTAATCCCGATTGTGACGCCACCACCGCCACCAAGCAGCATTAGGAAGATAACGATTTCAATACCTGGACTCATGGTACAATGTTCTCCAAAACGTAGTGAATACCGAGTGGAACTGCAACAACCAACAGTCCCCAAATCACCGGATCGAACAAGGGGACCGCATGAACGACGGCGCTACCGACCAACATTGCGGAAAAACGAAAACGCGCGGCTACCAGTTGCTCCGCCGTAGTTCATGTCAACAACAGCCTGGCTGATCACCATCGCAAAAAGCGAATACATCAGCCAGCACATCGCCGGCCCGAACACTGTGTTATCATTCATAGTTGTTCTCCCACACTGTAACATGCCTGCGCCGCAGGTGCAAACGGAGGAAAGTCACTGGGCGGCGGGTAGTCACCAATTGGTTGTGGCGTCATTGCTCTATCTCCTGGTAAATTGTGTCAACAATCGCTGCAACAACTTCCAGCTGAAGCATGATCACCGTTTCCCACGCAGCACTGGTTGTCCTCCGGTCCCGTACAATGTTAAGCAGCTGCTCGATCTCCCGATCAGCCGCATCTAAAGTTTTCTCTGTAATCATGGCATCCAAATCCATTCCAGTAGGCACCCAGCTACACCAGCCAGATTAACCAAGCCAAACCACCCAGCCCAGAACGACACGTTCTTGCTGACCCCCCCCCCCCCGGATACGCCCACGTAACCAATCCGATCATCGCTAGCAACGTAAACGTCAGCATCATTCGTATGATCAATTCGCTCGCCAAGTCAGTCCCCTGGGTGAGCCGGAACCCCGTCGTGCGGAGCCGGAACCGTAACTACTGTATAACCCGCAATATGATATGTCAACGAATAGTATAGGGGAGCGTAATCAGTGACGCCCGTAACACCGTACATTCCGCCGGGGAAGTTGTACGCAATTGGTCGTTGCCGGACTGCAACGTGACAGCCCGGATTACCCACATAATCTGCGGGGAAGCAGTCGTTCTGCACGGGTGTTTACTAGTAGACATTTGAGCAAAAGTGATCACTCAACTCCGCCACATTGTTGCTGATTTTCGCATAATGGGAACCACACCCAAGGGGAGGTAGTTCGTCATTATTGCGTTATATCCGCGTAATCTACCCGTGGTCTCTGTTGATTAGTGCTGTTTTTAGCCATAATCAACATGATCTACCGGCGGATTATGTGCATAATCAACATGATCTGCACCGTGGTCTCTGTTGATTAGTGCTGTTTTTAGCCATAATCAACATGGTCTGCACCGTGGTTACTAGTAAACATTGCTGTTTTAGCAACAATCAACACGGTTAACCCTATTGTCTCTCGACAATCTATAGGGTTATGACCAGTTTACAATCAGTTCTGTGAAAAACAGCATGGCCGATTTTACCGCAGATTCATGCGATTTCGGTGTGTTTTGAACCCGGGGCGAACAGACGTTTTGTCAACGCTTCGTGATCATGAACGTATGGCCGTCGGCAATGAACATCTCACAGACGTTCCTTCCGTCTCGATCATAGAAGTCAACGGTCCAAATGTCATCGAACCGCTTGTTTGTGCTGTAAGATTCACCTTAAATGTCGTGTGTAACAAGCGCTCCCGCGCTGAGAACACTGATTTGGTATTTTTGCATTGTTTGTCCAGTCGTATTAGCGTCCGTTTAAGCAATAATCAACGCATATCTATTGTACATTATTAACCAATTTGACGTCAACGGCTGGTCGGTCACAAGTGACAGTGCGGGTTTACACCCACAATATGGGGCTTTCTACCCACAATATGGGTGTTTCCACCCACAATATGGGTGGTTAGCCCCCTGGGGAAAGCACCCACGATTGCCCCGTTGACCGGCAATAACCGTCGTCTTTGGGCGCTTGCCCCGTTGACCATCGTGTTCTGCCCGCTCATTACGCTCATTCTCACTTATACAGGGCGACCTCTCAAACTGTAACCAAGTCAACATGTACAAAGAGAACCCGACTTTTCCAAATGTCAACAGGGCAACCAAAAAGTTACACGCATCTGACATTATACATCAAGCGGTGTACAATCGTCAACTGAGGGTAAAATCCCATGCCAACCACTGCGTTTTGGGTGATACTCTCGGTTGGGATGGTGCGAGTTGCCGGGGGAGAAAAACAGATAGGTGCTTTCGCCGTCCATCCCCCGTAGCTGCGGTTCGAATCAGTATGTGTATCATAGCAGGTTCGTGCGGTGGTGGTGATCGGTGGAAACCCTCACGCTGCAGTGTAGCTGATGCTGTATCATAGAGGCTCCACAACAAGGAGCTAATGATGAAGATGAAGATGAAGATGAAGATGAAGATCAAACCGGAACACTACGAGCACCTGCGTGCCGCAGCGGCGGCATACGTTGAGCAGGCTGGCCGCGCCCGCATTGCTGCTTATAAACAGCAGCTCAGCAGCGATCAGCGGGTCAAGGATGTCGACATGCGGCTCGGGTGGGATATGCTGCGCGCAACGGTGCCGTATGCATGGGTCTGCGACAACCTGTATCCGTATATCAACGACACTCACATCGACATCGCGCTGCGCGCGATCGTCGCTGAGCTGAAGCTGTAACGGCAACCCCAGGGGGCGCTCGCGAGCGCCCCCGTTGCGATACTGTGACAGACGTCTGCTTTCGCCGTCCATCCCCCGTAGCTGCGGTTCGAATCAGTATGTGTATCATAGCTGTGAACGGTGTTGGGGTCAAGCGGAAACAGTAAAAACACCTCACGGTTTCGCCGGGGTGGTCGGAGTTTCTGCTTGCGCCTTGCTGCAGAAGGAGGCGGCCCTGTAGTGCTGGGACTTCAAAGTGAGGTGCGGTGTTGATCTTAGGCGGTCCGTTCAGTTTCGTCGTATGCCGGAGCTGAGTACTATGACGGGGTGCTTGCGGATCGAATCGCATTCTCTAGCTTTATATATGACGAGTCGCTGTAAGACTGCCTATTTACCTCTGTCTGTGGTTGTTAGATACTACGGTACCGACTAAGGAGAGCTGAGAAATGCAAGTCTTGAAAATTACGACCGCACCTGCGAACTGCCATACCGAGCAGATCGAGATGGCTGAATTCACCGCTCAAGCGTGCCTGTTGGATGCGTACGGGAACGAGGCAGACGCAGAGCGCAACTGGGACAACATCGTCCATCAGGTGTTCCCCAGCTTCGTCACGTTCAGCACGATCGTCAACGACGAACGCATCACGTACATCGACAAGTTCTGATCATGGCTCTGATTCTGCACTCTTTTCCCGGCGATGTCAAGCTGGATGACGCCCTGGCCGCGCTGATGATCAAGAAGGCGGAGGAGTACCACTGCTGCCAGAAGCCGGTGACGCTCGTGCTCGACTACATCCACCAGAAGGAAGACGGCACTCCGCTGTTTCCTGGTGACCGTAAGAAGTGGCACCTGCGGCGACCCGCAGATCGAGCGCGGTGGCGACGTCAACCGACTGATGGTCGAGAGCTGCCGCTCGATGATGGAGGGCTTGTACGAGGGCTGGATCATCGGCTGGCTGCCGAACCGTGATGCAGCAAAAGCAAAAGCGAAGGCAGACAAGCTTGCGGAGCGGCGCCGTCAGCGGGGTCACGCTGCAATGATCACCGGCTGGTCGCTCAATCAATTCGATTGAGCTCGTTGTCTTTTACCCCAATATCAACGATAGTAGGGGGGCATCCGTTCAAGGAGAAACCGTCATGCAAGGATTCCAACGAGTCACTGACTTTAGCAAGCCGCACTACCTGACGACAAAGGACCGCGTTGTTCGCGAGTACGAAGGCAAGCCGACGGCGTTCCGCGTGCTGTTCATCCGCAAGGGGCGGGACGGCAAGGGCGAAGCGCTGCTTGGCAGGACCGTTCCCGGTCAGGCGACGAAGATCATCAAGGTGACGGTGCCGGACGTGATCGATGCGGAAGTCGCCAAGCACGTTGAGGTCTGGCGTCCGACCGGTGAATATGTGCCGCGTGTCGGTGCGACCGAATATGCGGGCGACGTCGAGCCCGCACGCAAGCGGACGAAGCCAGCGGCGGGCGAGAGCAAGATCGCCAAGTGCAAGGCGTTCTACGCCTTGAACAAGACGCTGTCGCGTGATGCGATGCAGACCGCGTTCGTCGAGCAGTTCGGCTGCACCAAGCAGGGCGCCGTGACGTACTTCCTCACCTGCCAGCGGGAGCTTGGCGAGCTGGAGAAAGCCCCCAGTTGAGGATCGCGGTGATCCAGCGGGATAGTTGGACACCAACCACGAGGAGCGTTCACATGAACATCAACAAGAGCTACACCCGCAGCGTGATGATCGGCCTGCTGCCGAAAGACGCGAACGTTGACGATCTCGACGCGGAAGACGGGCTGCATCTGCAAGCGGATGCGCATCAGCGACTGCTGACGGGGCTGAACCACATGGGGTTCGCACCGCTGTCGCCGTTGCACTTCACTGGTGAGATGAAGCCCGAAGTCGAAGCCGGTCGTTACGGCGACATCGTGCTGCATGCAGCGGGCGTGTTCGGCCTGCGGTTCAGCGTCGATCCGGACGACGAGCACACGTACGTGTGGATCTTCTACGACGAGCGTTGACCCTAACTACGTTCGCGTGGATACTGGACTCACCATCAACCAACGAGGAGCCTCATAGTGGCCAAGACCAACCTGTACACCGTCGACGTTTCGAAGTACAAAATCGATATCACCAAAATCGAGAAAATCGAAGATGCAGGTGATGACTTCGTCACGCGCGAAGAGCTGATGGAGCTGCTCGGCGGAGACTCGGAGCGCTTCTATTATGGCTACCCCAAGCGGGCGTGGCGGTATTCGGTGATCTCCAGTGAGGTCGCTGCATGGAAGAGCAAGATCAAGGACGGCAGCAAGTCGATCATCATCACTGATGATGATGATCGACGCGCTGCAACAAAGCTACTATTCGGTGTCGGACTACGTCCCCGGAACTCAACGCCGTGGCAACAGGCTGTTCATCCATGCTGATCCTGCAGTTCGCACCGTCGCGACCAAGAAGGACTACGGCCACCTGATCAACCGAATCCAGATGCAACTTAACAAACCGCTGAAGGGTTCGGCCTGTGTGATCGACATCAAGCACGTTTACGACGATTATGCGGGTGTTTTGCAGCTTCTGCAACGACTGATCAAGTGGGAGGAGATCGAGTGGACGTTCAACCACTACGGAACGACCATCACGACTGCTCCTGAAGAAGTCGACAGGATGAAGCAGATCTGGGACAACCCCACGATGTTCGACAAGCAGCCGACCAACAAAGGCAGCCAATCGTGAGCCTGCCCCTGTTGTCTGTTCACCTTTTCGTTAGATACTGGCTTTGCCAGTTAGGCACCCATCCACAACCTTCACACGAGGACACATCAAATGAACACGAACCAAAACGGCATGGCCGTCGCCCTGAAGTCGATCGAATCGAACGTCAACGTCGGCATGGACGAAGTCGTCTCGGTGTTCGTCTCGAAGTACGAGACCAACCTGTTCGACACGAAGGACCAACTGCAGTCGCAGATCAAGGCGGACAAGCGCGAAGCCGACGACCTCGAGAAGGGCCTGATCGCTTCGGTCAAGCGCAGCGACTACGAAGCGACGGTGCCCCATCTCGGCCTGACGTTCACCGTCGACGGTGTGACGGTCAACTGGAGCGATGACAGCTACCGCACGAGGGGTAAGTCGATCGTCATCGCCATCAAGATGGCCGATCGTGGCGACCGCGACAACCACTCCGCCTACACGAAGTCGATGTTCGTGCCGATCAACCAGATCGATCTCGACGAGAAGGCGCGTCTGACCGCGCTGATCGCCGATCTCGAGGGCAAGCTGCTCGAGGTGATGGGCAACATCAAGCAAGTCGGTCGCAAGGAACGGCAGATTCGCGGCAAGATCGCCGAGATGAAGCTGGGTCAGTGCGGCATGGCTGCCCTGCTGCAGAACGAAGAGCTGCTCAAGCTCGTCGGCTGATCAACGGCGACGGTGTGGGGATAACTCCCCACACCAGCAGTGTTGTCAGTAACCGTGGTCTAAAGGATACTGACTTCACTGTAACGAACTGGAGAGCGAAGTGCTCAACGTCAACGTAGCCCTGCGGCACCTGGACATCAACCCGAACAGCGTGATGCGTGCCGTGCAAGAGGTGCGGCTCCACATCGAAGAGCGTGGGACCGAGCCGTCTGAAGCGATCAGCTTCATGCAGCGGGTGTTCGGCACGGCGCCGTCGTACGCGGAAGTTCACGAGCAGAAGATGTGCTCGCCGTTCGTCTACGCGGTCACGGTCGCGCAAGCGATGACGGAAGCTGCGATCAAGCAGCATGGGCAGATCGATAACGATACACTGCCGCTGCTGCTCGCGAACGCGAAAAAGCGGGCGGAAGGCGTGATCATGAAGCCGGAGAACCGCTGCATGTACGCTGAAGCGGAATCGGTCACGGGTGGAAACACTACGTCGGCCGCTGTTGCCAAGAGCGTCGACACCGTCGTCGAGGTCAAGGCGTCGGGCGAAATCAAGAAGGGCGGAAAGCAGATTCTGGCTGAGGCCCTGTACCGCAAGCACGTTCTCGACACACCGTCGCCGTTGACAAACCAAGAATTCATCAAAGTGCTGATCGCAGAAGCACAAATGACGAAGGGTGGAGCAACGACGTATGCGTTCAATCTGAAGAAGAAGCTGGGCGCTCCGAAGACGGAGTGACTTGTTGAACTTGGTCGGAAGGTGTTGTATCATCTTCCCACCGCAACCAAGGACCAGTATGCTGCCGATTCCGCGAATCCAAGCGATGATCACAATCGTTGAGACGAACCAGATCATGAAGGTGGTGTTCACCAACGTGGGCAACATGATGGACGAGCTGCTGATTGCGATCGAGCTCGCATCGATCGCTCTCGGACGCTGGATCGACCCGACCCCGTTCAATGTGCTGCGTGGTGAAGACATCTTCATCTGGTTCCTGTACGAGGGCACCAACGAGAAGTACATGACGGTCCTGGGGCATAAGCTCAGCGACTGACTAGTTGACCCCAACAGGAGATCGTGGTATGATCTCCTCTCCACAACCACTCCCCAAGGAGGAGCACCATGAAGTACACTATCCAGATCGGCGACACCCGCCTGGTCCAAGACGACAACGGCGACGTGTTTGAGTTCACCGCGACGCGCCAACTGTCGAGGGAAGAAGCCCAGGCGAAGATCGCCGAACGCGAGCAGGAGTTCCGTGACGAGATCGCTAGCCTGCTCAGCGGGCTCAGCGAGGTCGGCGGGCAGAGCATGGTTGTGCTCGACACTGCTGCATCCGCCATGGACGGCAGCAACGGCCACCCGCAATGCGCTGTCTGCGGCACACACCACGAGGGCGCTTTCGCCAGCCTGGACGCCGAGATCGTCACAACGTACCCGGTGACCGAGAGCGTCTGGTTCAACTACCCGAACACCGACGCGCTTGAGGACGACGTCACGCCGAAGCTGTACTTGACGGAGCGCACCACCGGCCGCGCGATCATCGAAGAAGAGCCTGAGCTGCTGGACTGCTCCGCTGAGCACGAGCACGGCGCGCTGATCCGCAAGTTTGTGTTCGAGGACGCCACGCCGGCTGAGAAGCCGGTGATGACGATCACGATCCAACCGGTGCCGTACCCGACCGTCCACTGACCACCGTCTCCTCGTTCAGAAGGGCTCTGCTAGCAACGGTAGGGCCCTTCCGCTTTTTGGTCACGAACGGGTAGTTTCACCCTGTTGATCATTACCCTCGACGGTATTAGGATAGACCCTGTCGATTGATCAACAACGTCACCTACAGGAGATCAGACGTGAACAAGTCGCACCGTGCCAAGCATGCCCCGCAGCGCAAGAACGACGGCGGTGATTCGCGGATGAACCGCCTGGCGAAGGCGGCCCGCAAGGGAACGCTGGCCCGCGTCCGTGAGCGCGAGGCGCAGGAGGGCTGATCACGTCACCCTGTTGATCCTAGCTCGCAATTGGGTTAGGATCAACTCAACACCTGGAGATCTGAATGGGATTACCGCTATAGGGCTTTGATGTGACATGCGCCCGCCCCGAAGTCACCCTCGGCTAGAGTTATCTGTGCTGCGGCAGCGCTCAGCAAGTGTGCTGAGACCGCCCGCGATCAGAGAATACGCATGTTAGAGGATTCCGGCGCCGGCCCGGGCCGGCGCCCCCAGCGCATTCATATCAACAATCCCACCTGGAGGATCCCAGAGCATGAGCAAGAACAGCAAGAACGCCAAGCGCCACATCACTGAGAAGCAGGCGTCGACCCAGCGCCTCGCTGGCAACAAGGGCCCGTCGAAGACGGCGCCAAAGCACGGCAAGAAGAACGCGTGGTGGCAGAAGTACCTGTCGTACGCCAGCTACATCAAGGGCGGCAAGAAGGCGGCCAATCAAGACCAGTAGGCCGCCGCGGCTGAAGCACGAAAAGGACCCATGTGGTTCTTTCGTTGTTTTTGGGGTACAATTGTTACATCTTTCAACGAGGAGCAACCATGCCCACGAACAAGCTGTTTACGAACATTGACCGGAAGGTGTCCCGCGGCCGCCAGGACGTGACGCTGTTGCAGTTCGCAACGGTCGGTGCCCACAAGGTCAGAATCGAGGTCAAGTCGGACTCTTACAAATTCCAATGCTATGCCCACTTATCGGTTCTCGATAAGGAAAAGATGGCATGGAACCCCGTGGTGCATATCCCCCATGGTCAGATGCACACCCCTGAGGGCGTGTGCTATCAACCGGATGCCCGTGAGGTCACTGCCCACAATCAATCTACGCTTGCAGCCAAGTATTTTGGCGCCGACGTCAACGAGCTGATCCGTATCTATAAAGCGTTGATCGACTGAGTGGGTGTTTTCACCTCGTGGTGAAAAAAGCATCATCGCCCAGTTGATTCGACCTGCGGTTTCCCTTATAGTTACTTCACTGGATCGAACAACGCAAGCAAGCGACTACGACCAGCCCTCATCCACCCTCTCCACAGGAGCTGCACCATGTCCAAGAACCTCGCCCCCGCGCAACACGCCGTCGCCCTCGCCATCCTCGCCGCCGTCGGCCGCGAAGTCCTCGCCACCGAGGAAGGCAACACCCACACGCTCAAGATCACCGGCATCTCGCCCGACCAAGTCGGCTCGATGAAGGACAAGAGCAAGGCTCCGTACGCCGTGCTGACCCGCGACGGCGAGGACGGCGGCGAGGCGATCGTCGTCGCCCTGCACCCGAAGAACGCCTCGGCCCTGCTCGAGAAGGGCGAGGACGGTATCTACAAGCTGGTCGCCGCTGAGGGCACGACCGAGGCCGTCTCGACCTCGGCCGCCGCCGAGCCGACGACCACGGAAGCGTCCGCCGAAGGCACGGCCGAGGGCAACGCCGAAGCGACCGTCGAGGCCAAGGACAACGTGCCGACCAAGAAGGAAATGGCGATCGACGCCTACATCACGTTGGCCAACGACGGCAAGACCCGCGCCGAGATCATCAAGCACTTCGTTGACGTGATCGGCCTGTCCAAGGCGGGCGCCGCCACGTACTACCAGAACTGCCACTCGAACAAGGCGGGCTGGACCGAAGCGCTCGAGACCTCCAGCGACGCCGCGGGCACTGAGAACGATGCCGAAGCGGACGCGTCCTGATCGGGCAATGGGGAGCTACGAGCTCCCCCACTCCACCCAGAGGGTGGGTAGTCGTGAGGCTACCCACCCTTTCTCCTTTTCATGTGGGCAGATGGCGGAAAGAGCTTATCTGCAACGACGTTATTACTGAGGATTTCCCATGGACGACCCAGCTGGTCAATGTCTCCTAGACCTCTAGCAGATAAGCGACCATTGAATCAGGAGACTATCGACAGATTACCCTACTGTATAGTCCGTTGACATTAGCTGCTTATTCTGGTTGACCGGTTGATCTCAACCCAGTTTACCCTGATAGTAGACCCCAATGCGAACGGAATTCCAGCCGGCGCAGAAACTTCAACCACAGGGCAGTTTCGCCCAGCTTTCCTTTTACAGGAGCCTTTCATCATGTCGACCACCCAAGCCGTCAACCTGTCCCCCAACGCGATCAAGATCCTCGGCTACGTCAGCAAGGGCCTGAACACCCGCGAAGCGATCGCCAAGCGCATGAAGACCAGCGTGCCCGTCGTCAACGGCAGCCTGACCGTCCTGAAGCGCCAGGAGATGGTCACCGTCGACGAAGAAGGCGTGATCACCGCCGTCGAGGGCGCCGCCGTCGTCGCCGAGTCCGCCCACACGCCGCGCTCGCAGAGCAAGATGGCGCAGGCCCGCAAGCTGTACGCGAAGTACCAGCACAAGGGCCGTCAGGTCGTGCTCGACAAGCTGATCGGCATCGGCCTGACCCCGAAGGGCGCGTCGACGTACTACCAGACGCTGAAGACGCGCGCCGACGCCGAGGCTGCCGCGCCCGCCGCTCCGGTCGCCCGCAGCCGCAAGTCGCAGGCCGCTGCCACCCACGCCTGATCGGGGCGATCTGGGTGCCGCTCTGAGGGCGGCCTCCACTGTTCACTAGTAAACATCTGGTGTAATAGTGGTGGCCGCCCTCTCCGTTTGCACTGTTGACTAATTAGGGTGAAGGCAGTATCCTGCATCACCACTTCGAGGAGTCAACTGATGCCCAAGAAATTGACCGATGCGGACCGCGTCCGTGCTGCGATGAAGGCGGCGGGGTTCAAGACGAAAACCCGCGTCGGCGACGTTGCTCTGAAGCGCAACGTCAATGTGTCCGACCGCTCGTGCAACCCGTACATCCAGCTGACGCTGCCGCTCGCCGCCGACATCAACAAGGCGCCGCTGGAGCAGCAACATAAGCTCCATGACGAGCTGGTCAAGCAGTTCGGTGATCGGTACGCGTTCGGGATGTTCCGCCGTCCGCACCCGCGTCTGTCGACGTACCTGCAGTTCTACGTCACGCGGGAGAAGAAGCAATGATGTACCAGCACCTGCCCGAGCGTGTGACGGAGACGGTTCAGCGCCACCCGCAACGTCCGCAGACTCCGACGCAATGGCCTCTCGGCCTGCCCGTCTCTCCTCCTTCGAACAGCAAGGACAAGCCTCGTTGGTGAGCGCGCTGCCCACTTGAGGTACGAAGGCTGGTGTGCAAATGTCACCCAGCCTTCTTAAAAAAGTCAACGGCGAAAAACAAACAGGCGCTCTCGCCGTCCACCCACAGGATGCCTGTTCGACCGCATACCCATTATCACCGCACACTAGAGAAAAGGCAAGCCCCTCCTTAACGGTTGCCAAGTTACCCGTGCGGAAGGATACTAAGGCATCGCAATTGAGGAGCCCGCAATGGCCCGCACGCCCAAGCCGCAACCGCTCGTGACCAAGGAAACGCTGCAGCAGATGATCCAGCTTGCAGCCAACCGCGCCGAGCAGAAGAAGATCGTTGGCCGCGCGCTCGTCGCGCTGTACCAACGTCAGACGCCGTCGGAACAGTCGTCTGAAACGACGAAGGACAGCAACTCGATCGGGTTCTCCAGTGCCGATGCCGACGTCGGCTCCCGCTGCGCGAAGTACTTCCTGCAGCACCAGACGCTGCTCGACTGGATGTACGGCGTCTGGATGCAAGCCGGTAAGGGCGGCTATCCGCGTATCTGCCGGTACAGCCGCCAGCTGAACGAGATCGCTGAAGAGAAGGCGGCTCGCAAGCGTACGCTGATGCAGCGCCGCCTGGAGGAGCTGAAGGTGACCTATGGTGAGTGCGTCGACAGCGACGATCCGTCGATCCTCCAGCCGATCGTTGACGAAATGCGCTCGCTCGAAGATCGACTGGGTGTTTCGCCCTACATCATCATTGGTGCTGTTGTCTAAACTGAATAGGTCAGATACGCTCAATCCGTCAACTGAAAAATTCGCTCAATAAGAGTGGATCTGCTAAGCAGGGCACCCAGCCAGTAAGAGGAGGGTTGGGGCGGATCGGAAGGTTGGCGTATTCCAACCAACCAGGAGCGAGAATGACCTGTGAAGCAGTCGAAGACACCGTCACCCCGACCGAGAACCTGAAGTCGCCCGTGTTCGCGGCGCTGATGGCCCAGATCATGATGCCGCAGCAATACGACACGATCATGCAACACGCGCTGGTGTCCGTCAACGCGAAGTGCCCCAGCCGCACTGTGACCATCGACAAGTGAGGAGATCATGAGCACCAACTTCGACAACATCGTCCTGATGGGCCAGATCCAACGGATCGCGGAGGCCCACGGTGTCCAAGCAGCCGCTCATGTCGCCGACGACGCTGGCGTCCCGTTCAAGCAGGCGCACGCGATCCTGCTGCCGTACTGCGCCCGTGGGCGCACGTCGGTCCCGGCCGTTAAGGTGCAGCTGCTGCACTAGGCAGTTGCCAAGCCAGCAGCCTTTGTGGGATAGTTCCTACATCGGCTGCTGATTGAAGCGCAGCCGAGATGTTCTTCAATCAGCGGGAGCTTGCATGGCAATCATCAAGGAAGACACTCCGACCACGCTCGGCGTTCAGTTCGTCGTCGAGCTGCAGGTGGCGAACCACATCGACGGCAACTACCTCGACCACGAGATGATGGCCTCTGCGATCCACGGTGCGATCCGGTGGATGCTGGATCGCCGTGGATACGCCGGCTGCAAGACGACGGTCGACTCAGTGCAGTACGAAACCGATTACCCAATTGACAAGGCGGCGGAATGATGAGAGAATTCTTCTACCGCACCGACTGGATCGGTGTTGCGATCGCGTTCGTGATCCTGTCCCTCTTCTTCACCACCGGAGCTGCTCAATGAAGATCAAGAAAGCCCTCACCCCCTTTGCATACGCCGTCCTGTTCGCGCTTGCGCTCGACGGGTTGATCGTGTGGGCGATCATCGAGGGCTGGGTCACCTACACGCAGGCTCACCCGTGAAGGGTTGGCTGGTTGAGCGCCCTGCTCCCAGCCGTTTTTATAACGATGCTCAAGGAGAGCTGAATGAAATGGTTCCTGCGTCTGTGGTTGATCTGGGCGTGCTTGTGTCTGGTCGGCAGCGGTCTGTGCGTCTACGCGGTGGTGCATTTCATCCAGAAGTTCTGGTGATCCGTTGACCCTCACCAGGAGTTAGGGTACACTACGTCCATCGTAGTGAGGAATCAACATGCACCTGACCGCTGAACTGAAGGCTCGTGTCACCGCGAAGATCAAGGACGGCATCGCTCGCGCTGAGAAGCGCTACGGCCGCACGTTTCCGATGCCGACGATCGGGTACGACCTGACCGGCCGCGTCGCTGGATACGCGAACTACATCAAGTGGCACATCCAGCTGAATGCTGACCTGCTGGTTCGCAACGTCGATGATTTCATCGCCCGCACTGTCCCGCATGAGCTTGCGCACTTGATCACCGACCGGGTGTATCCGGAGAACCACCGGAACAAGGGGATCACGATCACCCGCACCGGCCGCGTCAAGCGTGAGAAGCGAGACATCCACGGGACTGACTGGCAGAGCGTCTGCCTGGTGCTCGGGATGACCGATGTCACCCGCTGCCACAGCTACGACACGACTGAGACCAAGCGCGTTACGTCGCGTAGCCGGACGGTCGAATGGCAATGCCCGTGCGGTGCCAAGCTGATGCTGTCGCCGAAGATATCGGCAGAACTTGCAATCAACCCAGACTCGCGCTGGCACAAGTCGTGCCGGTGCCGTCGCCTGTTCCGTGCAGGTACCCAGCCCGCACCGACCTCGAACACGACGGTGCATGTTCGCCCGCAGCCGGCTCCGATTCTCCTGCCGAAGCCGACCCCGACGCCTGTGCTGTGCACCGCTGCAGCGGTGCAACAGGGCGCCAGCAAGATCGATGTCTGCTCTGCGCTGTACAAGGCTGCGCCTGTGGGTACGTCGCGCACCGCGATGATCGCACTGTTCGTCGCCAATGCGAACTGCACCCCCACGGGCGCGGCGACGTACTACCAGACGCTGAAGAAGAAGTTCAGTTGATCCAGAGAGCGGTTGCTCTTTGCACCGTTCTCTGCTGCTGTGAGCACCTGTAAGTTCGCCTCACAGTGCAGCCCGCACACCAGTGGATGGTTGAGTGGGATGGTGTGATCAACTACAATACAAATATTGAGGATGTGAGGCAACGATGTCTGGATACGCTGGGGTTGATGATGATGCCCTACACGCGTTGATTCTCGCTGAAAACGGAATCAACGCGGCCAAATCAATGGTCGACGGACCTTCCCTGTCTGAATGTTTGGACTGTGGAGAATCGATCACTCCGAAACGGATCCAAGCACTTGCAACGATCGGGATGCGGTGCATGTATTGCATTGACTGTCAACCGAAACACGACAAGCCGGGCGGCATCAAGATGCTCGATCGGATCCTGTGAGGCGCTTGCCTTCCGGGGTGCTCTGGTTGCGGATCAACAGGTGGATCGCGCTTCCCTGGAAGACGACACAGACGCCGACGGCTGCGCTGAAGTTCAAGCCCGGATTGCCGCTCGTGACCGTGTGCTGTCCAAGTTGGTGAGATCCACTAGTAAACACCCACCCTCGATTACTCCATACCACTAGTAAACATTGGTGGTCTGGGTATCATACCGTCTTCACAACGCAAGGAGAGTGGGATGAGCAACGTCGAGCTGGAGAACGTCTGATCGTCGACGTTCGCATCCCATGAGACCGCATGCTTCCAGGCATCCGTTTACATCGACAACGCCGGGCATGGCGGTCCGAACCGTTACACACCGTGGGAGATCGAGAAGACGCTGACGGCGATCGCGAAGGCGACGATGCCGGTGCGGAAGTTCTCCGGGTTCGAGCTGGAGCCGAGTGCTGATCGGTGACCTGTTCGATCGCATGTGGTTATTGTCTTCGCTTTTGGGTGAAAGGACAACGGCGTTGCCTCGTTGTCGGACAGCAGTGATTGGGGGTAGGATTCGTGCATCCGACCAAGGAGCCAGCCGTGAGCAAGATCAACTTGATGTCGCCAGCCACCCTCGAGGCCGTCACTCACCTGGCGCGTTACGCTGACCAACTGATCAACGGCCCACAGCCGCTCGAGACACTGAAGGCGACGCTTGCGCAATGCAGGTTTACCAGCACGAAAAAGTTGGTTGGCATCGAAGGTGTTGACCTGATTAGTGGCGCTGCCCAGCTGCGGATCGAGTATACCTATCGCAGTATGGAAGACGGCTGCGAGAGGCGGGCGGTATTCTGGCTGAGCTACGAGTCGGGCAATTATGCCGGCTACGCGGCCTAAGGTCAACCGTTGTCTGAAGAGGTGGTCTAGGAGATACTGGACCACATCAGCAACCAACAGGAGCAAACTGCGATGAGCACTCCCGATACCGTCAGCCAGATCACCCACACCGACGGCGGCACGACGATCGTCGGTCCGGATGCGATGCTGTTCTACAAGGCCGCGCAACTGAAGGGCTTCATCGGCCTGTACATCAAGTGCGGCATGATCCCGACTCGCGGCGTGACGATCAGCAAGATGCTGAAGATGGCGACCGAGATCACCAAGAAGCCGTACAAGAACACCGACGACGGCCGCAGGCAGGCGGAAGCTGACCTGCAAACGTGGGTCAACACGATGAAGGCCGCCCTGCCGATCGAGGACAAGCGGACGAAGTGACCCGTTGATGTGGCTGCTAGTTGGATGTATAGTAGCCACATCAACAACTGAAGGAGCTCTGCAATGAACGCCCAACAACTGCTGCTCGACGCCGCGAAGGACCTCGACAACGGCGCGGCCGTCCGCTCGTACTCGGGGCGCGGGATGTTCGGACGCAACTGCGTCGGGATCACCGGCACGCTGTCGGACTGCCAAGCGGTGGTCGCTGGCGCCCTGACTGCCGCGATGGAAGACCTGTTCACGTCGTCGATCGATACCGACGACAGCGACCGTGAAGCGTACAACAAGCGCGATCAAGTGGCAACGCTGATCGACCAGCTGACCAAGTTCTCGTGGGACAACATGGGTTACGACGTCGTGCTGTACTTCCCGAACCTCAAGTGGGAAGAGGTTGAAGAGGAAGAGATCGACGACGTCGACGGCTGACCAGTTGATCTGTGGTGCGTTTGGCTGTACGCTAGGCGCACCACAACTTGGAGTCTACTATGCCGCACCGTGAATTGCTAACCCGAATGGCTGAACTGTCCGACGAGTCGTTGTACGAGCTGTTCGAGGGTGCTGCAGCAGAACTGGTGATCCGTAGCAACGCTGAAAACTTCGTTGACACGCACCTGGCTGTCGACGAGCCTGGCGACTTCTCGACGTACGGTACCACGGAAGAAACCGTTCGAGCGGTGTTGGTGGACGGCATCGTGGAACTCGTTGCCAGCCGGCAGAAGACGATGGATCATGCAGCAATCATGAAGCGTTACGAGGAGCGCAACAAGAATGGCAACTAGCGTCAAGAACCCGATGCACCGCGTCGGGCAACCGTGGTTCAAGCGTTGCACACACTGCAACGAGCTGTTCACGTCGTTGGGGTTGTCGCGGCACTGGGACCACTGCAAGAGCCGCCCGGTCAATATGACGGTGCCACAGCAGCGTGAGCAGGAACGGCGCCGCCGCGAGATCCTGAAGTCGATGGCGGAGCTGGTGAAGATGCTGCCTTCGCGTGCGAAGGGGCGCCGCGTATGACGTACGAGCTGCCGAACAACGAGGGGCGGCGGTATGAGAACACGAGTCGTGAGGACATGGCGCGCTACCTCGAGATCATGCGACAGTGCGCCCGGTATCGTCACTCGTCTCCGTCTGCAAGTCAACGGGCGAGACACTTCTACCACGAGCACACGTTCCGCCGTGCGTTCGTCACCAGCATCATCGAGTTGAGGCATCGTCTCCGCGGCAAGGTGGCCCTGTTGTCCAACAGCGTGGTCTGAGGGATACTGGCTTCACTGATTCAACAACGCACGGAGAGATTCAAATGCATGTCGACTTCGCAAACGAAGTGATCGCTGAACTGCTGCAAGACGTCAAGGGCACCAAGCTCCTGTCGATCGACATCAGCACCGAACCGACGCTGCTCGGCGGCAAGAAGAACCCGATGAAGGGCCACGTTCGCAAGATCCAAGTGGGCGCGAACGTGATGGTTGCGGGCATGAAGAAGGGCAGCGTGTACGACAACATGGTGCGCCGCCGCCTTGCCGCTGAAGGCAAGGATCCGGACGCGTTCGAACTGCAGGAGCGCAAGTGGGGCAAGCGCGTTGATGGCACGCCGTTCATCGAGAACAAGGGTGAGCTGTACCTCGAAGTGTTCTACGTCAAGCCTGGCAAGGTGCATTACGAGCACAACGGCAAGCAGATCGATCCTGCGTTCATCGAGGGCCTTCCGCCTGCCCGCGAAGAAGCCGAACAAGGTGGCCTCGAAGACAAGGTGATCATCCGCACGGTCAAGCTGGAAAACATCCTGGCGATGAACGTCAACGGCGGCCGCCACGAATTCTGAAGTCAACAGGGAGGCCGAAAGGCCTTCCCTTCCGTATGGGCACTGTTGTGGTTATACGGAAGGGGCTGGATACTACGTCTACCGCATCAGAAAGCCAAGCGTGAAACCGACGAGCCTTTCCCCCAACGTCGACACGGACGCATGGACCAGCGAACAATGGGATGCAAGCATTGACGAGGGTGGTGACTTCACGATCGACGGCACGTGCTGGTCGGTGACGGGGATCGGCACGAAGGACGCTGACACGATCGCTCACCGTGGTACGGGTCTGAGGCTGTCGTACACGCTTCAATGGGGCAAACACCAGCTGATCGACCTGCCCGACAATCCGACGTGGATGGATCTCAACAAAGCGGCCGCTCAAGCAATCAAGCAAAGCGGCGACCGCCACCACATCTTTATCGAAGACTTCAGGCTCGTCAACGAGCACATGATCGACCTGATCACCGGCAGCTGACCTGTTGATGTGGCTACTGATTGGTAGTACAGTAGCCACATCAACTACTGAGGAGTCCACATGCACACCGATCTGCTGAGCCGCTTTCCGAAGGTCGAGGCGCTGATCACCGACATCCAGGCGGCGAACGTCGGCCAGACGACCGACTCGGTGATCAGCGACATCCGTGAGGTGTTCGATCGTGAGGGGCCGTACCAGTACGCCAAGCGATTCGGCCTGCTGGTCAACAACAGCGGCGAAGAGTTCGCGGTCCAGTGGATGAGCTTCTACAACGAGTATTCCGGCTCGCTGACGTACTGACCCGTTGATCGTTGGTGCGTTTGGTCTGATACTAGACGCACCAACTGGAGACCAAGCATGAACCAGACCAGCATCCACTATCGCACCGACCAGCCTCGGCTTAGCGTCTCCTCTCCCGTCAACGCTGAAGGGGACAGCCGTGAGATGGAGATCGGCCAAGCGGAGTCCGCGAGCGAGGCGGCGTTCTGGCACAGCATCGGCTATGCGGTCCACGTCGCACAGTGGAACGGCCGGTACTTCGCCGATCGCCAGACGATCTTCCCTGACCAACCGCTGGAGGGCTGAGGTGGCCTCGACTGCGCAATACACCTGCGGCCGGTGTGGTGGGCTGTTCACCGCTCGGACCGCGGGCGTCGTCAGCTGGATCACCTGGCGCAGGATCCCGTGATGTGACCACTCTTCGTGATCTGTACCGACGGGGACGGCCGCTCGCGATCGCCAAGTGGCTGAGCCGAGCCGAGCTGCGCTGAGCCGAGCCGAGCTGCGCTGAGCTGATCTGCCATGAGCTGAGCTGAGCTGAGCTGAGCTGAGCTGAGCTGATCTGCCATGATCGGACTGGATCGCCAATTTGGCTGGCCGGTCGAGCTTGGCAGGGACGGCCGCCCAGCTGTACATGATCTGCAGCCGGATCCTGTTGCCCTCAGCGTGAGGCTGTGCTATAGTAACCACATCAACTGGAGACCTCAATGACGCGACCGAACTTCTGGACTGGTGCCCACCCGTTGACAACGACGCAGCGCGAGCTGTTCGACAAGCTGGTGCCGGTGAACGGGGCAGCGGAGACGCTGCAAGGTGAGCTGCTGCACGCCGCGAACAAGATCAGCTACGACTGGTACAACAACGGCTGGGGCTGCAACAACTGGTCCGGCGCCGTTGTGTTCCTCCGCGACAGCATCAACCTGCTGCCGAACAGGATCTCTGTTGGAGAGTTGATCCGCTTGAACGGGGCACTGCGGTTTGCTAACAACTACTCACATGGCGAGCAGACGTTCGGCCTGGCTGACCGGGAAGCGGCCAACACCGTGACCGACATCATGGAGATCGTCGTCCAAGCGATCATCAACAATCCGGAGCCGATCGTCAACATCGATGACATGTACAACCACTCGGAGCCGGACTACCAAGGGCATGATGATGAGGACTACGACGAGGACTACGACGAGGACTGACCCGTTGATCCGATGTGGATGCTGATGTATAGTAGCCACATCAACTGGAGACCAACATGCAACTGCGACTGACCCCGTTCTCGTCCAAGCTGTTCTCGTGCAACCGAAAGCGCGGCCTGTTGGTTGCTGAGCTGAGCGACCTTGGGGTCCGCCCCGGCAACTCGCCGCTCAGCCAGCTGTACGACGACGCTGCTGATGTCGGCCTGGCGATCCGCAGCGACGAGACTGGTGTCACGACCGTGTGGCACTGGTCGCACGACGTGATCAACGCGGACGATGAGGTTGAGGTGATGATCTTCCGCCCGACTCACGAGACGGTGCGGAGCAACCCGCAGCTGGATGGTTACGAGCTGCACCTGATCAACGACTGAGGTGATGATGACTACATACCAACGAACCAATTTCGGCAACCGGATCCGTCCGATCGTGCGGCGTGTCCGTGAGCTGCTGCTCGACGTCGTGATCTTTGTCGCCGGCCACTGAACACAATTATGGACCACGACGACTTCCTCAAGCACACGTTCTCGTGGGTCCTCAGCAAGTGCGTCGAGTTGAACTAGCAAGCCAAGCAGTTCTCCGAGTTCGTCAACCGGACGCACACCGTTGTGTATTGGTACCTGCAGGGCCAGCAGACGCTCAACGGCTCGTGCTCCGACATGGTGTGGCACGTTTGCGATCGAGGCGAAGCACGTGTTCAGCTCCCACCTGCCAGCGCGCTAAAGTAAACGGTTGACCCTAACCCGGAGTGCTGGGATAGTACTCCCATCGCAACCGGAGACCAACATGCTGTCGACCACCAACCTGCTGAGCGCAATCCGCACTGCCGACGTCACGCCGAGCCGGCGCCTGTTCATCCTGAACAAGGTGCTCGGCGACCGGATCGAGGAGCTGCACAACCAGACGCAAGCGCGGATCCGCATGCACCGGCAGATCGCCGAGCTGCAAGAGGAAGGATCGATCGCAGTGATGTGGTCCGGCCGTGACTGCGATGGCGTCCAGTACAGCGGCAGCATGCGGATGGTCGCAGCGGATCCTGCTTCGGTGATCCGCCACATCGACGAGACGTACGAGTGGGCGGATGGCCCGTGCAGCTGGACGCTGATGCGCCCAAGCGAGGCGATCAAGGTGCTGTACCAGTCGCGCGACCTGACGCTGGAGGCGTTCGAGGACGGCCACCCGCACGGGCTGTACGCTTGACGGGTCACAGGGAAGGAGCAACAAGATGCAAGCACTGTCTGCATACCTCGGTGCGATCGCGGACGCCGGCTACACGCTGGAGACGCACCCGTTCGACATCGCGATGACTGCGGAATGGAACAACAAGCACCGGTTCAAGGTCACCCGCAACGTCCGCCCGTTCGCAACGAACCAGCACGTGATCAACCAGCTGCACGGCGCGATCGACAGCCTGAACGAAGCGCTGCGGGAGAACGACTATTCGTGGACTGGTCGGACGGACACGCACATCAAGAACGCCCAGCGGAAGATCACCGATGTGATGGTGCAGCTCGCACGGGGATAGCAGATGCCATACAGGATGACAACCAAGGATGTGCCGGAGTACATCAACGGTGTTGCGTCACCGGACCGGCAGCTCGCCGCTCTTGTTGATCAGCAGCTTGGTGGGTGGCCTGTTGCTGCACTGACGCTGTGGCGGTTTGATCTGGCTGTGAACGGTCCAACGACGTACCAGTTCGCCGACGAGCGGGGGACGTCGCTCAATGGCAGCCGGTCGTTCAGTGCAAGCGTCGGGTGGTCGAAGGTGATGACCCGGGACCAGTACTACCTGCTGAGGCTGAGCCCGGCAGCGCGCCAGCAGATTGAGTGCGACGGGATCAAGCGGGCTCTGAACGACGCGTATGGACGCCTCGGGGGGCGTTAACCTAATAGCGAGTCGGTTGATCATTAAATGGGTCACATAGACAGTATACCTTATCACTACGTATGAGGTATAGATGGACAACCAGCAAGCATTCACCCGCTCCCTGAAGGGGATCCGAGGCCAACAATACCGCCGGGCGGTTGACAAGGATGGCCGGTGTACATACATTGTCCCGGACACTCCTGCGGTCCGTTGCGGTGTTGGCCACCTGCTGACGACAGACACTGCCCGCAACACGTTCGGTCCAATCTCGCACATCCTTGAGCACCACTGCCCTGCGAATGATGCGGTGCTCAAGGAGCTGGAGGGTGTTGACACCGAGCTGCTGATCCGTCTGCAGAATGCTCACGACACTGCCCTGAAGCTGACCCGACTGAATGTTAATGGTGAGCACGTCAAGCAGGAGCACGGTGCTGCTGTGTACGAGCAACAGATGGCTGAGATCGCCGAGCTGTTTGGTCTCCAATACGACGAGCCTGTTCGTCGTTAAGTGGCTGTTGCCTTAATGGGGTGAAGGGGTTACGATACTCCAATCCCATCAAGGAGCAACACAGATGTCGATCACCGTATACTACCTCAACGAAGATGGCGACCGGATGCTTGGTTACCGCTCGGCGGAGTTCATCAAGGCAACGATCCCAGTGTCATCGTACAAGGCAGTTGCGTCGGTCAACACCGACGACATCGAAGTCGCGTTCGAGAAGACGAACACGATCGATCGCCACTGGCACAACAACCCGGAGGTGACGGTCCTGTCGCATGCTGTGAGCAACCGTTAGTCGATGAGTGTGATCGTGCGCCAGCTGCCTCCTCCGAACATCCTCGCTCGCCTGAACCAAGCGGCCGAGCGAGGTGACCGCGTCTGCATCGAGGTCGTCCATGACGGCGTCAAGAAGTACCTGACGAGCAATTCGCTGTTCAGCGGCGGCGAAGATGGTCCGTACACGACCGACCCAGTGCTCGCGCTGAACTGGGCGGTCAAAGATCCGGACTTCACTGAGATGTGGTACTGCCTGCACACGCTGTACATCAAGGATGTCGGTGGTGGCAGGAGCTCGCCGTGTTCCGATGTCCCAGGCCAGATTGTGACGTTCAAGATCGTTGCGACCGAATCGCAACGGCTTGCTGACTACGGGGAGTACAAGCAATGAGTGCTGTGCCGCCTCTCGGCTACTACTGTGGCCGGTGAAAAAGCCGAACGGCCCAACCGGGCCGGCAGGGTGGGCGCTGGGCTCATCGATCTGCCTGTGTAGTGGAACCGGGCCGGTCGTCCCTGTGCCGATCCCTCCCGAACCTGGCTCCCGAACCTGGCTCCTGCAACCAAATAACCAGCTATCTCGGTCTGCCTCCAGGCTACCGCGGTAGCCTGTTGAATCTGTAAAGGACCGAACATGAAATGCCGCAAGCCAAATTTGCTGGTCGTGATCCTGGGGATGCTGATCCTCGTGTTCTGTGGCGGAACAGTGGTGATCCTGGGGATGACTACGTTCTTGGAAACGAACCTGAGGATCGTCCCGGGGAACTGGTGGGTCCTACTGTCAACTTTCGCTGTGTTCATTCAAGCCACGCTCGGATTGGGCTACTACTACAACCACCGATGATGAGCCGCAAGCAACTACCAACCAAAGATGCACTCGGGAACGAAGTTGTTCTCGGTGCGACGTACGGGTACACCTCAACGGAAGGTAGCCGGGCGTCTGTTGTGATTGGTCGCACGATCAAGTTCTCTTCTTCCGGCTGGGTGTCCCTGAAGATGATCAGCCGCAAGGTGTTCATTAACGGTGAACAGACGGACGACGGGTGGGCTGATCATCGGGCGAACAAGGTCGCGACCCAACCGTACTTGCTGTTCCCTGTTCCCTGTTCCCTGTTCCCTGTTCCCTGTTCCCTGTTCCCTGTTCCCTGTTCCCTGTTCCCTGTTCCCTGTTCCCTGTTCCCTGTTCCCGACCCGGTGTTGTCCCCCTAACGCGATCGTACGGACAATCAGTATACTGGTCTTAAACGAACTCGACAAGCGACTCGTCGACCCCCTCCTCTTCCAAAGCAACGAGAGATCGGCGACTACGCGTAGTCGCCGATCTCTCACCGAAGGTGTATAGTTGATGGTACTCGACCAAGACCAGCTGCAGGAAGTGGTCAAGCAACTGACGCAGGCAGTCAAGCTGCAGGGTGGCGCCTGGGACCGTGTCAAGCGCTCCGCCCATGCATGGGCGCTGATGAAGTTGCACGGGAAGTACCTGGAGGACAACTCATCCGGGATCCCGTGCATGGTGTCGATCAATCACTCCGACCGGGAAAGAATGGAGAAGTACTACCACGACGCCCTGATGCGTGACATCGAGGCCACCTTCCTGGAGGATGCGCTTGCTAGTCGGGCGCTGTCTGACGCATTGACCAACTAACAAGGAGTACACATGCTGTACCATGCAAAGCATCCGACTGTTGACGCGGTCCGGTATACCGGTCACGAGACGAACATCCGCGGCCTCGACATCGTCAAGTGCACCGAGCGCGGCGACACGCTGCGCGAGATCCCGAAGGGCCTGGAGGCGTTCGGGCCGACGTGCCGAGCTGTGAAGTTCGGAGACCATCTGGTCAAGGTGTGCGTCGGCGAGTGGGTGGTGTTCACCGGTGATGATGTTGGGGTGATGCCGGACGATATGTTCCACCAACAGTACACCCAATGATCCCTCAAGAAGACAAAGTACGACCAGTTGCTGGAACTGGAGTGGGTTGCTGGGTGGGAACGAATCCATGACGACCAATTCGTCGGTTGGATGAAGTCGACAAACTACAACGGGACGAGGGGCCTGCTGTCTGCTCAACTGAAGGATAACAGCTGCTGGCTGATCGCTGTTGTTGAGCCGAACATCTTGGCTGAAATCAGCCTGCCGGCGAGAACCGTCTAACCCTATTGTCGTTCGCAGCTGTAAGGGTTACGATCGACTGATCACACGATAGATGGAGATCAGCGATGTTGACGTTCGAGCAGATGCAGCAGATCGTGGGCGAGATCACGTACAAGCCGGGTTGGACGATCACACTGTCAACGGATGGCCACCGTCCGTACCTGCAGATCGGGGCGACAACGCTGGATAGCGTTACCCAGGAGATAGTTCCGTGGCGAGGTGCGAAAGCATACCTGTCTCCGCATATGTGCCGCCAGGAGGTCGTCAGTGAAGTGTTCCACTTGATCGAGCGGGCAGAGCTGCACGAGATGCGGGAATTCTTCCGCTACCGTGGTGCTTCGATATATAACCCGCACCTCGACCCGGATGTGCTCGTTCCGATCGCCAGAAAGATGGCGTCGTTCAATCTGCGTGACAACGCGATGTCGATGGTTGAAGGAAACTGACGTGATCAACCTGAACGAGACCCCGGAACAAATCATGATGGTGCGAGCTGGTGTGCACGTGCTCGTCGATGGTCGTGAGATGATTGTCGCAACTGCTGGGTTCGACAATGTATATCTGACGAACGTCGACGCTCAGCCCATCCCGAGCGAGTTCTTCCTGCGGGCCGACAACAACTACAGCGACTACTGCGTCCACGTTCGCAGGATGGATGGCGACAAATACGGAGTTGCTGTAATGCGGCGCAGTGAGATGTGTGAGCGTCTGATCAACCACACATACGTGATCGGTTGACATAACAATCCGGTTAGTTGAAGGTGGAGTCTTTCAGGAGGCTCCATGACAATTCAATTAGTCGACTGGCCGGACGGCGCAACAATCGGCACACTGCAACACCAATTTGGGATCTGTCATCCCGATCTAGACATTCTGGTTGAGATTGATGGCAAGTGCCACAAACTGACAGGGATCAAGCAGTGGCGACCACTTGACAACAAGAATGTTGTGCTGTCGTTCACTGTCGAGCCGGAAGGCAAGAAGTTCGAAGAGTGGAAGATGATCAGGTCGTCCTCCGCTGTGCCAACTGTACCGGCAGCTGTTGCGTAATAACAGGGTGACCTATACGATATCAGTACTTTGTGTAACTGGTGACGTAAAATGACTCCTCTGAAGATTGCCCTTGTTGCTGTGCTGACCACTCTCGCAGTGGTGTGCCTTCTCCCTGCGTTCGTATTTGGCGTTGGAATTCTCGCCACAATCGGCGCCCTGATCATTCACCTCGCTCCGTATCTTGCTGTCGGATTTGCGGCAGCATACGTGGTGCAAAAGGTGTGCAAATGAAACAACTACTGATCGTGCTCGGTCAATTCTTTGGTGCAGTTGCAAAGATCGCACTAGCTTGCGTACTCGTCCCAGCGATGGTCGTGCTGGCTGTGATCCTGATCGGGTTGCTACTGTCTGCTCTTGCTGTTGCATGGGCGGTTGGGGCTCGCCTGACGATCAAGCAGAACAACGTGGTGATCGGCCATCTCCGCTGGTTTACGTTTACACCCGTTAGTCGGTTGCGTTAATTAGGGTTTCTCCATAGAATAGATTCATCGGTTGAACGAAACGTTGCACGTAAAACTGCGAGGTTGAGTGAAGCAGATCCTCGTGGTTGGGGTTGCTCTTTGGAAGATAGGTCCTAGCCGATCGGGCCCTTGAAGGTGATCGGTCGCCGACTGACAGATTGTAGTGGCCACTACGTCGTTGGTCTAACCCCAGAGAAGATGTCGTATCTGGGACTGGTGGAGACTCTGAGAGTATGGGAGCGGGTGCATATCCCGCCTTGCTGTCTTGGTAATATGTCAGGGCATACGGTCGATTCCGTAGCGTGAGAGGGCCTGGGACTCCACCCACACATATTACTGACACTGCGAGTAGTTTACGCCTTAGGAGAACACATACTCGGACATCCTCTGATTGCTAAAGCACGTACGCCCTAGCAATGACGCAGAGATTTATCAACGACGGTACGGTCGTCGGGAAACGCCCAGCACGCCACAAAGGTGCGCCAGATCGGTGGTAGGGGTTTTGAAAATAGGTGGCGGTGAGCCGAATCCTCACCGTTGCTTCTAAGTTGTTCGCAGATTGCCTAATGGGCAATGTCCGAACAATTTTCATCAACAGCGTGGAGCAAAGGCCATGAAGCGCATCTATCAACTGAACACCACCCCGGTCCAATACTTCGAAACCAAGGAGGCGGCGAAGGTCGCTCGCGGTGCGAAGGTCCCCGCAAAGGACGACAAGCCGGAGCACTACAAGTTCACCGTGTCGAAGGGCCCGGATCATCCGAAGTTCGGCGAACGTGCGAACGAACGCACGCACTCGTACAACAGCCGCTCCGGCGGTCACGACAACGGCTTCCCGGCCCGTCGCAAGTAAGCGATTTGCTGCTGGTCTCATAATCCAGCAGCAATACGTGTGGTGCTACGTATTGCTGCACTGTTTGCCTGGAAACGTCAAAAAGGTGGGGCGGCCAGAATCACAGCCCCATCCTCGTCTGTATACGCGAGCAGAGTTGGATTTGAGCTTCGGTTATCCTGCGTAACGAGCAGGGCGTTAGATAAACGTGGACCTTTCCGGATAAGGGACATGCTGACTGCTGGTGTAAGTGTAACACATCGATTCACCAACCTGCTCACGTATACGGATTTTCACAGGAGAAAAACAATGTTGAAATGGATGTGTGCAGGCGCTGCAATCGGCGCCTTTATTGGTGGTCTGAGCTGCAGCGCGTTCCTGACGGGCGCACTGATTGGCGCAGGAGTGGTGTTCGGCTTCTACATGCTGTTTGGCATAACCGTGATCGTCGGACTCGTCAAGCTGTTCAGGGACGGCGTGTGATCATCCCGGCTGTTGAACAACCGTTCATGACCACTATCGCGGGTAGCGTCTCTCTGACGCCGCGCGACGAGTGGGAAAAGAAGCTGCTGAAGTCCCAACAGACCGGCGTGCCGCTTCGGATCAAGCTCGGGTTCGACCCAACCGCTCCCGACATTCACTTCGGGCACGTCGTCGTCCTGCAGAAGCTACGGCAACTGCAGGATCTTGGGCATACGGTAATTCTGCTAATCGGTGACTTCACAGCCGCGATTGGCGATCCGTCTGGCCGCAACTCCACCCGACCGGTACTGTCTCACCATCAGATTCAACTGAACGCGGAGACGTACTGCGATCAAGCGTGGAAGGTGCTCGACCAATCGAAGACGGAGGTCCGCTGGAACAGCGAGTGGTGCAACGCGCTTGGTGCACGTGGGCTGGTCGAACTCGCTGCCAAGCACACTGTCGCTCGAATGCTTGAGCGGGACGATTTCGCCAAGCGGCTGCAGGCTCAAACTCCAATTAGCATCCACGAGTTCCTGTACCCCCTGCTACAAGGCTACGATTCCGTCGCACTCAATGCGGACTTGGAGATCGGTGGCACAGATCAGACGTTCAACCTGATGGTTGGTCGTCAGCTGCAAGAAGCCTACGGGCTATCTCCGCAGTGCATTCTGACGATGCCGCTGCTGGTCGGGACGGACGGCACGCACAAGATGTCGAAGTCGAAGAACAACTACATCGGTGTTGCTACGCCACCCGAACAGATGTTCTCGCAGGTGATGGCAATCAGCGACAAGCTGATGTGGGATTGGATTCCGCTGCTCAGCGGTAACGGACAGCTGGTCGCGCAAGCCCTTGTTCGTCGTTCTGATGTCAACTGCCGAGACATCAAGGTCACCTTTGCAAAAGAACTGGTTACGCGGTTCCATTCCGCAGAACTGGCAGATCGTGCGCATGACGACTTTGTCAACCGTTCTAACGGTGGAATTCCGGCAGAAGTGCGCGACTTCTATGCATCAGGCGGCGCTCGTCCTGTCACATCCTTGCTAAAGGAATCTGGCCTGTGCCCCTCGATGTCTGAAGCCGGGCGAAAGATCGAACAGCGTGGGATCCGCATCGACGGTGTGGTCGAGCAAGACAAAAGGCGCGTGATCGAACCAGGCACCTACGTGATGCAAGTAGGTAAGCGAAATTTCGCTCGGATCCATCTGTCATAATCAAAGGCGCTGGGAGACGCCTTTCAGTTACAACAGCATCGTCAACGTATCTCTTTGGGAGCATGGTGTCACCTACCAAGTGTACGCCGGTTGACAAGTCAACCTGTTGTGTCATTGGAGCTCTGGGGATTGGGATGTAACACTTATCGGAAGTTGTCCCCCTGTGGAGAGATAGTGATGATGGGGAATCAGGATAAATCAAATGATCACGAATTCAACGCCAAAAGTATATCTTAGCCGTCGGAATTTGCTAGCCCTACTGTCTAAGCTCGACCGTGAGGCTGCTGGTGAGAGCACACACTGTATGGTGATCAAAAACCAAAACCCTTCGCCGACTTACCAACAGACGATGAAGCAGATTGCCGTCATTGCAGTGGAAGATGATGAGTATTACGGCACCCTTGGCCGTGCTGCCGGTGAAATGCACCCTTCCGACGAACAACACCTACCAAAACCAGCAACTGGAGTTCAGTACGCCGGCCCAATTTTTGGTTGAATCTATTTTTGGGTTTCGGTACAGTAGACTCATCTAACGAACGAGGGAGCCTGTGATGATTGAATATGATAGCGGCACCGCCGCGGAAAGCAACACCGGAATGTGGATCGTTCTTAGTGTAATTGCTGTATCCGTGCTCGCCGCTGTAGCCCTGGGGTGGACCTGATGTCGCGCAAGGGAATGGACAATCAAGTTGTCATCGTTGGTGACAACGAGCTAGCTCACACAGGCGACGGCAACCTTGCTCGCGCCGTTGCTGGAAACTGTGGAACAGCAATCTCAGGTCGCTACGGCACATCGATCGTCGGCGATCACGGCGCGGCAAAGGCAGGATTGTACGGGGTTGCCCAATCAGGAAACTTTGGGCGATCAGAAGCAGGTGCCGGTGGTGAAGTTGTAACCGGCGCTGGTGGAACTGCCGTGTTGCATGACTACGGAACAGTATCGGGTGGCGATGGTGCAACATTCGAGCTGTGGTATCCAATGGGGTTCAACGAAACGGTAATTGTGTTCACCGTGGGCGTTGACGGAATCAAGCCAAACGTCAAATACGAATACGACTACGGCTCTATCAAGGAAATCAAATGATCAAGCTATACGCATCCGTTGCTGCGATTCTCGTGCTGTTGGCTGCTGCCTTCTTGGGTTCGTACTTTTACGGCTACCGTCATGAGGTGACGCAACAGTACAAGAAGTACTCAGACAGTTGCTACAGCACGACGATGACGAGCCAAGTCACCCGCGGCACAAACGGGACGGCGATGTTCGTCTCTACCTGCAGGATGAACTGATGTCGGAAATCATCAAACACGCCCTAGTGTTCGGCCTTGGGTGGTACGTTGGTGCAATGCTAGTCGGGTACGGCGTATTTGCATACCAACGGTTCAATTCAATCCTCTGCATGTCGCCACCCATGCGCCCATCGTGGACTGTCGCACTCCCCCCGTCGTTGTCGTGCTTGTTTCGGCAACAACGCAACTTCTCATGAAATAAAGGATCACCGTGGAACAATACAACAACCCCGTCCCCGTCGCCGTCGGCATCATCGAACTCGTCAACGAAAAGACTGGTGATACCTTTCTGCTCGGTGTTCGCCGCAACATCGAGCCGCAAATTGGCGGGATCGCCTTCCCCGGAGGCTACCTTAATGCGGGTGAAACCGCAGAGGCCGCAATGGCGCGGGAACTCGAAGAGGAAACCGGCCTGCACATCCCTGCGGAACATTGGATCGTTGCTGGCACGGAAGTGACGCCGACCAATCGTCTGCTGATCATGCTGGCGGCCGAATACGCGCTCCCCTTGGAAGCGCTGGAATTGTTCGTCAAGAACGACGAAGTTCAAGAGCTGGTTGCGATCGATGCCAACACCCCGATCTGCTTCCCTCTGCATGCACAGTGGGCCGAGCACTACTTTGCTGGCCAAGACGCTTGCGGCCACTCGTGTGACTGTGGGGCAGACGATGGAAGTCATTAAGCACCCATCACTGTATCAGACGGTCGACCGAATCGTCGGCATGTCGCGCCGAGACTTCAAGGGCATTGAAGGCGTTGGCTTTAAGCTAATGGAAGAAGTGGGGGAGCTATCTGAGGCCGTAAATCACAGCCTCGGCAATCTGCCACACAAGACGCTCAAGGAGCCGGTGATTGGTGAAGTAGCGGACGTGATCCAGAACGCAATCGCCCTCGCAGCCCTCGTCTATCCCAACAAGACGGGAGCGGAGCTGGCAGAGATGCTGGAAGACTACCTCGACTCAAAGACGACCAAGTGGGAATCGATCCTCGTTGAAAACACTCCCGCACCGTCAGCGCAGGACATCAAGAACGCGATGTGCATCGAGGGGCACTTGAATCAATGTCTACGAGACATCATCGAGAGTAGCGGCGAACTTGGCGGGACGGATGCGGTGTTCAACCACATTACTGCTGTTGTTCTTCAAGCGATCGACAAATGCTATGGCATTAAGCAAACGCCGGAACAGCAGCGTGAGAATCTGTCAAACGCGTTTGACCCGACTATTTGATACTCCCAACACCTAATAGCGAGGCCGCTGGGTTTACCCTAAATCTACCGATTTGCTACTAAGCGTGGGAATCGGTAGACTCGCTTCTGTCACATATCCAAGAGGAGATCGCTTGTGAAATTCCGCCTTACCATGCTCGCCGTTGCCGTGATGGCAATACCCCTGATCGGCTGTGGCCCCTCACCGCAACCGCAGGTGATCTACCAGCAGCCGCAGGTCGTGGTCCATGACAACGGCCCCGGTGTCGGCACCGGCCTGTCCAAGACGTCGACGTCGACCAACAACGCCAAGCCGCTGTTCGCGCCTACCACTCGCAAGCGCTGATCGATCGCCGCGGAGTCCGTTGGACGGGGGAACGTCCAACGGAGCTTCTACTTTCGATGTGGCAATGGGTGTTTACCCTCACGGGTACGATATGAGAGTTGATGCACATTCAGCTTTCATAAGAGCAACTGCAAAGAGGAAGGCGTGCGTAATGGAACAAGAAAACAATCTGTCGGACGTGGCAGCCAAGGCTGTCGCACGTCTGCAGCTCCGACTGCGTGAGAACGTCGGCAACTACCTCACGCTCGGCGATTGGCTGTCTGGCCTGTCGCTGTTCGATGTGCACGATCTCAACAAGGTCGCTGCGCAAGTCCAACATCACGTCACTGAAGCTGCTGCTGAGGATCAAGCGGGCCGCGACATGATCGTCCTGACGATGATGCTGCTCGCCGCCGAGGGTGAGGACGTTGAGGATCTGACCAACGACTACGTGAACGAGGCGATGGAATACCTGACCGCCATCCTCCTGCCCCTGGAAGAACTCCGGCGCGCAGGCCTGGTGACGATTTCGTACGAGAACCTCTCGTTCGCTCATCGCGAGGGCGTCAATCTGACGCAACTGGTGTCCGCATGAAATTCATAATTTGCTCAACTTTGGTTTCCATTGCCGTGTTTCTGCTCGGCGGCTGGATCTCCGACTGGAGCGTCACGGAGTCTGCGTTTTGGCCGTGGGCCCTTGTGTCTACCGCCGGCAGCGTGGGTGGCTGCTTCAGCCTGATCAAGGTCAGGTAACCTCCCCAACATGGAACGCCTGTGGCCACGAGCCACAGGCGTTCCCCTTTTATTGGTTGTTTACTGGATAACCGATTTCTCGGAAGGTTGATTATCACAACTTCCGGAGACTAGTGTGTTTACAGTATACGCAGCGAAAGGGTCGCAAGACCCAGTTTACATTGGATACGTTGAAGGTGGCCTGGACAAGGCCAAAGAATGGCTCGAATTCAGCAGCGCTCGAACTACTGCCTCGGAAGTGACACGGTTTGACGTACGGTTCCGCGCTCTGTATAACGGAGACATGTCCTCCGTCAAATACACGAAGATTGCAGAGTGTGAGACCCGGGAAGAGGCACGTACTGTCAGAGACGAGAATCGCGCTACAAATCCCAATTCGTTTGGCGATCCATCTCCGCTGCCTCCCGATACGTATAAGGCAGCAAGCGACAAGTATCCGGAACGGATACGCAAATACAACGAAATCTTTAAGGCACGACGTGCTGCAACAGCGCGCGATGCAATGGGCGTGTTGTTCTCGTCCGCGCAGATCAAGAATCATCCCGCCCCCCGGGAAGAAAAAGTTGCTGATTTGGATCGAATGAAACCCGATCCCTTCATGGTCAAGTACGGCTTTCCGATGCCAACAATCGATTTGACCCAAAATTGACTACGGAGTCGCCTTCCTCTATAGTCGGTCATCGTTTAACAGCTCTGAAAGTACACAAATGGCACGCTCCAACCCGCCGCTGACCAGTGAGCAGCTAGTTGCCCGTCTGACCATGTATCCAATGTTACTGACGTATGAAGACAAGAAGTCAGGTACTGTGTACCTTGCAGGTGCAGACATGCGCGCTGCAGCACGTCGAATCCAGGAGCTGGAAGAAGAGCTGCGAGTGTTGCGCGAGCAGTGCATCCAAACAGTATGGCACACATCCAGCAGCAGCGGAGAGCGAGCATGAGCGTGTTGACAGAATTCCAATCGTTGGTTAGATCTACCAACGCCACTCCCTTTGATGGACTGCGGCGCCACCTCGAGGTGCTGCCACGAATCGGTGAAAAGGTTCGCGTGCGTGACCACCTAGTCGTAGTTGTCGATGTGGTCCACTTCGCCGACCTGGCGGTCACTGTGTTGCGGGTGAAATGATGAAATTGGTCTGGCGGTCACCGAAGTTCTTCAAGCACGGCGGCATCTGGCTGTACGTGATGAAAAAGTGGTACCGGATCATTCCCGTCAAGGAGTTCGAATGCCACAACTGATGATTCCCCACCTGCGCACAGAACTAACGCTGTCGCAGCCGTGGACATTCAAACTACACGCTGAGCACAGGAACAGCGATTTCCGCCAGCTGCTTGGGTTGGAAATACCGTACTCTGCCGCTGCCACGGAAGAACAGTGGCAAGCGTGGCGGAAATCGCGCGATGAGGTATACGACGTCACCCTACCTGCTGGCACAGTACTGTCTGTTGATCGGATCTTTATCCGCAACGGGATGGCCGAATACGACAGTGTGACGTTCCGCATTCGGTCCCACCCCGACCTCAAGAAGTGCAAGTCACGCTTCTGGGTCAAACTAGACGATGCGAACAACATCGTGTATACATGAACTGGATTCAACAATTAGTAGAACCGCTTGGGTGGTTCGGCGCTGCGGTGTTTTCGCTATCAGCGTTGCCTCAAGCATGGGTGTGCTGGAGGCAAAAGCATAGTAACGGCCTCGCATGGCCGTTCCTTCTTTCCTGGCTGGTTGGTTGTTCAACCATGCTACTGTACGTATCGCTGAAGGGACATATGCTACCTCTGCAGTGTAACTACGGTGTCAATCTCGCGTTGTTGCTGGTGATTGTTTGGTATAAACTATTCCCCAGAGACCCTTCCTGAAATTGTTGAATGCGGTAGGATGAGCAAGTACAGTAGTCCATATTGAAAAGGTACTACTATGCCATTCCCTCAACCACTCCCAACTCCGCCCCACCGCAATCCGCCACCGCCGCCGTTCTATCCGTTCGATGACGAGGATGACGACGACCCTGACGAGTTCGACCCACCTGTCCTTCCGGTCCCAACCAAGCACTAAGTCATGAAATCGTTCAACCTATCCTCAAACTCGCTCCACTTCCGATTTGCAACTCTGTACGGGCCAGCATCACACTTTGCCATTGTGCAGGGGTATTACGATCTGTGTTCGTATATTCGTGCGGTGCTGCTGGGAATGTTTGTCGCGCTGATCGGCACGGCAATTGGTGGTCTAGTGATCGGCCTGACGATTGGTGATATCGCTGCGTGGGTATCAGCAATGGCTCACCTGGGTCAGTGGATCGATCCAGAGCCTGGTTCCGTGATTACGATGATCGCCTCCGGCATCGCCAGTGTGATCGTGGCGATGATCTACACTCACCGGCGATATAAGCAATGGAAGGAAACGCGGCCGTGCCAGCCTGTGACCGCACCATCGAAGCCAAGCTTTGCTCAAATCGCCTACGAATCGCTACACAACCGGTTTTGCGGCACCATTTCTGTGGATGACGCCGAGTGAAAGTCTGGAACAACCTACCACCTGAAGTGCGGTTCATCATTGTCGCGATGCTCACCCTGCTGTGCTATCGCTACATCATTGGAGTACATCAAAATGCGTTGTAAGAAGGGCGACCTGGCGTTCGTATTGCGGACAGTCACAGGTAACTACGTAGGCCACATCGTCGATGTGGCCGAATATATTGGCTACATGAACGAAGGTGACGTGTTTGAAGTCAACGGGATCATGTGCAAGGCAATGATCACGGATAACTACTGGTGGATTGATGCCACGTCTCCGCGGGGCTTCGAAACCCCGTACGGTCCAACCTCCCGGGCATACAGTCCAGACACGTGGCTGAAGCCGATCCCTCCCGATCTGCTGTCCAAGGACACAGAGACTGGTGAGGAAATCTACAACACCAAGCCGGAGACGGTTGAAGTGTAAGTTGACAAGCCCATTCTCGTCGAGCTTCCAACGTTACCGGATATTCGTATGAAGCTCGAAGAAACGGGCCTAATCAACCGTAAGATCAAAATCAGCAACACTTCACCAGAACATGCTGGTGAAGTGGGTAAGGTCGTCGCTGGTTGGCAGTGCAAGAAGTAATTGTTGAGGGTCAAAGCTGCTAACAGGATGATTGAGTTACTTTAACTAGGACTCAATCATGTCCAAGCAACAACAGCAATCTCAACGTCGCATCTCTCTGCAGCCGACGCCCACGTCAACCTCCAACGAGGTTCATGAGCGCATCGTCGACATCATTGCATCAGGCAACTACGACTCTCATGCGATTGCCTTGGCTCTTGCCAAAAAGCATCCGGCAATCTTCGTCCAACTGCACGACGCCGGCGTCGTGACGAAGACCGCACCCGCTGACCCAAGGTGGGCTGGCGATGTCGCCAGCCTGCTCCGCAGTGGTGGGCTCATCTCGGCGATCAAGATGGTCCGTGAGAACACCAAGCTTGGCCTGAAAGAAGCGAAGAACATCGTTGATGCTGCTCGCTCCAACAGCAACAGCAATGGCCTCGTGGCGGAGAGCAATCTTCACTACGTGAATGCAATCGTAGCCGCCTGGTGTGACATGTCAGACCTGGCCTTATTTGAGCGAAATTGCGTAGACGTCTGTAACCAGGCGTTTACTTCGTTCAAGCAGGAGATCCAGGGATTCCTTGATGGACCATATCCTAACCATTGGGTATATGGAGACGACATCATCAGTGTGTATACCCGTAAGGCTCATCATGCGATCTCAGGCGCATTGATCCAATCCTTTGACATTGGTACAATTACAGTCTCTGAGCAATTCAGAGGCCGAGGTCTTGGCATGCGGGTAATCAACCATATGCATCAGATCAACCCATTCCGGTGCACGTACGTTGAGAGCATCCTGAACGAAGGGCTGTACGATCGCCTAATCGATGAGGGGTGGCGAGACGTACCCGGCTCCAAACCCAAGTCTGTGTTTAAGATGACGCCGTTGACGAAAAAATTGGGTGAGACTGATAGTTAACTCACTGAAATGTGCAAGCAACTCAGTTGGTGGAGCCGCTCGAAACCGTTCGAGCCCCTCTCGAGCTTGAGAGTGTTAACAGGCGCGTCGAGACGAAGCCTCCGTGCTCGACATCCAAATTTAGACAGGCTAGTATCGTGAGAACTAGCTGCACTTGGTGCTAGTAACCCAGCGCGCGGGCGAATGTAGTGTGTAGAGGGAACGCCAAAAGAAACCTCAAGGCCCCTCATGTCGGTTTATTGCTGTTGATCTTTGTGCCAATTGCGATGATCATGCCGCAATTGCACAAGGAACAAAATGTACACAGTATACTGGACTGAAGAGTCCTACACAGACTCACTAGCACCAGCGTTGGTGCGTGAACCTCAGTCGCGTGAGTTCCCCCCGTCTGAACTGGCCCAAGCGCTGAAGTTCTCTGAGGAATTGCGCACACGTCGTCGTGGAGGTGCCCGTATCTCAATGATCACCATGGCGTCGGAGGACATGAACAACGTCGGTCAGCTTGGCGTTGCATCGATCATTGACGGTAAGACACCGGACGGTCACGACTACGAATGGTCCAAAGCAGGTCGCGCTGGGAAGATGCGGCCGAAAGACTACGTCAAAACGGCCAACGCAGCTGAATAGTTGGGTTAACTGTCGTTTCGGTTGAATCTCTAGTTATAGGAGATTTAACATGGAAGACTATAAGAAACTGTACATCTCGCTGCGATATTTCCTGCTTGGCCGGGAATTCTACATGGCCGCTGACGCGTTGCAATTCGCATCCCAGTACCATGTAGGGACACGCAAGGATGGTGTCACGCCTGAGTTCCAACATCAAATTGAGATTGCGCACTACCTGCGCACGCTACTGCCATCGATGATGTTTCCAGAGGACACGCTGGCCGCCGTCCTCTTGCATGATGTCCCGGAAGACTACGGTGTCCCACACTCGGAGATTGCGAACCGGTTCGGCCCTCGCGTTGGACAAGCAGTGTTCCTGATGGACAAGAACGGCAAGCAGCAAGCAAAGATGATGGAAGACATTGGTCTGCATCCAATCGCATCTCTTGCAAAGGGTGGTGATCGCTGTCACAACATGCAAACGATGGTTGGTGTGTTTACGCTGGAGAAGCGAATCAAGTATATGGAAGAGGCGAGGACTTTGTTTCTTCCGATGTTGAAGACTGCCCGTCGTCTTTTTCCGAAACAAGAAGCTGCGTACGAGAACATCAAACACGTGATGACGTCACAGCTCGAACTACTTGAAGTGATCAATGGTGCCGAACGCTAATGTACCCATGTTTCCTGCGGAACGATTCCGTTATATTGAAGCACTGATCCCCCTGCTGGAACGTACACCCCATTGGGATGAGCTGTATCAGATAGAGTGGTATGTAGACAAGTGCGCTCGTGCGGGCTTTGCTACAACCGCTGATCAAATTCGTCTGTGCGCAAGTCGGTTCATTGCTGGAAAGCGAAAAGTTACGCCGCCCGGCACCGCTCGGCGCAAGCAGGCAGAGAAGCGACGGTTGCAGATGCTGGCTAACGTACCTCCGGAGCTGACGGCAGCAATTGAGGCTGTTATAGCTGAGCAACAGAAGGCGGTCGACCAATTCAAATCGGGCGTGGAGAAGGCTCTTAATTCGTTGGTAGGCGGCGTAATGAAGCGATACAAGAGCGACCCCGCTACTGTTCGTGAACTACTGATTCAGCG